TATTGATTTATGCGTGGTAAATATTCAGTTTATAATAAGGAATATATTATGAATATGATGAAACAGATGACAAATGCAGAAAAAAAACAATTAAAAACCCTCTCATTTAATGAATTGTGGAAAGACATATGGGGCGATGAGCATATATCGAATCAATATAAAATGGAGGAAATAGTGTCATTGGAGCGGTTTGAATCATTAAGAAAAGGGGTCTATTGCAATGAAGATTTTTATACATTGGATAGTATTATAGACGAAAGTAATCAATTTGAGATGTGGGAGGAACAGGAATGGGGATTTCCCAAGGGACGTCGTAATCATAATGAGAAAGATTTTCAGTGCGCTTTGCGAGAATTTCAAGAAGAAACTGGCATCAATATTAAACAATTGAAAAATATTGATAATATAATGCCGTTCGAAGAGTCATTTACAGGTTCAAACTACAAGTCATATAAACATAAATATTATTTGGCATTTTTACCATATGAACATTCTTTGAATATAAAAAATTTTGAGCCAAGTGAAGTAAGTAAAATGGAGTGGAAAACTTATGATGAATGTATGGCTTGTATCCGTTCATACAATTTAGAAAAAAAACGGTTGATAACAAACATTCATAATAGTTTGACAAGTAGTAGATTGTTTTTTATATAATAATGATAACAATTTCGGCGAATAGTAAAGATAATTATATATTTATATTGTAAGTTAGTTGCAATATAAATTATGTCTACACGAAAAAGATGTAAAAAGGGGGAATTATTAAACCGTAAAACTAGAGAATGTGAACCAGCACAGCAAAAAGAAAAAAAAGAATATTGTCCACCAGGTCAACGTCGAAACCCAGTAACTGGGGAATGTGAACCTATAAGTGAAGTTAAAACCAGAAAATTACGAATAATAAAAAAAGATAGTACAATATCTGATTTGGCAAAATTGCATCCTACAAAGGTTTCGGTGAATACACCCAATCCATTATTAGAATCAGTGTTTGCACCATCACATAATGAACCTCTACAAGATCAGGATCAAAATCTTGTGCAATCTCAAGTAAATGCAGCAGAGAATGTAGAGGTACAGACTGAGGGAACCCCTGTTAAAAAAGAAAAGCTTATTTTGAATCCTGATGGATTTATATTCAAACCTACAGATAATATGTCGGATAATGAATTTAACGATTTTATAAATTATTTGATAGCAATGGATGAAAGTGAAATGCGTGATTATTTGAGTAAACGATTTATAAAAGGTCAGGATTTGCGAAATATATGGGGTGTATTTGTCGATAAACTAAGACCAGTTAAATCAAGTGGAAAGATTTTAAAAGACGGTTTAATTGACAGTATTGTAGATAATTTAAAAAAACGAAAAATGCAGGAAAAATCATTGACAGAACCCCTTCCTATATTATCCAAAGAACCCACTGAGATTTCTAAGCAAGAGCAAGAGCAACAGCAAGAGCAAGAGCAACAGCAAGAGCCTGTAGAATCTACTATAAAATCAATAAAGGAGCCAGAAATACCAGCAAAAAAAATAGATGAGGAATCATTGCTTCCTATCCAAAAAGACACTATGGATTTCGAATTTTCTCAAGAATATAAAAATGACGAGCCGGATGAAATAAAAATGATTGATGATAATGAAGAAAATGAGTCAAATGTAAAGGATATAGAAGACTCATATGAGAGTTCAACCGTTTTAAATAAACAAATGGCGAATACAGAATTGGCTGAATATCAATCCGCTTTAATTGCTGACGACATGGATGCCTATAGTTCTCTCTATCCTACATTAAATGATCCCAATTTTAACATTAAAATCGCAAAACGAAAGGAATTCAATGATACACAATATGATGGTAGAATTAAAGATATTAAATCCCAATCTGAATTGTTATGCAATCAAGATTTTGAATTAATGCCTCATCAGTTATTTGTTAAAAATTTCCTATCATTTCAAACACCATATAACAGCCTTTTACTCTATAATGGGTTGGGAACCGGCAAAACATGCAGCGCAATTGGTGTTGCTGAGGAAATGCGTTCCTATCTTAAACAAATAGGCATTGTTCGTAAAATCTTCGTAGTCGCATCTCCAAATGTTCAGGCAAATTTTCGAATGCAACTGTTCGATGAACGAAAATTAAAATCAGTAAATGATCTATGGACACTAGACACATGCGTCGGAAATACACTATTAAAGGAAATTAACCCTACCTATTTAAAAGGCATTAAAAAGGAACGTATTATCCAGGAAATGAATATATTAATTAACGCGAATTATAAATTTATGGGCGTTACTGAATTCGCCAATTTTATTGAGAAAAATACATCAGTTTCTGAATCAACAGGGTTCTCTTTTGAACAACGAAAATCGATTGAAAGTAAAAAACTAAAAAGATTTTTCAATAATCGGTTGGTTATTATTGACGAGGTTCATAACCTGAATATTAGTGAGAGCAATAAAAACAAACGCACTGCCTTATTGTTATTAAATGCCGCCAAACATGCGGATAATATGCGATTATTATTATTATCTGCTACCCCAATGTTTAATAGCTATCGCGAAATTGTTTGGCTAGTTAATCTTATGAATATAAATGACAAACGTTCAAAGATAGAAGAAAAGGAGGTATTTGATAAAGATGGCAATTTTATTGAGGGTGGAAGAGAACTTTTGGAGCGCAAATTGATTGGATATGTTTCTTATGTTCGTGGTGAGAACCCCTATACATTCCCCTATCGTGTTTATCCGGCAGATTTTTCACCAGACAATGTTTTGAAATTGGAAAATTACCCAAAAAAACAAATGAATGGTACAGAAATAGAAGAGCCAATGAAATATATTCCGGTGTATATGACGAAGATTGGCGAATACCAAGAACGTGGATATCGATATATCATTGATTATTTACGTTATCGATCAACCATTGTAGCAAGTAGTGAGGGTTCTGATAAATATTTGCCAAGTTTTGATAATATGGAAGCATTCGGATATAATCTTCTTCAATATCCAATTGAAGCGTTAAATATCGTCTATCCAAGTATTGAGGTTGAAAACAGTCTTGTTAAACCAATGAATGATGTTATGACAAAGATAGAGAGTGAAGAAATAAAGGAGGTTATTTCAAATATTATTGGTAGAAAGGGGTTATCGAATATAATGACCTACAAGACCGCAGTCTCACCAAATCCATTGCGTTTTAATTATGAATACAAGCCGGAAATTTTGGAAAGATATGGACGTATTTTCCATCAGGATCATATACATAAATATAGTAGCAAAATAGCCAAGATTTGCGATTGTATCCGAAGTTCTAGAGGAATTGTTCTCGTATATTCACAATATATTGATGGCGGTTCAGTTCCATTGGCCTTAGCTTTGGAAGAAATGGGATTGACGCGTACTGGTGCTGCTTCATTTACAAAACCATTATTAAAGAAATCTATAGCTGAACCGTTGGATGCATTAACCATGAAACCAAAAAGCGAGGTCTCGCCAGATGAATTTCAACCAGCATCCTATGTTATGATTACTGGTGATAAGCATTATTCGCCTGACAATTCGCAAGACATAAAGCTAGTTGTTGATCGCGATAATGCGTATGGTAAACATGTAAAAGTCGTCATTATTTCAAGAGCCGCTGCTGAGGGGCTCGATTTTAAAAATATACGCCAGGTTCACATATTAGAGCCGTGGTACAATATGAATCGTATGGAACAAATCATTGGTCGTGGTGTCAGAAATTTTAGCCACTGCAATCTACCCTTTGAGGAACGCAATGTAGAAATTTATTTGCATGCTACTGAACCGATTCATAAAAATCCATTGCCTGCAACTACGGAAAATCCAATGGTTGTTCAAGAAACTGAACCTACAATTATTCCAAAAACAGAAGAAGTGGTGGAATCACCATTTACAGAATTGGTAGTAAAAGGGGGCGCTGAAACAGAAACATTGGAAGAAACCGCCGATCTGTATGTTTACCGCTACGCCGAAAAGAAAGCCGTTCAAATTGGTAAAGTAACTAGATTAATGAAAGAAGTATCAGTGGATTGTATATTAAACATTGGGCAAACCAATTTTACGGTAGATAAACTGTTTACAATAGTAGAGAACCAGAATCTAAAAATTAATCTTGGAAGTAATAAAACCATTGAATTTAAAATTGGAGACAAGCCTTTTACTGAAATATGTGATTATATGGATAATTGTGCCTATACATGTTCTCCAACTGCTGAAATTAATCCTGAAACAGATATAGTAAAGGATACCTACAATATTGATTTTATCAAATCAAATTATCAAATGATAGCAAAACGAATCCGCCAATTATTTAAAGAACGCACTGTATATGATAAAGACGAACTTATTTCCCAAATTAATATTATAAAAGAATACCCACGAGAACAGATATTGTTTGCATTGTATAAATTCATTGAAAATAAGGAAGAATATTTATTGGATAGATATAATCGCCGCGGTTATCTAACGAACAAAGAAAATTATTTTGCATTCCAACCGATAGAAATTATGGATGAGAACGCGAGTATATTTGAAAGAAGTGTTCCGATTGATTATAAGCGTAAATCCATCTTTTTGGAATTACCAAAAAAATCAGCTTTGGAAACTGGTGCCGATGTGATTGAAGAACCCTCTACTACTGGCGTAACCGTAATAGAAAATGCCAGTGTATTGAAAAAGGGTGTGAAAGATTCATATGACGAAATAATAAAAGACATAAATTCTGCGATGGTACGATCATTAATAACGGATAAGCCAGAATCCGCTGATAAGATGGATTGGTATAGAAATTTGAGTACAGTGATCAATGTATTAAAACAAAAACATCAAATTACCGACGAACAGATAAATAAATATATTCTTTATCATTACCTGGATTGTTTGACGCCGAATTTGCGTATGGTTCTCGTTAAAACCATATATTCGGACGAATTTGTATCAATACAATCCATTGATATTATGATAAAGCAATATTTTGATGAAAAAATAATAACAGGGTCTTCTGGTAAAGAACGAGGTATTATTCTTTTAAATAATAAAGAGACATACACAGTCTACATTCAATCAAAAGAAAATAGTACTCTTTGGGAAGAGGCGACCAATTCGCAACAAGAGCGTTTTATGGATGATATATATAAAAAGTTTGTAGTTAAACACAATCAATTTAATACATTGATTGGATTTATGTCTCCGTTTAAAGATAGCAACACTATCGTTTTTAAATATAAAGATATTACGTACAATCGTAACAATTATGGAACCAGTTGTGATATACTTGGAAAAGCTGAAGTGATAAAACGCATTAATGGTATCTTAGCAAAACCGATTTATACAGTTGAGAATACAGCTAAGATTTTGAAATTAGGAATGTGTGTTATATTAGAAATTTTGATGCGATTTTTCAATGATTCTAATTATGGCGGTGTTAATAAAGTATGGTTTTTCGATGTTGAAAAGGCATTAGTGAACCGTATTACTGCTTGTAAAATAAATGCACAGGGAAATATTGAATGTAGATAGATAAAGTGTGACACATTTTATTCCATTGGATTTAATGGTATCACTTTGGATTTCCAAAAATGAATAAAATTAATTCGGTTCCCTTCTAATACTAATGCACGATCACCATAATCCATCTCAGCGTATAATTTTATTTTATAGTCTAATTCTATAATTTCAGGAAGATGTAAAATTTTGTACATATCCTTTATAAAATAATAATAATCATAATTCAACCGATTCGTGTCAACATTATAAACATTTTGTAATGCCTTGTAAATAATTTGGTTTTTGGGTTCTGCTGCCAAAATACCCTGAAATATTGTATTTGGAAAAACAGAAGAATTCACCGAAATGTATTGATAAGCCTCGGTATCTTCAGTTAAATCAATATAAACCATGGCATCGCTGTCAACATAGAAACCGCCTTCGACATATAAAAAATAATATCGAAACAAATCCGATTTATGAGCACCATCGGAAAAACTGTGGAAAACCGCCTCTATATTTGGAAATTCGGATAATGGGTTCTCTCTAAAATATTGAAGAATCGCATTATCATCAAAAAATTTGTATTGAAAATTTGGGCATCTTCCCAAAAACATATCAATGACATATTGAGGGAGAGGCTTTTTGGCAGTTTGCAGTATAACCTTAGGTATCATATTTATTATATTATTATTACAAGATAATAATATGTTTTTGTAAACGATTCTTTATTTCATAGATAAATATATATCCCCATTATATACAAATGAATCGAATATACAAAAATATTATTATTTCGACATGTGTAATGCTTGCATTAGATGCATGTTACCTATCATTAACAACAAATAAATTTTTAGATATGATTGCACAAGTTCAGCGCGTCATTCTACAAGTAAGATACATTGGTGTTCTTTTATGTTATATTTTCCTGATTTTAGGATTGAATTATTTTATACTGCGTCAAAATCGAAGCATAGAAGAAGCTTTCTTGTTCGGCATTGTCATTTATGGTGTATATGATACGACGAATTATGCAACATTAAAGCGTTGGTCACCATCTTTAGCTATTTTAGATACGGTTTGGGGAGGAACATTGATGGCATTGACGACTTATTTTACGTATATGTTGGAGCCACTATTTTGAAAAATTGATCCATTTCATTATCGTCGATAAGCTACATATCATAATAAGCTGAAGAATGAATAGGGTTCATAGTTGCCCCCAAACTATATGGAGTTTATTATGTAATGGCGCATCAAGAATTTTTAGTTTTGGAAAAATAGATAAACCAACGGTGAAAACAGATAGAATAAATAGAAAAAGAAAAACGAAGACGAAAAGAAGAAGAAAAACAAAAAATCGTTTTTTGTAAAAATGGATAATTATTATTATGGTTAGACTGAAAGAGAAAGTGAAATCTTTTTTTTTATTTTCAAAACAATATTTCCACCATATTGTTTCGAAAAATCTTTAATCGACAATTGTTTTATATCTGGGTTTCCCACGCATCGATGCTGTATTTCTAATGACTGTTCATCTGGTTCTAAATTATATCGGTTATAGAATTCCTCTGCCTTATTTTCATCGTCAAATACGACATCTCGCTTCACGTCACATTTTCTCCCTCCATATTCTAATATACGTTGATTCCATAAAGGACAGTCAAAGGCATAATAGAGCCAATGATTCCGAAGACAATCCAAAAAGTCATATTCTGTGGTTTTGAATAGGTCTTTGTATTGGGTTTTCAACATGTATTCGCATGCACACCTTAATATTCTATACCCCTTATTAAGTTCGCCATTTGTTTCCGATAATTCAATTGTCCAGTAATTCGTTGGGTCAAACGACTTTATTTTTAAAAATCGGTTTTCTTGTTTTGCATTAGCATCATGTTGTTCTACATTAGAAGAGCATTTTACATTGAAATTATCCTCAATAAACTTACCAATAGAATAAGGTCTTGTAGAAATAGTCATAATGAGTATTCCCAAAACTGAATCATCCTCTGTTTTTTCATAAAGTTCTCGAACATAATCTGTAACACATTGTTTATTCATAGAAAGATAGATTGTTTCATAGATTTGTAATAAAAAGTCAAATACGTATTGCTGATATCCAGAATAATAGAGTTCGTATCCCCAAAATAATGCTTCCTCTACATTTTTATCTAAGATAGACAAAAACAAACTATGCATTACCATCTCTTTTGGGTATAAATATCGTGTAAACACAAGTGGCATAGCCGGATCTGTTTCTGGCTCCATTGATGGTTGGTTTATAATTTATTTTCAGGTATATGTTGTTGATAATAATAAATAAATATCTATTATTATATTCAATTTTTTATTCATTTTCATCAAATTTATGAATGAACCTCTTATAAAAAGATTTGTAAACATTTTGTAATTTATCGAATTTCATATTGAACTTACCATCCATAAACCGCGAATCAATTGCTTCTACAACGACACGATCTTGCAACATTGTATTATACATGGAGTTTCGTGTAAAAGCATCACCGAATGAATTCTGCCAAAAATTTCGGTAAGTTTTTACAAATAGACGACTTTTCTTATCGCCGAGAGGCAATGCAAATGTAATAACAGTGCTAACATATTCCCCAAATATTACACGAGCAACTGTGGTGTGTGGTAAAATAAATTCATTTTCAATTACCAAATCTTTTATTCCAAACACTTTACGTGCAGCAGAATCCTCACCGGCTTCATAATAATAAGTTGTTTTATAATGGTTTTTGCCGACTAATTTCGGTGGGTCCTCCCTGTATGGACCTGGTTTTTGCGCATTACCAAATGTATGAACAAATGCAATATGCATAACATCGAGAGAGTTTTCACTTAAAATGCGAGAATAACAATTGTAATCCATGTTTAATTGAACCATAGAACAATTGGCTGATACTTCAGGCTCAATGTAAAAATTGTCTACGAACACTTCAGCCTCACTCGATTTATTAATTGCTCTTGTGTTCAAATAGACCCATCCATTTTTTTCAACAACTTTGTATTTGGGAATGTCATAAATGGGTGATGGTTGAAACGAAATTCCAGGAACCTTGCTAAGTGCACCATCAGTATTAAATTCGTAACCATGATAGGGGCACACTATATAGTCACTGCATATTTTACCACCTGAAAGAGATGCACCCTTATGTGGACAAACGTCATTTAACCCAATAAATGTATCGTTTTCGCTGCGCCAAACTACGTAATTCGTATTCCAAATTCTGGCTTTCTTTGGAATATTTACGCTAAAATCAATTGACTTACCAATGACATACCATTGCAAATCATACTTGTCTTGTTCGGTTAATTCATGATAATTTAGCTTTGGATAATTAATTAATTTTGTGGATGGCATGTCACTATTCGGTGTTGATAGCATATTTGGCAATCGTAAACTCGAAATCGAGGGAATTGGGAAGTATAAACTATTTACAACTGTAAATAGAAACGTGAATATTATAGGATAATACATCTTGTTATCGATTGTAATTCTTTAGCAATTAAAGAAGATAATCTTTATATATATATATAATTATATCTTTTTACGCAATGAAAGCTGTAACGAAATATAAACGAAAGAAACAGCAAAATAAGAAACGATTAGGCGATTCTACTCGTAAAAATAAATCATTGCGAAATATAGACAACCGTGAAAAATCGCATATAGTAAAGGTATTTTTAGAATGCTTAAATATGGTGAAATTATATCATTGGAAAACACACTCTTATGCTCAACATAAAGCAACCGATGAATTATATTCTAAGTTGAATGAACACATTGACCAATTTGTCGAAGTTCTCTTAGGAAAGGATGAATCACGCATTCGAATGATGGAAAAACGTATTGATTTACCTGACCCAACCAATATAAAGGATTTAAAAACGCGTATTTATGAATTTCGCGAGTTTTTAACAGATTTTAACATTGTATTCGATAGCAAAAAAGATTCTGATTTATTAAATATACGTGACGAAATTCTAGGTGATATAAACCAATTTTTATATTTATTGACCTTCGACAAATAGTTATAATAATATTTTTTATTTGTAAATATTATTATTATGAAATCTTATTTTCTTTATTTGTTTATTTCAAGTTTTTTATTATTCATAAATAGAATTGCAACCTTTTCACTAGAAAAAGCAAACATATCCGCAGCATTAAGTGCATCTGCATATTGTGGAAAAGATAATTATAATACGTTAGTATGGAAAGAACCGGCGAATGGATTCATATTAACAGATATTATTTATGATATAGTTAACGATTTACATGGATACGTTGGCATTTTACCATCAACTCAAACTATCTATATTGTATTTCGTGGTTCGGATTCCATTCGAAATTGGATAGCTGATTTTGAATTTGTAAAAATGAAGTATCTGACATTTCCTGAATGTGATTGTAGTGTTCATAATGGGTTTTATAGTAGCGCAAAAAATGTTATCGATGATGTCGCAAAAGTAATTCAAATGTTAAAAACTAAATATAATTATGAAATAATAGTAACTGGTCATTCGTATGGCGCCGCGGTTGCACAGCTCATTGCGATGGAGTTATCTGCGATAAAAATAGAAGTGGCGGTATATACTTTTGGTCAACCACGAATTGGAGACATGCAATTTGCGAATTTTGTGAATATGAAAATAAAAAATGTATGGCGAATTGTTAATAATCGAGATATTGTGCCACATATTCCGATTACAACAGGGCTTGAATATTATCATTCTTGCAGAGAAGTATTTGTTAACGAATCTGGTGATATAAATATATGCAGCGAATCTATATGCGAAGATGGTTCATGTTGTCGCCAATACAAAATACAAAGTACGAATATTATAGATCATATGATATACTTGGGTCACAATATGACATGTGAATATTAGCTATGGTTACATAATCGCCAAAGCATACCATGTAATGTTGGAATTGATCTCAATTCGTAAGGATATTTACCATAGATTGCAAAAACTGCCTGAGATGTAATAGATGCTCTACGCCTTCGTAATTCGTAACGCTCCTTTATTACATTTTTCCAACGTCTCTGTATAATTCGTAACCAAAATGTTTTTTTTACAACTGTATATGTATTGTTTTTATAAATATGTAACTGCATTATCTCAATTATTGGTTGATTCATTACAATAATACTATTTAATGTTAAATATTGTAATGAATTTTGATATGTCGATTTTAAAAACAATGTGGGTGTAATCGCTGATGTTAATAAGAAATAGTCGTAGTCGTACATGTTTCTACAAAGACCAATATAATAGGTTTTATCTAGTTTTTCACTTTCGTTGAAAACGTGGTCATATTCAAACATATCTTCGAGAAAATCGCTTTCATCGCTTGATAATGAATCGGTATCTGCATAACTTGTTACTTCTGATAATAAGGACTCGGTTTCGTCGTCATTGTAATCATTTTCTGACATTTGTTGGATTGATTATAAAATTATATTATATAATAAATCAATTTTCATGGTTAGCAAATATATCATCCGGATAAAGTCTACAATCGAGCATATTAAATAAACCACCGATGTTTTTGTTATCCATAAAAATATTTTGGGGCGAATTTATATTAAAAATATAATTAATATATGTTAAGTGATTTATTTTATCGTTAATTGTTTCAGCTCCAATAGAATGATGAACCAGAGATTTATATTTATTGAATATCATATTTCCAAAAACTATATATTCATTTGGAATATATGTATAGTTTAATTTATTTTTTAAATTATTAATAATTGTTTGGTCACCACGATTCATATCCTCTTTTTTTGTATTAGTCATTGTTAGTATTACTTCATTAAAAAATTCAATAATAGAATCTATATTTTTATTATTTTTAATTATATAAACCCCTGTATTCGCGTCATTAAAAATATATTCTTGCATAAAGTATACATCCTTATCAGTACTTTCAATATAGGTTTCTAGATTATTCCATTCATTTAGATTATTTTTAATAAACTGTATATCACAATCACACATAAAAAAATATCTATAATCACTATTTTTAAATTCAGATAATGCATTTACAAGATGGTTTACTTTATTGAAAACACAATAATACCACAATTCTGATAAAAATCCATCTTTTTTTATTAAGTTTTCATCTGGATTATCCAATTTATGGTATAAATTTATAGGAATAGATAATTCTTGCAGCGAATTTAAAAATATTTCAGTAACTTTGGAATAATTCGGTGTTGAATAACAAATAACCAACGATTTTTCTAACATTCTATATAAATAAATATCCGCGTTTGTTTATGTATTTTAAATCACAATAAATGTTTATGGTTCAAATAAATAATGTGGTTTCATTCGTCAGTTGGTGTTTCAAAACTAGTAAAAAATGTTGTTTGTTATAGATAGTTATAATGATACAGATGAGAAAGTAAATGTATGGAAGTAGCAATAAACACATTATACGTAAAGACTCTGTGAAGTAGTTATATATTTCAATATCGTTTTTTCTATTTGATTTAACTTATATAATAAGTCAATAAAGCCATATTCTTCAGAAACGCGAGATAGCTCTTTTGAAATAGTGACAATTTTTAACATAGCTTTATTAAAATCACCAACTGATATCTCCTTGTCTGCCAGATTTGTCTGTATAAAATATTTACATTCGTCCTCTGTATCACAAAGCGACCATTTTATCGATTCATCGATAATATCAAAACATAGAGCTTCGTCGTAATTTATGCCACTGCGAATGTCTTGTTCACATTCGATAGTATTATATAGTTGAAATATATCAGCCATTATAATAATCCTATTTTTTAACATAATATCTTCAGTAAGAGGAACACTTACTCGTCTATCATCTGACACTTTAATATCCGTAAAACACGAAAATAGGCCGATCAATTGTTTTACTGTAAAATCTTCAAAATAATTCCATTCATCAACCATTAGTTTTGCGAATATCAACGGATTCACTTCAGCAATATTGGAAGCGATTCGCCCCTTGCTAGTTAATTGATATCCAGAATTATCCAAATTAACGACTTTCTCAATAAAACCTTCCTGTAACAACACATCGCATGTTTTATTGGTTTGCGATAGAATAAATTCTTCCATATATTTGATGGAAAGTTCTCTACTTTTTACTTCTTCTTGGTAATTTTTATAATCTTTTACCATTTTAACATCTTGTTTGTATTTTGGATATTCATTCTCAATTTCTCTCATTCCTTTTTCTATATCTCTTCGCTTCTTGTTTACAGCGGTTTCCAATGCAGTTTCGAATCGAATCCATTCCTCACATTTTTCATATGGCATAGTAAGATAGCTTAGACTTTTCTCAAGTATTTCTCCTCTTTGTTTTTTATACGTATCGATTTCTACCTTTTCAGCATTTATTGATTTCTGAACCTCGTTTTGGATCATCGATTTTTCAGAATACTTATGAAACTCATTGAATCCACCATTTTTAAGTAGATTCAAAATCAAAGAATAAGAAATATGATATTTTGACACAAGCTGTTGTGGTTTTCCTGACAACAAATTCTTATATTCATTCATGGTAGGCAGTGTAAAGAGGTTATTACAATGAACTACATGACCAACTGTATCAATACCGCGACGTCCAGCGCGACCAGCCATTTGTGTATATTCATGAGACATAAGGAGACGCTGATTTTGACCATCAAACTTTGTTAAACTGGTAAAAATTGCCGTACGAATCGGACAATCCAAACCAATGGCAAACGATTCAGTTGCAAAAAGTAGTTTGATATATTTTTTAGATATCATTAATTCTACAATTTCGCGCAATATTGGCATCATACCTGAATGGTGAATTCCGATTCCTTTTTCCAATAGAGACACCAATTGTACATATTCCGGTAACTGTAAATATTCCTGATAATTCGGCAGTTTTCTAATAATTTGCTCACATTCACGTGAAACGATATAGGGGACTTTACTGTCATCTTCTAGTAGATTTGTAGTAATTTCTTTTGCACAGGCTTCTACATTCTTTCTTGAAAAGATAAATGCAATGGCTGGCAACATTTCACGCTCTTTCAGAAATAGTGCAAGAGAATTCAATACATGCTTCCGTTTCAACATTACTTGTTTCTTATCGAATATTTTCATAAGATTTGATAGTTGATGAACCCCCTTTTCGGAAAAGAGACCATTTTCATTTTGCAATGGGATAAGACAATTGGTTCCACTGCGTATTTGTTTTTCCAATTCCTTGTCTTTCATACCCTTAAATATGGACTCACTTGTGGTAAGATACCCATAATGTGAGAGTGGTACGACACGCTTATTTGTGGATGCCAAATATACCTGTTTTTTGTCAGTCATACTCTCCAATTCCATTTCTGAAAATCTACCAGTTTCACACCATTTCGCAAACCCTTGTGGATTATCAATTGTCGCAGATAATAAAATCATTTGTATATGGGGCGGCAACATCATAATACAATTTTCCCAAACCTGACCACGATGACTGTCGTTTATATAGTGACATTCATCAAAGATAACACATGCAACCTCTGAATGAATATCTACATTGAAATCAAGATTGTCACTTTTTTTTTCTAATTTTGAATCATTTTTAAGGTCTATCCGCGGTTTTGTAGCCAAATGGCTACAAAATGGTGAATTGCCTGTATCCTTTTCGCCGATAAATGTATTTATCTGCGAAGAGTGTTTAAATAGATTGTTCATAAGAATCTCGGTAGTCATGATGAGAACATTTGCATCAGGGTTGGTTTTAATATCACCAGTAAACAGCCCAAATGAAATATGCTCATATTTTTTTGTAAATTCATAATATTTCTGGTTAGATAGGGCTTTAATCGGACTGGTATAAATTACTTTTTTACCCAGCTCAGTAAAATGTTGAATCGCGAACTCAGCTGGAAGAGTTTTACCAGAACCAGTATGTGCAGTTACTAGTACATGATTTCCTTCCAAAATAGATTGGATTGAATATTTTTGAAAATCACTCAATGGGTAGGGATACCCATTGAATGTATCATCGTATTGAGATTCTGTAGGATAAGGCTTATTGCAAATAACTACCATTTTATTTTACTATTGTGTTGTATATCATCAATTCATTGAATCGTTTTGAAATCAATTTTTACAATATAATTATATTGTATTATAATATAGTAATATCTATTTTAGCACGATGGAATTTAATGATAATGCATATAATAAACGTATGAATGGTGTTGTTGAAGGAGTATATTATACACAACAAGATCGTGTAGATGAATTGAATGAGCGCATGTTTTCAAGAAATTTGGCATCAGCCCCAATGAAACCGAATTTTGACCCACGTCCAATACCTACCAAATATTCTTTATTTCCCATCGTGGATCGTAGAAAAACAATTAATCCCCCCAGTGATAACTATTCTGAATATAACGTATCTAGCAGTTTTAATCCTGGAAATGGTCGTGGACCGGTGAATGGGTTTATAAACAATGTTGATGTGGATACATTATTGCGAAATCAATATTTCGCTTTACAAAAAGGCGCTGATCAATCAGTTTATGTTCCTAATTCAGATAGTGATTTGTACAGAGTCAGTATTCCAGTAAATACCCAGCGTATTGAAGAACAACCTTACCCTGATCTTTTTCAACAATATGAATTGGATAAATCGCTTCATCCAAATATTGTAAACCAATCCTACATCGGAAATAACCTATTTTTTAACCATACGCGAACACAATTACGTGGCGGAGAACAATAAAAAATATCAATATTATATAACTATAATATTTATATAACTACTATTATGTTTTCTTATCTATATCGCATATTTACTGCTTCATCTGGAAATATGTATTTATTAAAATTGGTTATTATTTTGGCTATTCTTTTAGTATTATTAATTCAATATAGAACCCAACAAGAAAAAAACCAGACAGAGGGATTTTCCCAAAAAGAATCTTATGTTTTAAAACAAGATGAAAATAAATATGATGATTTTTATGTTGAATTATACGATACTATCCAAAAACCAGAGCAACGTAATGTATTTGAAATCATGATATTATTAAGACAAACGATGCCTACTAAAAAAAGCAATATATTAGACATTGGTTGTGGAACCGGTAGTTTAGTTAACGAAATGACCAAATTGGGGTATCGTGCTTACGGAATTGATAAATCACAGGCAATGATAGATGCTGCTGAAAAAAAACATTCAGATAATGATTTCAAATGTACCGATATAGTTGACCCTATGGAATTTGAACCCTCTACGTTTACGCATATTTTATGCACGAATTTTACGATTTATGAGATTGATGATAAGATGAAATTCTTTCGTCACTGTTTTCATTGGTTAGCGCAAGGTGGTTATCTATTTGTTCATCTAGTTGATCCAGATAAATTTGATACAATAACACCAATTGGAAAACATAAGTTGGATAAAAATCCCCAACGTATTTCGAAAAAAAGAATCACAGATACTACTGTTGATTTTCCAAAATTTGAATATAAATCATCCTATGATTTTGGAGAAAACCCTGCAATTTTTAAAGAGACATTTACTGATAAAAAGACCAAAAATATACGCCAAAATGAACAACGCCTATATTTTGTATCAGTGGATGGGATTATTGACATAGCGAAGAAAAATGGGTTTATTGTGCATTCAAAAGCCGATATGGAAGATTGTATTGATGATTCGAATCAATATTTGTATATTTTTGAACGAATCCAGGGGAATTTACCATTGTTATGATAAAAATGTTAGTAATCATAGTAACATTTTTATCGAGTGTATTTACCAGACTTGGCAAATGAATCTACAATAAAAATAATAAATATTCCTAGAAAACTGTACAAAATAAATTCCTCGGTTATATTACTGGTTTTCTCTACTTGTTGTTGCTCTAGTAAATGAATCATATAATTAATTTTCTCCATTAATTTATTATCAGGTTTTAACCCATTTGCGGCTGCAGCAGCAACGTTTTGGTAAAACGGTTTAATCACGGCTGGCTCATAACTCTTATTGTAGTTACTATATAACATTCGACTATTATCAATATTAGAAGAGAACTTACCATCCATATCTTTCATAGAATTGGATGCCTGTGTATAAGTAGGCATTTCATATGTTGGACGACTATTTATAATATTCGTATTATCGTCCATATCTTTTTTTAACTGGTAATTTGGGTTAGGCAACGGTTTAAACTCACCCATTTTCCCATCTTCGGCACCATCAACTGAAGTAATTTTATTCAAAAGATCATTTACTCTAGCATTACGTTCATTTTGAATAGCCTGTGATTCATCGATTGTAGTTGGAGCCATATTTTGCAGATTCTGAAAATTCTCACTTTGGGAAACATAATCATCCACTTCATCAATGGGTTTAAAATCCGGCTTTACCTTTATAGTTTTACGGATCGATGATATTCTTTTTTTAGAAGGAGCCTCATTTATCCATGGAGATGCCGTTGTTACTAAAGACGACATTTTTATTCTATAATTAGTAGTTATTATTTATGTCGAAAAAAATATAGGAATTTTACTAGCAAATTTTTTATATTTGTTGCTAAACAATAAAAAATAATAATATTATATATTAGATAATACATAATCACTATTGTTTATATGAAATCAAATGTAATTGCAGAATTTATCCCTATTATATTCTTATTTACCTATTTATCTTATCCAAATGAATCGTTTGTTTTTTTCAATAGCAGTTTAGGAAGACTGCTCTTCATACTTATCATTATTTTTTATAGTGCATTAGATAAACTTCTTGGGTTATTTGTATGCGGACTCGTTATTTTATTTTACCAATTGGATGATTTTCCATTTTACGATTTCCAGTTAGATTTAGATATGGAATATCTTTTAACCGATAAGAAATTTGAAACTTTTGCTAAATATGAAACGGTTGAACATTTAATAACGACTCCTTCTCCAAGTTCGCCAGTTGAACAAGCCAAGTCAGATTTTCGAAATAAATACTGCGAGAATGGTATATTGAAGTACAAAAATGTGAATGTGAATTTGCAAATGGTTCAGCATATTTTCCCAGAAATAGAATTCAATAACATTGTCTGCAATCCATGTAAGAGTGACTGCAAATATTCTATAATAGAATCGAAATTAAAGATGGAAGAAGAAATGCGTCCGGTAAATACTACACCATAAAAAATATATCACTATTAGTTATATTAGGATACATGGCAAAAGATAAAAAACTAGGAAAATCAGTAAAAGATTTATTAAATTACATACATGATAATGTTCAATATTTAAATGGTAGTAAAATATTTGCTGGCTGTATGATCATTATTTTAAACATTGCATCACGCTTTGTTAATATTAAATTGAGCAAATCCATGGAAGCCTATTTGAAATTTACCTTTAGTCGACAAGTATTGGTTTTTGCAATAGCATGGATGGGTACTCGTGACATATATATTGCATTCACAATAACAATTATTTTTACTATTTTATTTAGTTATTTATTGAACGAGGATAGTGAATATTGCATTCTACATGAATCATTTAAAGAACATCATATTAATCTTTTGGACAACGAAATTACAGATGAGGATATCAAAAAGGCAAAAGAAGTATTAGAAAGGGCTGAAAAAAAGAAAAAATTAGAAGCTGCTGATTCTGATGATGAAGAAGAAGAGGGAAAAGATATTATTCAACCAGAGGTTGTAGGAATTAGCACCTTTTCATTCAAATAAAAATATTTTATTATTATAAGTAGACGTTTCAACCTATTTATAATGAATAATAATACCAATAACGTAAATAACAATGTTAATGGTAAAACAATAAAATTAAATGCATCTGACATTAAGCAAATAAATATGAAACTAAATACAAATATACCTCAACATAGTACGATAGATTTTAATTTAAATATATTAGATTTATCGAACAATCCAGTGTATTTAAAAAATAATTCACCGTATTATACTGATAAATTCGAATTAGTTTTAGAAAAATTTGCATTGTTTACACAAGATGAAATTTATGCATTTTTTTTCTCAAGATCTGTTTTTCAAAAAAGGTTAAATGAGGTAGTATTGGAAACGTCATTGAAATCAAGCGATGAAATTTTAAATAACAATTTACTAATATTGTTTCGTTTATTGTTTCATACACCATCTATTCCTGGAAACATGAAAGATTCTTATTCATTATTGGGTGGTAATACAATATTAGATAGTGATGTGATGGGTGTTTTTAAGTTTGTAAAAGGCGCAATAAAGGATACATTTAATTCTGCTTCCCCAATTCATTTTAATATAGGCGAAAAAAAATATACCCTATCTAGATTCATTTGGTTAAATGATTTTATAAATAATCCTATAACAAAACGATTGTTTTTTGAATATCGAAAATTTAAAAAATGGGCAATACGATCAAAACCGAATGAGGATTGGAAGCTATTTTTTAAGGGTCGTCGTATTTGGGATAATTTGGAAACAAAGGATTCAAGTGGTTCCAACCCTATTGCAAATAAGAAACGTGAAGTGAAAAAATTTTTGAAAAGATATCCACCATTTGAAGAATTCTTCTATAAAATTTTAAAAACATACATACCTATTATTACAAATGAACCATTAAAGGTAATATTATCCTCTAAAAATACCAGCCATTTAATCGATTTGCTAGAATCTATGGATATGTTTGCAGAGGATGGTGAAATGTCCAATGTAAATAATGTAGTTTCAATGTTATATGGGGAAATAACAAAAAAAACGAACCATTCGCGTAGGTTAACGATTGAAACTAACATTGTAATAGTGGAAGGAAAACCGACTATTTATTTTCTAGCAGACTTTATAGAGGGTGCAGCAGATACTACGGCTAGTATCTCGGCTGTTACTACTGCAAATTGTTCTCAACGACGTGAAAAAATAATAAATGGGGTTAACAGTTACGTTTCTAGCGAAAAACCGAAACCAAAAACGCAACTAACAAATGAATCTGGAATATTTTCTCTTTCTGAAAATAAATATAAAAAATTTGAAACAGAAGAGAAAACGCTGGATGAGGAATTGGGCGATTATGATGTTATTGTCCAAGAAGAAAATATAAGAACACCTGAAGAAATGGTAGAGGATCGATACAAAATAATTGTTGCAAATTCTGAAGAATTAAAAACGCTAACACAAGCGGATTTTTATTATGAATTAAAACAGGGTGTTGACGAGAACCAACCCTATGGAAAAACAGGTTATGATGGAATTTTTGGATTGGTTGATTCCTGGAAATATTTTGAAAATAATGAAAGCGAAATTATAGAGACTCTCGAGAACCTTTATAAATTAAAAGATAAATATAGTAAAAAGAGGGTTGATCAAATAGAAATAATTGAAAAATATAAAACGGAGTTAGCAAAACAAAGTAGTATGTCTGGAAAACGAGACGCTATTATTCAATTAATGTCTGAAAATATTAAAAAATCCAATATTAAAATAAAGCGTTGTGAATTTATAGTAAGTGTTTTGAATTCTATGATAAAATATGAAAATGGTAAAATCGAGGAACCTGTACGAAAAAATGGCGGTGGCGGTGGTGGTTCCAAAACTATGCACCACCGTCATAAAAAGGTAAAAAAAACACGTAAATCATATAAACTTTGAATACATGTCTAGAATTTTTATAGATATGTATAATTATATCGTCGGATTGATTACTGTTTTACTTAGTAAACACTGCCTTACCATTTACAAATTTACCAACTACGTCGCCGATGTCTTCGTCTGCGCATACTGCGTAAATTAAGCCATTTGTTTCGTTTGTAATGTAATATGACTTTCCATTGATTGTTTTTTCGTATACTTCTTCATCTTCACCTTCCTCTGCATCTTCTTCGGTCTCTTCCACTGCATCTTCTTCTGTCTCTTCTACCTCTTCTGTCTCTTCTGTCTCTTCTACATCTTCGGTCTCTTCTACCTCTTCTGTCTCTTCTACCTCTTCTGTCTCTTCTACCTCTTCTACCTCTTCTACCTCTTCTGTCTCTTCGGTCTCTTCGGTCTCTTCGGCTACCTCTTCCGTTTCTTCTACCTCTTCCGTCTCTTCCACTGCATCTTCCTCGCCTTCCGTCTCTTCATCTTCAATAATATCATAAACAATATTTGTTTTTTTTACTGGGGTAACAACTTCAACACAATCGTCATCATCAACATGATCATTCGATTCATCTTTATCAATGGGTTCATTGCCTTTTTCTGTTTTAATAATTACTGTATCAGTGTTAGTTTCTGCGTCTTTATTGCTTTTTGTATTATTCATAAGATCATAAATAATCGATAGCAATGCCTTGTTTTTTTGCTTTAGGGTAATATTTTTATTCTTCAACTTATTATTTTCAGTCAACAGATTTTTTACAACAGGCATCTCCATAATAATGTCGAAATGGATCTTTTGGTACATATTTGATTGCGTCATTTTTGATATAAATCACTACGTTAATTAACAATTATTTATATTCTATTTTTATGTTCAATTTTTTAGTTGGATTCTTCACCTATCTCAGGTAAAATAAACAAGGATTTTCAAAAATGTATTTTATGCCAGTCATCTGGAAACAGGTCACGAGTATCATTATTTGTTAATTTTGGACCAAACCACTTTTCTGGATAACACACAATTTTATCACTAGTTTCATTAAAATATCCGCCCCACCAACTGAATGTGCTATTTGCAATTATATTATCATGACAACAACTCATCAATAACATTTGTTTCCAATCTGGAATAGCATCATCCATCTTAATAAAGGTTTCATTTGAAAATGAGAAATCCTGTATAAGTTGTTTTATTATTTTCGAAACAACCTCATTATCACCAACTTGACAAAAATACAAAATTCTTATAGGTTTATTATCCTTTCTTTTTGATAATATAAATCGTAAAGCATTCTCATAATAAGTATACGGCATAAGTGGATGATGGTCTTGCAAGTTTACATAATCACCAAGTCGAAAATGCATACTAATATAATGCATATTTTCCGAAAACAATAATGGGAATTCGCCCCTGGCTAGCTGTTGCCATTGTCGAAGACGTAACATAGAAATAATACTATATCGTTCGTTTTCAAAATACTTATAACTTTGGAAATAGCCATAAAGCATAATATTTGGATATTGTTTATCAGTTAGTTCATCGTAATGGTAGTTTGATTCACGATATAATTGAAATGTTTCCAAATCTTTATTTGTTATTACGTTATTATCAGTCGTCATAAATCGAATACTCTTTAAAAATGTATTCCAATACGTAGTGCGAATCGTTCCAACCGTTAAATAATCACTATATGAAAACACAACCTTTCGGCGGTAACGCATGCCATAAGCAATGGCTGTAAAAATTTGAAATAATTGGTTTCCTAGACCACCCATTAGGTAGCATGATATGTGCAACATAATACAGATAGAATAAATAAAAATAATATTTCTATATTATTTTCATTATAGGTTTGCACACTATTTATGCCGTAATTCCAAAACGTTCCTTCATTATACTGTTTTTAGTAGGTCCCTTTTGTTTTTCGCTTTCGCGCTTCACTTTATACATTCCAGTTTGTTTTGATGTTGGTTGTCCAGAATTTCCTCCTTTTCCACCAATTACATTTATTAGAAAATCTTCATTATCTTCATGTAATTCAGGCAAAACGCGCGACATTGGTTTATCAATTACAATAAACATGCTTTCCGTCTTTAATAACTTTCGATATTCTTGGATCGTTAATGTGCCATAAAACTTTTCCAATAAATAATGTGGATCAGGGGCAGGTTTAATGTTTTTCTTAAAATCATAGACTTTGCTATAAATCTGATTCAATAATTGGTATCGTTCAAACTTTGTCGAATCATCAATAGATTCATTCATTAAAAAAGCCACTGCACATTCAGGGCGGCAAAATGAACCATAACCATAAACAGTTTGATCAGATTCATGTTTTGGAATATAACATGTTGGGTTATCATATTCGTATGTACACCAAAAACATGCCGATTTCTTATCGTTTAAGTTGTTCTTGTATAACTTAATTTTAAGAGCCTTTAGCTTTGTATTAATGTCTTTCATATTAATATCGGTTTCCTCTTCTTGTGTCAACTTTGACGAACATGATTTGCATATTACATTGGTAGAATTTGACGGTTTATTTGAATTATTATCATCGTATGCAATATCTTTTGCTTTAATACTATTTACATCATCATAAATAGAGAATGATTGTGTATTTTCTGCATTATTGTATGTTAATATGTTCGGCGGAATGGTTGGATTATAGTTCAATGGATCAGTAACAAGTTTATTCAGCTCTGTATTATGGTCATTCAAATCATTCATGGAACACTTTAAATGTAAAATAATATTAACAGGCGTGGTTGTTTCATTCATCTTTTCTTGCTTTTTATTAATAAGCTTTCCTCCCTTTGGTTTTCTACCGCGTTTCTTTGCAGAAGGCGCAGTCTCATCATCAATGATTGTCATTGTTATATTGTTTTGTTCAGACAAAATCGGCGAAGGAAGAGAAACGTCAGCTTTCTTCTTTCGACCTCTAGCATTTGTAATAGGTTGTTGAATTAATTCTTCCATAACGAATATTTGTATTCAAACCGCATTTTTTTCTATATTGTTTTATAATATTGTTTTGGGAAAACGATTTTACACCAAAAAATAATTGTTAGAACCAGGACATATATTTATATCTAACTTACTTATCGAATAAATCTTTTCGCCGTCTATTAAATGTGTAACTTTACTCCAATTCCATTCAATACAGTCATTTTCTTTAGGTTTTTCAATTTGTTTTATATAAAAACTAGTCATTCCGATTAATCCAGTAATGCAATCATTATTTATATAACTTGATGGATTTGGATTTAAATAAGAGCCATATTTTATTACACACTCGTATTTTGTATTATTTATATTTTTAATAATATTCATAAATTCACCGTTATCATTTAAAACATATCTACCTGTCATTTTAACAATAAAATCGTCATCATTAATATTGTATTTATCTATACAATCTAAAATATCTTGTAATTCTTTATAACCATAATTCTTCGTTGGTAAGAAATTATTGGACGTATAATATACCTCACACTCTAACATATTTAAAAATGTATATCTTACCCCATTATTTTCAATAATAATAATCTTGTAATTTTCAATATTTAAATCCTGTATATTTTGTTTTAATTTATTAATTCCATTAATATATTGAGACTCTCTTATCGAGCAATCATTATATATTGAGGTTGTTATAATAAAATATATCATTTTATTATACTAATTTAAATTTTTATATTTATTATGTAGTAAATAATATAATAAAACAATCATAAAATATAAAATGTTAAAAATTGGAATCGTTGGATCCCTTCCCTATCATATTGAATGCATTGGGTTTATTATTGAATTATTCCACAAAAACGATTATATTATTGATAAAGAGATCGAAATAAACATCTTCATAATCAATGATATGTTCAAATATATCGATTATTTTTTGTCATTATATCCAGATAGTAAAATAAACATATATAATTTGTATGAACGTAATATCCCCAACGTTTATGAAAATAATTACATTATTAAATTAACATCAAATGACCCAATAGTAGAGAACGAAAATATAATATCTATTTTACATGCATTCCATGTTAAAGATATATCAAAAAAATATATTACATTGTCTCCATTGGTTACAAATCAATCAGTCATACCATTTTCTTTAGAAAATGAAAATGCTGAAATTACATCAGACCTTAATTATATTTTTCCACTATATGCTGGACTTATCAGTCGTTGTAATACAAATACGATTACCTATATTGGTTGGTTTCAAGAAGACTATTTAGATGATGATTTAAAAAAATTTATTTTACACTCGAAATATACATTTAATTTCATAGTTAATAATTATGATATGGCATGTTGTAAAGATTATAGCAATGTGAATATATTTTTAAACACGGATACACCCAAAATGATAGATATTATTTTAAATAGTAAATTTATTTTAGCAAGAAAACTTAAATATAGTTGTACCGACAGGTTTTCTGGTGCATTATCCCTAGCAATTTCACATAAAAAACCATTAATAATGAATAAATATTTTTCTGACATTTATGATATTCCATCCATTCATTTTAATGAAGATTATTGCGAGGCATTAGATCAAATAACTAGCATGTCCGATTATGATTATAATGATTTATTAAATAAAATAGAAATTTTTTATGATAAGCAAAATGATTATAATAAATGTAAAATTTCAAACATGATATGAAAAATATATTAGACAATTACATTCTTATAATTGTATAATAATGAAAAACACAGCACTCATAGTTGAGCCTCGTGTATTAGAAAAAACAGTAGATATTTTAAACCATTTTGTGGACAAATTGGGCGATAATTGGGAATATATATTTTATTGTGGTATAAATACCAAACAACACTGGGAAAAAACCGGACTTTATAAAATTTATGAATTGCGCGAATTGGATGTAGACAATTTTTCTAGTCCAAATTTTTATAGTGATTTTTTAAAAAGTAGGGAAATATGGGAATCATTAAGTGGAGAGTTTGTATTAACATTTCAATTAGATACATGGATATTAGGTGGCAATGAATATAATATTGATTATTTTATTAAATTAAACAAGAGTTATATCGGAGGGAATATGAATTATAACTGGGTCGAACTTTTACGTGATAATATATATTTCAATCATAGAAATTTTAATGGAGGATTATCATTGAGAAAACGATTGGATATGTTAAAAATTATTGAAACATTTCCACCAAAAAAAACAGAAGAAGGTCTTTCTAGTTGTATCATTGAGACGCATCCAGAAGATGTTTATTTTACGACTGGTTGTTATTTTTTAGGATTTCCTCTCGGAGATGATGAAACCTGTTCAAGATTTGCCATACATAGCATTTTTAAAGATTCATTTTTTGGAATACATCAACCACATGACAAAATAAAAGATAGTTTAAATCAACTTTTTCCAGAATTAAAATATAAAAATCCTCATCTACATCTATAAACAAAAAAGTGACATTATATTGGAATGCTGAACGGATATACTCTATTTATTATAACAATCTCTACAAACTGGCAAATAATTATCCGAACCAATTACTATTTGGTTAGTTTCACCAGTAACGCGCTTCGAGAAAATACCACGCGTTCCATTTCTGCAGATTGAACACAACGATGTTAATTTTTCTACACGATCACAGTATGGGATTAAATCTAACAATTCACCAAATTTTTCTCTCTTAAAATCGCCATCTAATCCACAAATATAAACAACCTTATTTTCGTCTTCAACCATCTTTAAAACTGTCTCCAAAAGATTTTTAAAGAATTGGCCCTCATTAATCAGAATAATATCTGCACCATGCAATTCATTATAATATTCAGATGTTGGATTTGTCCATTCATCATAAAGATTCAACGCCATTGCACAGGGAATCTTAATTCCATCATGAGTAGATAACATAGTTTCATCGTATCGTTTATCCTCTGCATAATTGATAACAATAATCTTCTTACCAATATAAGAATAAGTTTTATATATTTCTATCAATCTAGACGTTTTACCAGCATACATCCCACCAAGGATGATTTCCAAGTATCCAGTATTGTGTAGTCTTGTGTGTGTTGTCATTATTGCTGTTATTGTTATTGGCTTTAAATAACAACAGTTAATATCATTATTAATCTTCAATTTTCTATGTTTGTTTTTTAACAAAAAAACATAGAAACAACAATATAGATAATAGAAATACAATGTTAAAAAATGATAATATACCCTTTGTTGAAAAATATCGCCCATCCAAGCTAGATGATGTTGTTTTGTCTCCAATAAACCGAACTATATTTAAAAATATTTTAGAAAAGAAATACTTTCCCAACCTGCTTTTTTATGGACCCCCAGGCACTGGAAAAACATCCACAATTGTTAATCTTATCAACGAATATCAGAAACAGACAAATCAACATAATAAGGGAAATGTTATACATTTAAATGCATCAGATGAACGCGGTATTGATGTCATTCGTAACCACATATATCAATTTATAAAATCAAAAAATTTTTTTCACAATGGATTGAAATTTGTTATTTTAGATGAGGTTGATTATATGACAAAGAATGCACAACAGGCATTAAAATATCTACTTCAATCATCCTGTTATAATGTGCGGTTCTGTCTTATTTGCAATTATATATCTAAGATAGATGAATCTCTTAAAAATGAATTTATATGTATTCGATTCAATCAATTGCCGAGTGAAGATATTTATCGTTTTATTCGAAATATATCAGATAAAGAAAATCTAAACATTTCAGACAACATAATAAATACGATTCAAGAAAATTATCAATCGGATATTCGTAGTATGATTAATTTTATTCAATTAAACCAAAATGTAGTATTGATGGAATCCAATATATTAACAAACGATATTCTTGAAAAAATACATACTATGCTATTGAATACTAACGAAAATGAAAAATCCATTATTAATTACTTGCATGAAACAAGCATTCAATATAATTCAGATAAAAAAAATATTATTAAAAAATATTTGCATTATATAATATGCTGTTATCCGCAATACATTACCCAAGATTTTTTAAATATGGTAGAAAAAATAATTCATTTAAATGAATTTAATACTGAACACATTCTACTCTATTTTACATATAATCTTCGAAAGTATTATACTAATTTTAGCAAATAATGTATATTGGCTAAGTTTGCGGTATATTATAATTTATAATATATATGTGTCAATTATAATGATAACAATATGTTTTATTACAGCAATTTATGGAAATTATGAACATTCATGTAAAAGATTTGTAAAACAAACAGTTGACACAGATTTTATTTGTTTTACTGATAATAAAGATATAGTTAGCAATGGTTGGACAATTGATACAACACCGTATCATTTAATTAATAAAAGTGATTTGGACGATGATGCGTTTATAAATTCACTATGTAATAATAAACATACGTTTAATATAGCAAAATATTATAAACAATCATTTACAAAAATACCTATATTAGAAAAATATGACGTTGTAGTATGGTTAGACGGAACGGTTGAAATTATTTATGACAAAACAAGTGAATATATATTGAATAATATTTATAGAGAGAAAATAATTGGTTGGCATCACGAGTCGCGTAATGGAATATTGCATGAAGAAGTTAAGGCGTCACATTTTGAAAGATATACAAGCATATATTGGAATAATCAATATCAACCATATCAAGATGTAGATTATCAATACAAATGTTATCTCGATGAAGGTTATAATGATTTATTTTTCAAAAACATGAATTCACATACTCCACATATGGGTGTATGGATTACTTGTTTTATTGCCTTTCTTAAACACGATAATGATGTTAAAAAATTTTTAGATTTATGGTATTTGCAAACATTAAAATACACAACTCAAGACCAAATCGGATTTTCATACGTTTGTCAAAAAACGAATCTAATACCATACACATTGCCAAATAATGAAATATATGGAGATAGTCCTTTTTTTAATACAATGTTTTACGTAAAACACCAGCATGGAATATAATATATATTTATCATCCGAAACATATTAACAATTAGAGTCTATTTGCACATTTTAAGGTCTATCCGAAGTTTTGTAGCCAAATGGCTTTTGCAAAGCTTAAAATCGGTGAATTGCCTAATCATTTCGGTGAATAAATATATCTGAGGAAAGAGATTAAAAAATTAACAATTATATATTTATTATGAATAATTTGGAATTACTAAAAGTTTACAATTTTGACAATAAAATAAGACTTGGAGCGAGATTCGATGGCGGTTATATATATGGTGGGTTAGATAATGAAGTATACGATTGTTATATTTCAGCCGGTGTTTTTAACGAAGAAAGTTTCACGAGAGCATTTATCAGCGATAATAATATGAATGAGTTTAATAGTTACGCATTCGACGGAACCATTGATAGATATCCATATGAATATACGAATAAAATTGCATTTATCAAAAAAAACATAGGCGGCATCAATGATGAAAATACTACGAATTTATTTCCGCTTTTTGAAAGATATAATAATATTTTCATAAAGATGGACATAGAAGGTGGTGAATATCCATGGTTGCAATCAATGAATGAGAACAAATTAAAAAAAATAAAACAAATAGTTATAGAATTTCATGGATTAACGGATGATGGGTTTGGTTGCAAGTATGAAGATAAAATCAAATGTTTAGAAAAGTTGGCAAATACCCATTACATAATACATGCACATGGTAACAATTGCGGTGACGTTGTAAACGGATTTCCGGATGTGTTGGAATTGACTTACGTAAATAAAGACTATTTTGCCGAAGAACCACCACGTAATAGGGTGAAATTGCCAATTCCAAATTTTGATTTTCCAAATGATTCAACAAAGGACGAAATCGATCTTTATTTTTCATATTAGACAAAAAGAAAATTGAAACAAATATAAAGCCTTTATGTTCATAATATATTAACTATTATAATATGAACGATGATATATCAATTGACGAAGAATGGTCAATGTTCTTAATGTCAAACGGAAATCCAGGGTCAATATCGAGAAGGGGTGAAAATGATCAAAAATCTGACAAAAATATAGATATGAAAGAAAATATTGATATGATTGCTGAAGTTCCTCCAATATGTGATGAGTTATATATTTCTACGAAAACCAAGGTTCTCTTTTTAAACACGCCGATAGATATTAATACAGTTTTCTGGAACATTCCAGTTATCGAATACTGGCGTCCACAGGATGGGGTTGTAAAGAAACAGATGAAAATTGTTTCCAAAACAATGGAAGATTTTGAAGAATATAAAAAGCGTCTAGAAACGATTCCATATTACACTGAAAATATAATTAAACAGATAGACAACCCAACTGCAAGGCGTATAAAGTTTAAAGATGAGCGTAAAATTACAATTGGTATTTCGAAAAAGGATATTATGAATTGTCGAGGGAAAGTAAAAAATGCTTTTTATAATTGTTTTGCACTTATTTTGCGATTTAAATACAATGCGGATTTTCATGAAATCCATGTTAAAATATTTAATACTGGAAAATTAGAAATACCAGGCATACTTAACAGTGGATTGTTGGATATTGTTAAGAAAATGATAATGGATATTATGAAAAAATACATGGACGAATCGGTTCATTTTGTTGAAAAAAGTGATGAGGCTGATGGTAATGTTCTCATCAATTCGAATTTTAACTGTGGGTATTATATCGACCGCGTCGCATTAAAGACAATTTTACGCGGCGATAAATATAGGATTGAAGCTGCATATGATCCGTCAAGCTACCCAGGATTAAAGTGTAAATATTATTTCAATAATGAAATAGGGTTCGATGAAAAAAAACAAACTGGCCAGATATCATTGGAAGATCGCGGAATGAAACTAAGTGAACTCGGTGATAATAAGAAATATACCGAAGTATCCTTTATGATATTTCGGACAGGGAGCTGTCTAATCGTTGGAAATTGTTCAGAACGCGTTTTGCGGTTCATTTATGATTTTATTAAAAAGTTGCTCCATGATGAATATTCTAGGATTTGCGTAAAATCCATAGAAATTATTGAAAAGGTAAAGAAGACCAAGTTGCGAAAAAAGAGTGTAAATATGACACAACCATATTATCAAACCAATATCACATCAGACTAGCAACCAGTTCACTAATTCTTTCATTTGTCCCTGATTTATTTTTTCATGAAAAGTATCTTCTTCGATATAAAATTTCAGTAAACATTCGTCTCGCATATCATCGCAAATTGTTTTATATTTTCGCGAGTTCTCTAATTTATAAATAAATTCATGCAACAAATCAAAATATTTTAAAAAATCCATGTTTGATTTCTGTTGAATCAGTTCCAAATAAATATAAATATCATTCGTAGTATCAATTCGTTTAAAATAACGTTCTAAATATTCATTGCAAATTTTCATACGATTTTCCGTAGTAATATTGTTGTTATCCCAGAAAAATAAAATTTTTATTATATTATTGCATTTTTGCAATAAGGAAGCAATTTCACCCTCATTCAATACGATATCTCGATTGCTTAATGAAATTATATTTGACATAGTATTGGAGGGTTCATTGGATTGTTCAAAATTATCCCCATCAAACGCATCAAATATTGTTTTCTTATAAACAAACATAATAGCGTCCATTATATTTAATGTATTACTTAAATCATTATTATAAATTTGTTCAATATATTCTAAATAATAGCAACAACACTTTTGTGAATAGAAATATGCATGGTTTGAATTTTTACTTTTTAATAAGATGTATTCAAATACTTTATTTACCGCATTTATTCCCACAACCATTGTAGGTATAGGATTATTCAATGACTTAATAGTGTTTGAATTATTCATCATATGAAAGTATTCCTTGATGATTTTTGTATAATTTAATACAATTATACTACGGAAATATTTTTCTGTTGGCATGTATTCTATAATAGCATTAGTTAATAATTTTGTAAAATGTTGTAAAAAATAAATAATTTCCTATAAAATGAATATAAAGTATTTACCAAAATATAGTTATAATTATATTCAAAAAAATGAATAAAGCCTCCACCCCCAATCCCACACCCTCCACTAATTCCGCATCAATATCAGATAATAGTTATAGATTGCCGGATAATGACACGTTAAAGCATGCTGCCAAATTAGCAGTTGTCGAAGATAAGCCAATTATGCTTGATTATTGGAGCAGTTCATTGGAGAAGAATGTCTTGATTGGGGTAAAAGAAGATAAGGAGAAACTTTTGGTAAAAAGCGAGGATGAGTATACAAGTCCTATTTCTAAAATTTACAAGGTTGGCAAGGAGTATATCATCATGACCGAGAATTCAATCTATATTGTTGATTCAGAGATCCCCACGAAACGTATTTCTGCGTAAAAATTTTGTAATATAGTAAAAAAAAATACCATATTACAAAATGTTTTTTAATTGTTCGATTTGTTCTTCTGTTATTGAATCAGGGAACTCTATTTCAAAGTCGATAATTAAATTTCCGGAATTTCCATCTCTGACCATTCCTAGATTTGGAATTACTTTTTTATAATTCGGCTTAATAACGCTTGGATTCGTATTATTGTTAATAGAAAACTTTTTTCCATTTATATGTAGTATTTCAAATGAAAAACCACAAAGTGCCTCCTTCAACGATATTTTTTTATGATAATTCAAGTCTTGTCCATTTCGAACAAAATCCGTTTTATTGATAATATTAAATCCAACTCTTAGATCACCCTTCAATTGTTCATCAACAATATTTCCTAAGCCAGACAACATTATACCTTCGTGATCCATTAGACCAGGTGGAATTGTTAAATGAATTTCTTGTTTTTCCATTACCCTATTATTATTTATAATAACCCAGCGCTCATATTCAAATGGCAAGGAACAGCCAGAATAACATTGTTCAATAGTAATATCTATTTTCTTTTCAACAATGGGAGGAGGTGAACGGTGGATAGTATGTGTAAAATGTGCCTGAAAATTACCAGGACCGTTATGAAATATGCGTATTTCTGGAATATTTCCACCCCCACCACCGCCACCGCCACCGCCACCACCATGGTGCATCATCCCAGGAAATCCTCCATTATTAAACATCATATTAAATATATTATTAATATCTTGAAATTCGTTCATGCTATTCATTCGTGAAAAGGGGTTATTGTTACCATTCAATTCATTATCATATTCTTGACGTTTTTGTGGATCACCCAACACTTCATATGCGGAATTAATGGTTTGAAATTGGCTTTTTGCGTCCTCACTTGGATTTCTGTCTGGATGATATTTCAATGACAGTGTTCGATATGCCTTTTTTATATCGACATCATTCGCATCCTTGGAAACACCCAATGTATCATAATGTGTAGACATTTGATGAAAAGTATAAGATTTATAAGAATGTAATTATTAAATAGTTTTCAAAAAAAAATATAAATACATATTTTTACAGTTTCTATTCATTAAACAATATGTCTTATCCTACATTTATTACAAAATATAAGCCATATTACATTGAAGATTTTTGTTTAAATGAAAAATTAATTTCAGTATTAAAAATATTATTGCAATTGGGCTCATTAAATGTATTATTAATTGGAAATCCCAGTTCTGGAAAAACGACTCTTCTTTATGCAATTATACGTGAATATTATGGGCTTAAAAAAGATGATGCTATACCAGAAAACAATATTTTGTTTATTAATAATCTAAAAGAACAGGGAATCCAGTATTTCCGTAATGAAATGAAGACATTTTGTCAATCTCATAGCACCGTATATGGGAAAAAACGGTTGGTTATTATAGATGATATTGATAATATAAATGAACAGAGTCAACAGGTATTTCGTAACTATATTGATAAATACCAACATAATATTAATTTTATTTCCGTCTGTACAAATTTGCAAAAGGTCATTGAAAGTATACAATCACGTGTACATATTATAAAGATAACACCACCTAACCGAGACCAAATCAAAAATATTATGAATAAAATTATTACTAATGAAAAAATTCAGATAGATGATGAATCAAAAGAACATATTTTGACAATGTCAAATCATTCCATTCGTGTGGTATTAAATTATTTGGAAAAAATATATATATTAGATAAGCCAATAGATATAGATACCTGTAGGACCATTTGCGCAAGCATATCATTCCAACAGTTTGAGGATTATTACCATTTTTTAAAATCGAAGGATCTTTGTTCAGCTATTTATATTTTAAATAATATTTATAATTACGGTTACTCTGTCATTGATATTTTAGATTTTTTCTTCACGTTTATCAAAACAACAACTATATTAGATGAAGAAACCAAGTATCGAATTATACCATTTTTATGTAAATATATAACCATTTTTCATAATTTGCATGAAGATAGCATAGAATTGGCATTGTTTACAAATAATTTGTACACTATTATACAAGAATCTTGATCACCAGCATCATGCAGATTGTGAAAAATTGAAACATATTTTGCAAACCTAGACAACAACACAATAAAATAATGAAGATGTCTAATATTCCATATGAAATAATTTCAAATATTGTTGATTATGTCTCAAACGAAATAGGTTTTGATTATAAATATTGTCGTTATAGAAAAATATGGAGGTTTTTCTATAACAAAAGTAACAAAATATACAAAGAACTCAATGACTTGCTTGAAAATAAATGGTGCGTTCGGAGATTTTATGATATGTCGAATCCTGAAACAAGAAAAATCGAGGGGTTTCCAAATTTCGTAACAAAGGAAAATAGTGTTCTCAATTCGTCACTGGGAGTTTTGTACTACACGCCGCCAATAAAAACGTATGATAATAAAAAAATTAAGGTTGATGTTTATACTACTATAACTGGTAATACAGTTATTAGTTTATATAAAAAAAGTGGAACGGTAGTTAATATGTTTCATAAAATAACGATACCGAACAATGTTATATAGATATAACACTAGGAATAGTAGTTGATTTATTAAAATCATCGCCAGAATCCATAATCGATTTGCGTATACACTTAGAAATAGCCAAATTTGAACCAATGATTTGTTCGCGTGGCAATACTGCGAACCATTGATATTTTGGGCGACGCAATACTTCATCTGCAGGGATATATACAGCAACTACATCATGAGCCAAGTCCAAGTCATTTTCTTCCATAAGTTCTTCTAACTCAATACTTTTTTTCTTGCTAGTTTTCACACCAATTTTTTCTCCTAAAACGATATTCATTTTACCATGTTCAATGGCATTAATGCACCATTTCGAAATATCACCGCGAAAATCGATGTCACTTGAAAAATGGGGTTTGCGATTCAACTTCTTTACGTATTCTATCATATCCTTTATTGTTGCATCATTCTTTTTGCAACCCATGATAGAAATATCTGGTACAAACCGCAACTTTTTAGTGGAATTTCCACTAGATATATGATTGTTGTTTTCACAAACAAATGGTTTTCCGCCGGCTAAAGATTCTAAATAGAATGGATGTAGATTTTTTAAACAAACAAGTGAATTGGGCAATACCATCCCACCGTAATGATAGAGCAACTGCAACATTCCCAAATTGCGATAGTGGCTTTTAAATGGCTCTGGAACCGTTTCTAAATGAATATCCCAGGTGGGAATTAGTTTTGCAAACGAATCATCATCAATGAGGCAAACATTGAAATCATTACCACAATGATTTATGATGGTCTGAATGGTTAAATGTAAATAGGGTTGATTTAGATCAGTGGTGTTTCTTGATTGAAAATCACGCCATTTACGTGCATTGATTTCATATTTAGAATGAATCCAAATTTTGGGACGATTAAATCCATAAAGGGGGGAGTCATTCAATAAATATTTTTTTATTAATTCATAATCATCATTTTTAGACTCTAATGAATTGATAAAATAGTTACCAACATAACTTGTAACAATTATAACAGAAAAAAATAATGCATATTGCCCTATACTTTTTGAAGTAAACATGCTAATACTATATATATGCCAGATTTTATATTTTTGTGGCCTATCCGTACATTTATTTCCTTTTATTATCTACCTTACGAAACGATATTTGAATAGTAGATCAAATAATGAATATTGTATTTAGACTCGTTGTATTTAATTTGTGTTGTGAACATAATGTTGTTGTTTTTACATATTTGGCGTATAATTGTTGTAAACGCATTATATTCCATTTTTCGTTCTAAATAAAATTGTTTTGAAGCATGATAATATGGCTTCAATGATTCACAAAACTCTTCGTGATACTTATAGAATAGCATCTTCTTGTAAGAATTCATATCAATAAGATAGTATTTATCCGTTTTTAAAGAAATTTTTTCTAGAAATTGGAACAATATATCGTTTGGAACAGAATTGCGAAAAATCTGTTTTGTCATTATTTCGCTGGTTACTATTTATATATATAATTATTTTATTACTATATTATATATATTTGTAAATGAAAAAAATAAGAAATACGATATTATTGCTTTTAGTGATAATTGTTGCCGTTTTATTGATTGGACTCTATTTTTTAAACAACGAATATTTTATAACCGATATTAAAATGAATGGTGAAATCATAATAGATAGTCCAGATACTATTGGGAATACGATTAGTAGTTTATTTGGAAATACGGTAACTTTAGGAAATACCATTGTTAGTGGTACAACCACTACAACAACCATAAAGCCTAGTATTAGTACAACTACATTGAATCCAACGACTACTACTTTGAAGCCTACTGTTAATACAACTACCTTTAACCCAACGACTACTACTTTGAAGCCTACTGCTAGTACTACGACTACTACATTGAAGCCTACTGCTAGTACTACGACTACTACGTTGAAGCCTACTGTTAATGCAACTACCTTTAACCCAACGACTACTACTTTGAAGCCTACTACTTCAACGACTACCAAAAAACCATAATAAATTTGGGTTTTCTAATATCAAGTTTCATGTGTAAAATGTATTTATACACGAAAAGGTATTAAACAGCAAGGCGATTATTACTAAAAATGGACGACGATATTTATGATAAAATAAAAGAAACCATGGATAAAATAGAGATGATTTATTTAAAATATAAAGATGATCCGTATATGATAATAAAAACCCATAGTTTTATTTGCAACCAATTGCCGAATGTTTTAGAAAATATGCGCCAAAATTACGAAGAGCGTACAACGCGATTGGAAGAAGTGAACAAGGTGCAAAAATCATTTATTGAAACCTTTCTAAACAATAATCAATACTTTTATTTGCCATCTACTGAAAAATATTTTTATTATGATGGAGAACATTATCAATTACATAGCGAAGATAAAATTTTACATCAAATTCTAACAACCATTACGCGCGACAGAACACTTATGACATGGAAACAACGCACAAAACAAGATATTATGAAGCGAATTAAACAAAATAATTTATTTAGTTCTATACCTGAATCTGCAACAATTCAATATGTATTGGATTTATTATGTCCTACCTTTTTTAAAACACGCAATGAAACCAAATATTTCTTAACAATATTGGGTGATAATATATTGAAATCCGCAAATACAAGTCAACATATTCACTTTGTAAACAACAAGGCAAAAAAATTCATTAAAGAATTAAACGATGTATGTCAATATGTTATTGGTGTAAATTTAAATCAGACTATCAAATATAAATATCATGCACACGAATATTCTAATTGTCGTCTCATTAAAATGAATGAGGCAATCAAGTGTGAGAATCTTTGGTCGCCTATGATAAAGTCGGCATTAGATATTATTTGTGTAGCCTGTCATTATTCAAAACGCTTTACCAATTCCGATAATTTTGTAAATTCCTTTAGTAACGATGGTGAATTAAAAAAATTTGTATTTTATTTGAAAAACACTACACAGGAAGATATTGTAAAAATATTTACAAATGAATATTTACAATTGCAAAATAGTGGTAACGAATCGTCGAACAATAACCAACTATCTCAATCACCACCAAATATGCAAATCATATTAACTGGTCAAACAATTAATATTCGATCCGCGCGTATTGAGTGTAAAGATATGTTTTATTTATGGAAACACTTTTTGGATTCAAAATCATTACCATCGATTATTTTTCAAAACACATTAAAAACCCTTCTTATAACAGAACTATCTCAATATTATAACCAAGATTTAGATACTTTTGTGGGAATAAGTAGTAAGTATTTGCCGGATATACAGCAATTTTTAGAGTTTTGGAATACGACGATAGAAATCGATGAAACAGAAACTGAGTTTGAAATCGAGGAAATGGTGGTTCTATTTAAAAAATGGTGTGAAAATCAAAATCAATACAATATATCGGTCGCTATGAGTGATAAGCAAGTGTTGGATTTAATATCCTTCTTTTTCCCCACCATTGAAATTGAGCGTGATAAATATATTAATGGCATTCGTTGCAATTTATGGAATAAACAAGAGGATATCTACCTATCATTGGAGCAATTTAAGCAACAGGTTCGCCAGAAATTATATGTAAAATACGCGAATCTTTATAATTACGAGGATTTGAGTTCTCCGTTGGCAGGAAATACTATATCCATTTATGATGCCTATAATTATTATTGTCAACGTTTTTCATCTATTCCTAACAAGCTTATTGTGGGGAAATCCTATTTTGAAAAATATGTATTTAATAATCTTTATGAATATGTGATTGATTCGAAATTTATCTCGATAGATTGGGTTATTTATTGATATTATATTGACACGCGACAAGTTTCAATATAATAATTTACCATCTAACGGCGTCGGCGGCTACTTGCTGCATTAAAAATAAGTGGAAGGGCATTTAATAATCCACCGCCTTTCTTGTTGTCCGTTGATTTGCGAGTCTTGCGAGTATCGCGTTTCACGTAACCAAACTTCCCCTTTTCTGCGAAATAACCAGCCTTTTCAAGGCGCTTCTCTTTCTTTGCGGTTCGGTATTTCTTCACCGACACTATGCGGCCGTGTTTATTCATAAATAGATCCTTCTTCGTAAGATTGCCGGTGGTTTTGTAAGCAGTTCCATGAACCACCTGTTGACGAGAACCGAATAATTCTTTGTACGACTTACCATGAACATGGTAATTTCCATCATCGCCACGAACAGGACGTTTCATTTTTAATAATATATAATATAGATATAAAAAAACGCAGCATTGCTAAATAATTTTGATCTAGGGATATACCCTAGAATAATGCGTTCATAAAGGCCGGTGTTGTAGTTGATACTACTCTTCTCTGATTAATTCCACTAACATCTAATGGAGGGAAATTGTATAAACGTATTAAGTCATCATAGGTTAAATTATTTTTAACAGAGCATTTATTATTCACTGTCATAGAATATAACATCCGCTTTGATACATTTGGATTATTTGTGCTTGTTTTCATTTTTTTATATATAGGATTGCAAACTTTTTTACAATATTCAATGGGTGGCTCGGATGGTGGGGGTGGAATATGTATTGGAGTAATAAACGTAGAATAATCTGACAATAGAGATTGTCCGACACCATTTACTGCAACTACTGTAAAATTATAAGGAATTCCATTTGTTAACCCAGTCAAAACGGTAGTTGATACATTTTTTACAGTAAAATTTGTTGCTACTATTGACGGCGGTATGTTTGGTGGTTGGCCTGGTAAATTTGCATAGGCAGTAATTATATAACCTGTAATCTTGCTTCCACCATTATAAGGAGCGTCCCATGATATAGTGATTTCGGTATCACCGCCAAGGAGAGTTGTAATAACAGGGGGGTCTGGTATTCTATTTGTTTTTACAGTTATTGCAGTTGTTTTTGATGATGAACCTACTGCGTTTACTGAATTAATTGTAAAATTATAGGAGGTATCACTAAGCAGATTTGATACAGTTGCAAATGAATTTGGTTGATTTTGGTTTGGCAATATACACACAGATAAATCAAATACGCCAGGATTTACCGATATGTCGTATTCAAAAATGTTTGTTCCACCATTATAGGGTGTTTCCCAATTTAAAAATACCTTATAATCGCCTGGTTTTCCTGAAAATGATGTGGGTGGATTTGGATAGTTAAAAGTAGTAATTGATTGTGTGGGTGGAGATGAAATTGATATTCCTACTGCATTTATAGCATTCATCGTAATAATATAACCAGTATTATTCGATAAGTTTGTAATTGTGTAGGATAGATCATTCACATTACTAATATGCGTGTTTATAATGATTGGATTACTTGGATAATTCATTTGTAAGTAAAGGTTAATATAATAATTGGTAATGGGTGATCCGCCATCATTTACTGGTTTTGCCCATAATAAATTAATTAAACGTGTTCCTGGAAAGGGAACTATATTTTTTATGATTCCTGGTACATTAAATGTTTGCATCGGTGCCGAAAAACTTGAATCAATTGAATATCCAAAATAATTATAGGCTTTTATCGAAAATACATAGGACGCATCTATTTGCAAACCAGTTACATATCCTGGGTTAGTAGTTATACCAGTAGTAATGATCGCATTATTTATATTATATATATTATTGTTAACTGGTATACTGCTTATTGTATAACTTAAATTTGGACTTCCACCATTAAAACCATCGGTCCAATGAACTAATGCCGATTGATTTGATGGATCCACGTATACATTATATGGGGGGTTTGGATTTGTACCAGGTATGGCATTAATGGATGTATATGTTTGTGATTGTCCAACCGTGTTTACTGTATATACATAAAACGTATATATTTGCCCATTTATTAAATTCGTTATTAAAATGCTAGTTGGTGGAGCAATATAGACGAACCCTGTGGTTTGTGCAGTAACAGACCCTGTTATTTTACCATCACTTGAAACTATATTATATGCAGTTATATTTGTTCGACCAGTATTCACTGGCTGTATCCATCTCAGAGTAACTTTATTGTAACTGGGGTCATATGTTATATTTGTTGGTGGATCAGGGTAGCCAAATGTTGTAATATAATTAGTAGAGGAACCAGACACATCTGATATACCCACTGCATTGACTGCAGTTACTGTAAAAAAATAAGAGGTATTAATTTGTAAATTTGAAATATATCCAGGATTTGTTTTACTGTTCATTGTTACTTTGGCGGAACTGTTTATTGGTATTGCATTAATAATATAACTTGTCATCGGTGATCCACCAGTTGGTCCATCTGTCCAATAAACTAAGGCTGATTGGTTGCTTGGATCCGCATGTATATTAGTGGGTGCCCCTGGTATGTTATATGTTGTTACGTAATTCGATGGATTTGAGAAACTAGATGATCCTGAATCATTTGATGCTATCATTACAAATGCATATGGGGTATTTGGTGTTAGATTGTAGACATTCATTGATGTATCAATAACACCATTATTGGTAACAATAGTTCCAAGTGAACGAGATGTTGAGGCAGCAGGATAACTATACACATCATATCGTGTTAAAATCGGAACGTTTGTGGGTGCTGTCCACTTTAAGTATGCAGAATTAACACCTGGGCTTGCAATTATATTTGTTGGTGGATTTGGCACAGCAAATGTTTTTATGATTGGAGATGGCTGTGAGTTAACTGAACTGCCGACAGAATTTGTAGCAACAACCGTAAAATAATATGTTGTATTAATAGCCAAATTGCTTATAAAAATACTGTTAGCAGATGTTGGTGCCGATAGTGTTTTACTAGAGTCTGGATTGTAGGTAGTTACTGTATATGATATTATGGGTGAACCTCCAGTAAAACTTGGTGGATCCCATTCTACTGTTGCCATTTGATTTCCTGCAAACACCTTTATATTTATTGGTGGCGATGGAACCGTTTTTGGTATTACAGGTATTACAGTGTTAGCCGGTAATGAATTTCCGGCAGAATTATTTGCAACTACCGAAAATGTATAACTTGTTCCATTCGTTAATCCATATACAATTACAGAATTCGCCGATGTACCAATAACACTAGCTATATGTCCTTCTGGTATAGAAGTCGCTGTATATCCATAAATAGTGGACCCTCCATTATATTTAGGGTTTCTCCATGTTAGTGTTGCAGATGCATTACTTGGGTCAGCTATAACATTTGTAGGAGGGTCTGGTATTGTGAACGGAGTAACGGCATTTGAATAATTAGAGTCAGGAGAAATGCCAAATGCATTAATTGCATTTACTTTAAATTGATAGATAAAATTATTAGTTAGATTATCAATAGTGGCTACACTCGCAGTTGGGCCTAATATTTCTACTACACGTCCACTGGTGAAATTACTGTCAGGCGTTGACGTCACTTTATAACCATATATCAACGTTCCATTATCACTACTAAGATTCCAAGTAACTACTGCATTTTGGTTTCCTGCTGTTGCTACTACATTTGTTGGTGCATTCGGAATTGACATTATATATAAATTTTTTACTACAATTATATTTTAACGATATATTATCTTTCATTTATAGGCGAATGTATGTCTATTTCATTAAGATAGAAAATTGATTCTACTTTTCATAAAAAGAATCATCTTACCACAATAGCATAGTTTATAATAATGACGACTCTTTCTCTTCCTAAATCAGATCTTGCTAAGCAATATCAACAAAAAACCGACAAACAACATATTTTGGATAATCCAGACACTTACATTGGTTCTGTTGAAAATGTTGATGCAGAACTTTGGGTATATGATGATGTTTCCGATAAAATTGTGTTGAAGACGATTGAATATATTCCTGGGTTGTACAAACTTTTCGATGAGGGCATTGTGAATTGCCGTGATCATGTGATTCGCATGATTCAATCAGCCAATATTGATAAAAAGTTTGTATCTCACATTGATATTGATATCACAGATGACGGAACAATTACCATGACTAATGATGGTAATGGCATTGATATTGCTAAGCACCCTGAAAATGGATTGTGGATTCCTGAGATGATTTTCGGTCATCTTCGCACGTCTACAAACTATAATAAGGATGAGAAGAAGATCGTGGGTGGAAAGAACGGATTTGGATTTAAGCTTGTTCTTATTTGGTCCATGTTTGGTCGTATTGAAACAATCGATCATACTCGCGGACTAAAATACGTGCAAGAATTTAAAAATAATCTCGATGTCATTTGCCCCCCTATTATTACTGCATGTTCGTCGTCAAAGCCATATACCAAAGTTTCATTCAAGCCAGATTACCAGAGACTTGGTGTAAATGGACTAACGTCTGATATGTTGTCTTTGTTTCGCAAACGTGTCTACGATATAGGTGCCGTCACTGATCATTCCATTAAGAAGGTGAAAATCCTGTTTAACGGAAACACCTTGCCTGTGAAAAATTTCCAGCAATATATTGATTTGTATCTGGGCGACGCAAAGCGTATTTATGAATCAAGTGATTCAAGATGGGAATATGCTGTCGCATTGTCACCAACTCATGAGTTTACCGCGATCTCTTTTGTCAACGGTATTTGCACAATGAAGGGTGGTAAGCATGTAGATTATATTACTAGTCAAATTACACGCAAGCTTTGTGATTTTATTGAAAAGAAAAAGAAGATTAAAGTGAATGCCGCTGCTATTAAAGAACAACTTATTTTGTTCATACGGTGTGATGTTGAGAATCCGTCGTTTGATAGTCAAACCAAGGATTTTATGAATACTCCTGCCAGTAAATTTGGCTCATCTTGCACGGTAAGTGATAATTTTATTGAAAAAATTGCAAAAATGGGTGTGATGGATATTGCATGCTCTCTCACAGAAGCCAAAGAAAATAAGCTGGCCAAGAAAACGGATGGTAGCAAGACCAAGTCAATTCGCGGCATTGCCAATTTTATCGATGCCAACTTCAGTGGGACTACACAATCCAAGGACTGCATTTTGATTTTGTGCGAGGGATTGAGTGCGCTTTCTGGTATTGTTTCTGGACTTTCTAGTTCGGATCGTAACACGATCGGCATTTATCCTCTCAAGGGAAAGCTGTTGAATGTCCGAGGCGAACAAGTCAAGAAAATTTCAGAAAACAAGGAAATCGCAGATATCAAGAAAATTTTGGGGTTGGAAACTGGCAAGCAATATACGAGTCTTGCGGATGTTCACCAATATTTGCGATACGGAAAAATTATGTTTATGACCGATCAGGACTTGGATGGTTCTCATATTAAGGGGTTGTGTATCAACCTATTTCAAAGTGAGTGGGGATCTCTTGTTAAGATTCCTGGATTTCTCTCCTTTATGAATACCCCCATTTTGCGTGCGAAAAAGGGGGCACAAACAAAGTTGTTTTATAACGACGGTGAGTATGAGACTTGGAAAAAGTCGTTGGGACAAGATTCGGTAGGAACAAAAGGTTGGACTATCAAATATTTTAAGGGTCTTGGCACATCGACGTCTGCCGAGTTCAAGGAATATTTCGCAAATAAAAAGATCGTAGATTTTGTGTACAATGGTGAGACCAGCGATGATATGGTTGATAAAATTTTCAATAAAAAGCGCGCCGATGATAGAAAAGTATGGCTAGAAAATTATGATAAAAATGCATATTTGGATACGAATCGTCCAAACGTAAAATACGAAGAATTCTTCAATAATGAAATGGTTCATTTTAGCACATATGATTGTGCGCGGTCTATTCCCAATATGGTAGATGGGTTGAAAATCTCTCTACGAAAAATCTTGTTTGCTGCGTTTAAACGTAGACTTACCTCTGAAATTAAAGTGGCCCAATTCTCTGGTTATGTTTCCGAACACAGTTCTTACCATCACGGTGAGGCATCATTGAATGGTGCTATTGTGAACATGGCGCAGAACTTTGTGGGTTCGAATAATATCAATCTATTGCAACCCAACGGTCAGTTTGGTACTCGACTCCACGGTGGCGATGATAGTGCATCTGAGAGATACATCTTCACCTTGTTGAATTCGTTGACGCGTTATCTCTTCCCTGAAACGGATGACGCAGTTCTCAACTATCTCAATGATGATGGCACACTCGTAGAGCCAGAGTTTTATGTACCCATTATTCCGTTTGCATTGATCAACGGAATCTCCGGAATTGGCACCGGATTTTCGTGCAACATTGCGCCCTACAATCCTATTGAAATTATTACTTATTTGAAGTCCAAACTTAAGGGTGGAAGTACTGAGGGACAAGAATTTGTTCCTTACTATGAGGGATTCGCTGGCAGCATTCGCAAGATCGCCGAGTCCAAATTCTTAATCAAGGGTATTTATGAAAAGGTGGGTGATGACAAGATCCGAATTACGGAACTGCCGGTTGGAACATGGACAATGCCATATATCAGCTTCCTAGAAAGCCTCATGGATGGAACAACTGTGGATAAGAGTGGTAAGAAAATCCCTCCCAGCATTAAGGATTTTACGTCCATCTGCACGGAAGTTTCCATTGATATTACTGTTGTATTTCCCAAGGGTCGAATCCAAGAGTTGGAATTGTCAAATGACGCAAATGGCATTAATGGACTAGAAAAACTTTTGAAACTCTCTACTACGGTTAGTACTACAAATATGCATATGTTTAATTCGGAATGTAAGCTTCATAAGTATGAGTCGGTGAATGAAATCATTGATGACTTTTATGGCGTCAGATTGGCGACTTACAAAAAGCGAAAGGACTATCAAGTAAAAGATATGGAACATAAGTTGGTAAAACTATCAAATCGTGCTAGATATATCCAAGAGACGTTGGCTGGCACAATTGACTTGCGACGCAAGACTGCAGTTGATGTTAATACTCTCCTAGAGAAAATGTCATTTGCAAAGATTGATGATGATTTTAAATATTTGATTAAGATGCCAATGGATTCAGTTACACAAGAAAATGTGGCTACGATTATGAAGGAGAAGACAGAGACAGAAACGGAATTGGATATATTGAAGAAGACGACTTTGGAACAGATGTGGTTGCAAGAGTTGAATGTCCTAGAAACAAACTATCTAGCATATAAGAATCAGCGTCAGGTAATTCAAAGCGGTGGTGGTGGTGGTGGAAGTGGAGAAAAGAAGAAGGTGAAGATTACCAAGAAAAAGTAAATAAATATGGTTTCGTATCTAGATAAATAATACAACATAAAAAATATAACAACATTTTTTATTGATTTATTATAATGATAAATCAAAAGAGAGAACCTAGCCGGCAACAAACGATACACCTCTTACCAGTTCCTTATGAAATTGCTGAACATATTTGTAGTTTTTGTTTCTATGATAAAACAACTGCAGAAATACGAAGATTAAAAAAGCTTATTTCCCAAAAATTTTATAATGCTTTTTATAGTCGTAAATATCCAAGATGTGATTGGGGTGACGATGACTCAAATCATTGCGAATATTGGATCATTAGTCTTAGTGATGTAAATGTTTTCAACGATCCACACTATATACATTATGATTCTGGATATTTAGAATTATTTAGAGAACCACAATTCCAGGCAATGAACTGTAAAAATTGTGGGAATTATAAGGTAAGTAATACAACGAATTATTCTGTATATGAATTGGATTCGGCATTTGAAATGGGGGATATGGAATATTGTTCAGAAATCCGTTCAAGAATGAATGAAAGAGTTCGATGTGAATGTATTCTTTTTGATAAGTAGAGAACCTGCCATAAAAATATTGTAAAATTACCCCCATTTTAACCCTTTTTTACAATAAATAAGGCAGGTTCTCTATAACCATCCAAAAGAATAAATATATTTGTTTATAAATAAGGTTCTCTCTTTTGGTTTTAGTAAACCCCATAAACATTTTATTTTTCTTTCTGTTCTCCAATTTACATCTCTATGATAACTAAAACGTATTTTTTTATTCATATATTCATCGGTTTTATTGCAAAAATAAAAATGGCGACGCAAAATCATTTCGAATAAATTATCGATTCCATAGGATATCGTAATGTTTATGTTACAAAAACGCAATAAATCATGTAATAATATGGTTGGATTCATTTGGGTCATATACAGGTTCTCTATAATGGAATAATCTTGTACAAAACTACGAATATCTTTGAGTAGATTTTTGGGTTTTGGGTTATATGTATATGGCAAAATATGATTGATGATTATATCGATTGGTATCTTTTGAATATATTGGCTGTTCATCAAATACTAGTAGTAATTATATTTTGTAAAGATATTTATTGCGAAAATTGATTTTGTTTTGTACAATAATTGAATAAGATAATAATATATGTCTGTCTTTCGAGAACTCCCATTCGATGCGGTGTATCATATTTTATCATATGATAATCGGTCTGTCCTAAAAAATGGAAAGATTGTAACATTTGTAGATAAATTGGATATACGTAAATATGCAAATGTTATTGAGCTCCTACTACAAAAACCGAAAATACAAAAATATACTAATGTAACAACCGCTGGTATAAGATGGAATCTATATCGAGTTACATTTTCCAACAACCAGGTTTTAGAGTATCACATAAATTATGGTGGACACATAAATGATATTATGCGTATACATGCAACCAGTAGATGTTATAATCGACGAAATATTCGTCTTTTTGATGCAACGACTATTCCATAAAAATTGAAAGGAATATTACGTAAAAAACCACGGATAGACAATGAATCGGCAACAAACTATCTTTCTTCTACCGTTACCATATGATATAATACATATTATCAATAGTTACTGTTTTTACGATATTGTTACGTGGAAAACGCGAATAGCAAAAAAACAAATTGTAAATAAATTCAATAAAGCATACGCAAGCCGTGCAAGGCCAGATGAATCCTGGTTAGAAGATGAATATGACACAAATACCAGTGAGAATTGGTTAGTTTATCTGATTGATAAGGATATTTTATGTGATCCAAAATATCTTTTGGTAAGAAGTGATAATAATTTTAGAAAAATGTACAAAGAAACGCTGTTTCAAGCTATGAATTGTAAGACGTGTGGAAATTACAAAATGAGCAAAACAACCAAATATTCTGTCTATGAACTAGACCATGCCTTTGTCTATGGAGACGATCTGTGGTTACACGAAATTCGGTCTAGAATGACCGACCGACTTCGATGTGAATGCTCAATTGAAAACGAATTTTTGTAAAAAAAAAGAAAAAAGGGATAAATCCCAATTTTTCTTTTTTTATTTATTTATTTTTCTTTTTCTTTTTGTTTATTTTTTCTTTTATTTACATGCTAACCGTCTGGTTCTTTAGTTCAAGTAGCTCCTTCTCTAGTTCTGCAACACGCTGGGTAAGTGTCGCGTTTTCTGCAGCAAGGTCTTTGTTCCATTGAACAATCTGGTGGATGTTTTGGGGGACATCCTCTTCCTTCACCTCAGGAATTTCCTTGAAGTTACGTTTCAAGTGAATGAACAAACCGCAGCCGTCTTGCTTAATATCCATGGGAGAAGTTGTGAAGCTGTAGTAGTTGGTCCAGTTTGAGCGGATGTAAGCAAGCTTGACAGAGCCGATACGTTCGATCATATCTCGTGCTTGATCGGCGCGATCATTGGTCTTGCTCCACTGCTGAAAGTGTACAAAGGCACGCCTTAGTCCATTTCGAACAATAAAGTCAACGCGTTTCACTGAACCAAATCCAAGAACTGTCTCAAAGAGATACTTCATTCCAGCCTCTGACTCAATGTTGTAGACAGATCGGAGATAGTTCAACTCTTCGCCGGTATGTGAAGCGGTTTCATTTAGTTTATATTCCACAAGATGTAGATTTGCCGGAACCTGTGGAATGTAGAGACTGGTCCATCCAAATTCTTGCATTGAGGAATAACCCTGGGATGGATTAAAGTTAACCATAAATGGTTCAGGTCTGTAGACCGCGGATGCATATTCGAAGGGTGTATCCTTGAAAATCATGGTGGAAGACATATTCGGTGGTTGGTTTTCGGTTTGGTATTGCGTGGTTTCTTAGTATCATGTATAAATTAGATAAAAAGTGTTCAATTTTTTATCTAAACATAAGCAATGTTTACCAAAGTTCTCCAAATTATTATTCTGAAATGACCCAAAATATGGATCGTTAGAAAGTAAATATTGATCTAGACCCATCGCTTTAATTCCAATTGTTTATAGACACGATCCGTTTGTTGGGGCAATTCAAGTGGAACAACTAATGTGCTTTGATCCTCCATATATTTCATATAACCAACAGCCTCATTATAAACCGAAGGGACTGCATATTCCAATACCAATCGGTTTAATCGTTCCACCTGTTTTTTAATATTGTCTGGGTAATGTTGTGCATATTGCAAATATGTACTTCGCATAATTATTTTTAAATTATCTATATTTTGAGGCGCGATTACGTACTGGTTATTCGACATTGCATAAACACCGGCACGCAATCCATTCTGAATAATTTGAATATTTGCAGCAGAAAAGAACACTTGACTCAATGCATTTGTTTCCAAGTTTCCGGTTAAAGCCTCGCGATATTCAGTGGTCTTATTATTTAAAGAAATACGTTCATGCATATCGAATATGATATTGGTGGATGGCGTTTCTTTAATGTTCACACGACCGTTATATTCATTTATATTAATAATCATATCGTTGTAATCACTGGAAACGGCTGATAATTTTTGAAATGGCATAATCTATATATAATAGATATATTATTGTTTATTTACATAATACCAATAAAAAAATATTTCTAATGCTAAATGTTTAGGAGGATTATTATAATTCAACGATGCGAAAAGTAGCTAGATTCACAATATGTTATGATTTTCAAATTACCCACCCATTATTTCTCAAAAAAAAATGTAAATACATTGTATAATGGATTTATTTTATACCATCGTTTTATCTATAGCAATAATTGTATTAATCCTTATGTTAACATATATAGGATTACAGATGTCTAAGCCTAGTGTTATGGTTCCATCCTTTCCTCCAACATATAATACTTGCCCTGATTTTTGGGCAGTTCAAGGAAATGTATGTGTGATTCCAACAAGTCTAGGAAAAAATGTAGGGAGTATCTACTCAGGAAACAGCTTGATATTAAATTCAAAAAATACGAATGGTTTAAGCACGGATTTAAAAACAATTGATTTCACTGATGCAAATTGGGGAACTGGAACATCACTAAAATGTAATCAGCAGGTGTGGGCGAATACGTGGGGAATATTGTTTGACGGCATTACCAACTTTAATGGTTGCTAGAAATACTATTTTTTCATAAAATACTATTTCTTTTTCTATACAATAAATTCAAATCAAATCAAATCATTTATGTGATTCACTACAGGAATTTTTTCAATTATAGGTTTTGTGTAGGGTATTATAAATGAACGTATATCATCAATATAACGTAATATTAAATCAGAGAACGATATTAATATAATAAATATTCCAGCTGAATAGGAAGCCTTTCTATCTAAATCAGTAAATATTATCTTATCACTACGCCAATTATTGAAACGATATACTAAAAATAACCCAATTAATATTTTAATAAAAAAGGCTATTTTTAGTATAATATCTGGTTTCACATTTAATATTCCGATACAAAAACAAACAAACGCAACCTTGTTGATAACCCCAAAATAATGAATAAAATTATACTCTAAATTATAAATAAACTTATTATCGACTAAAATATCTTTCGCCATTTATCTATTATCTATTATCTACTATCTATCTACTATAGTATCTAAGCATAAATTTATTCTAGCGAATATATAATAGCGGATTTACTTTATAATGTTTAGTCCAGTCATTTCAAATCTAACACCAAAACGTACAAAAACACCTATCATATCATCGCCCAAACGAATGCCTTTACTCAAAAAATCAACATCATTATTTACACCAACTGACGGAGAAGTTGACATTGGCGATACCGTGAATAAAATAATACTTCCTCCTGCCATACCAAATGCCACTAATACGCAAAGTGTAGAACAAATAATACTCCCCCCATTAATCGAGAAAAAACAGTCTACGCAAAATGTTACACGTAAATCAATCACACCAATAAATATATCAAGCAAAAGGAAAACCAGAGCCAAAAAAGAGTTGCAAAAAATGTTAAAAAGTCCATCAAAACGAAAATTAAAAATATTGAAGCATATATGTAGTGTATCTGGTAGTTGTCTCGCATTCGGACGAGAAAACGAAGCAATAAATGGACTGTTTAATCATTTTTCTGATTTTACATATGCGCTTCCTACTGTTAGGCGAATCGGAACCCCCTCTGAAAACGGTTTTATAACCGAAATCGAATATGAGCGAGATGGCTATCAATCAAATGCTGTTCTAAAATCATCCGCATATCGAAGTGCGGACAATCTGTTTTATGAATATGTTGTTGGAGTCATTTTTATCAATTTAATGAACCGTTTTTTCCCCTGTTTTTTGCAAACCTATGGAATTTATATATCAACTGATAAACACTCACATGAATTAATGAAAGAGGCACAAACCATTCATCAAATAAAAGACACACTACACCCACTTGATGAAACAACTTCAGGATTAGATGCTTCCTGTTTAAATTCAGACAGATTATCGATTTTGATACAACACATAAAAGACCCAATATCATTTGATGAATATTTTAGAGAGGAAATATCGAGTGAATATTTTTATACCGTTGATATGATACAGATGTTGTATCAGGTATATTCAGTTCTATCAACAATATCAACCATATTTACACATTACGATTTGCATACAAACAATATATTATTGTATAAAATAAGTGATGACAAATATGTAGAAATGAATTATCATTGTTCGGATGGATCTGTTGTAACATTCAACACCCAATACATTGTAAAAATAATCGATTATGGAAGATGCTATTTTAATCTATCCCCAAATGATAATTCACAAATCGTGTATGATGAATTATGTAAATCACGTAATTGTAATCCGAAATGTGGACTACATTCTGGATATAGTTTTTTCAGCCCCCCTCCAAGCAAGGATAACTTTTATATCGTAAGATCAGTTTCAAATATAAGTCACGATTTACGATTAATGTATATGATCCGAGAAAGTAACGAATATAAATATATGAAATATGGTAATGATATTATAGATGGTATATTTTCTGCAATTGTTTATAACATGAGATTTGGAACACCCTCTCATAAAACAAAGGAAAATAGTAATAAATTATATAATGTTAATGACGTAGAAAAGATTTTAAGAATATATATACAAGACCTAACAGATTTTAAAGAAAAAAACACGGCTTATTTCAAAAACAAACAATCGGTTGGGAAAATGCATATTTACATGAATGGTGATGTATTAAAACCAATGGATTTCTTTCCCAAATAATTTGACCATTTGACCATTTACCATAAATGGTAACTATAATTATTATATAATCTCTTTATTACTATATAATAATGGTTTTTTATGATTTTATTGAAATTGGGACATCTGATTTTGATACAGAAATAGAAAAGGAGGATAATAAAATTGGCATAAGTATTGAACCTGTTACTTTTTATTTAGATAGATTGAAAAACAAAAAGGATTGCATCAAAATGAATATTGGAATCAGTAATTATAGTGGTAAATGTAAAGTATATTATGTGCCTGAACATAATATAAATAAATATAATTTTCCGAGCTGGGTAAGAGGTTGTAATTCTATAAACGTGTATCACAAAACTGTTTCCAATTTATGTAAAGATAGAAATATAAATATTGAAGAGATAACCGAAAGTTATGAAATAGACGTACAAACTCTTTATCAAACCATGAAACAATTGGCTATTGAAGGCGTCTATTATTTGAAAATAGACACCGAGGGTCATGATACCATTATATTGAAAAAATTTTATGAAGACCTCCTGGACAATGCATATTTGCCCCACGTTATTTTATTTGAAAGTAATGTATTATCGAATGACAAGGACGTTGAAGAAATTATACAATTATTTATTGGAAAGGGGTATGATTTAATAGAAAAAGAGAATGACACAAAATTACAACTTAATCTAACAAACCTCAAAAATAAGGTGAGGTTCTCTAATTCTATAAAAAATTACTACATAGCATCGGAATATCCACCTAATTACGATGTAACTAATTTACCACATGAAAACACGCTAGAAAGTGCCAAGAATTATTGTATAAAATACAAATGTTCAGGTGTAACATTGAATAACGGTGTATATGAAGTTAGAAATGGAAAAAATATTTATTACAATAATAAGGGGGCATTTGTATCTTGGATATTTCTATAATACCACACCTCTAGCTGAACGAATAAAATGAACAACGCGTGGAGGTTCTCCAATCAATAGATTATTTTTTATTAATGCCACATCGTTTTTAAATAAATAATAGATAGTGGGGGAATTCGCTGAGATTGCTGCATTTATTTCAATATGTTCTGAAATAAGACGACTTAAAATTTCGACAGCAGGTATATATTCATCTTTTTGCAATTGAACAGCTGTTGTTAATATTTCGCGATTTTCAGTAGACTCATATTCTTCTATCAATTGTTTCAATTTGTCCCTTACCAAAAAAATTTTGGTACGGTATTTCAATATCTCAGCTTCTTTGTTTGGGTTATTATGTAAATCATCATATTTATCCATCAATTCTTTCACAAAAGAGCTATCTTCTGAATATTTATGCATATTTTCCTTAAAATCTTTCACCGCCACATTCTCATCCACATAATTCATTAGCGCGTCTAATTTTTGGGTAATAATAGTGTCTTTTAGTTGATCCTGTATTTCTTTAAAAACGTACATTGTATCCTGCAATGAAGAATAGTATCCTGTGAATAAATCGATTTTTAAATTGCATGGCGAAACAGAATCGCCACAAATCGCAGTATAATGTTTATCTGTCTTATTAAAAACGCTTCCTACAGCACGCTTACAGTTTACACACTTAGGTTTTATGGAAACAGCGCGCAATTTACCCTGTTTTTTCGATTTAGATGTTTGAAACGCCTTTCGTTTTGCTGATCGAAATTGGTCCTCATATTGCGTCTTCAGTTGAAAATAGAGATTCAATGCTTCAATATAATGTATGGACTGGCGAATATCATTTTCCTCATTTACTGTCGCGATATTATGAATGGGAATGTTTCCAGAATTACGGAATTCAATGGATGGTGTATTATCCATAGTAAATTCGCGTAAATCTTCCGGTAAATTATCAATGATGGTAATTGGATTGTTGGAAACATTCACCACTTTCATATTAACATTGTTACTAAAATAAATAAATTTTATCTTATTGTTATTGCACTGGAGTTCTGTCAAACTTTTCGGCAATAATTCTAATTCTTCAAATGTATTATGGGCGATATTTAGATACGTTAATTTGTTTTTTTTCGAAAGAGCGAGCGTTTTTAAATGATTGTTTCTTACATCCAAATGCTCAATCGAATCAGGTATGTTGTCTAAATGTATTAATAAATTATTGGGACATACCAGTTTTGTGATAGATTCTGGTAATCCACGCAAGGAGGTAATTTTACCTTCAGAAAATATAATAGTTTTAATATTACGAAACCCACGCTCAGCCAATACAGATAAATCTAAATCACCATGAAATATTTCACTAAATTCAAATACCGAACTATATTTATGATGTGATTCTACAAAAGCCTTTTGAGTATTATGTTCTCGATTTAATCGCTGCATATACTCCATATCACTTTCCCCTTGTTTCTGTTCACTAGGTTTCGAAGAATTTGAAATTCTATCTAAAATAGCTAGCAATGTTTGTTGTGCCGTATTATTGTTTTTAAATACGTCTTCTCTTAGTTCCGTAATGATGCTCATTGCCTTTTGTAATTATTGTATACTATATTACTTATGTATAATATTTTATCTTTCCCTATACTTTCGGTTTGTTTACAAATCCACAGATATATAATATATCAAAAAGTCGGATAGTTTCCTACAATCGGTAATCGCGTAATAGATGACAGACTTGAGTGTTCATTTTCACGAGTCACGTCACTATAATATTTTATTTTGGATAAAACATATTGTTGATCTCGATACATTTTTTGCTCTTTTTCATAGTCCGTGAGTTTATTTTTACTAGAATAATAAATAGCCAATCCAAAAACAGCTATAAATAATATTAGAATACCCACATTCAAAATATATGAATACATATTCACGCGAATATGATGGCAAGTTTTTAATGATTCATATAAATAATTTTTAGCATGCGGTTCAATCAACGTAGGTGCAACTTTATCCATTTGATTCTTTTATGTATACCATAAGAGAATCAAATTATTTAAATCTCTTTTCGTAGATAAGTGTATTTATCGTTGAAAAAGAGAATAATAACCCTACCAGAATGCAATGTAGGAACAAACTGCCAAATAGCACAATATGGCTAAAACGATTGATACCACCCATATGGGGATGACCGTTTTATGTTTGTATCCTACACCAAAGGGTCGAAAACCACCATCCGAATTGTATATAAAAGACGGCTTAATGTAATGTATAATTGAAAATAATACTAAAAATAGAAAGACTGCAATATTTAATTTATGATATCTGATAAATCCCTTCAAATTTGGCATAACTACTATAATGCTCCGAAAAAATCATTCACCTCTAATCTTCAAATTCTAAATCATCCGGATCGGCATCTTCCTCATAATACACACCATCTGCAAAATTTTTATTTAATCCACTAATATCATATGCACCACGGTCATAGAAATTATCAGTCGTATGATCTTGTCGATAGTCATCTTCAGCGCCCTCTTCGTCTACAGCATTCTCCTCGTTCAGAATTTCCTTGGTATAGGATTCCAATACAAGTCGGTTTACGTCGTCAATTTCACCACTTTCTAAATCTTGTATTAACTGTTTCATCATATCGTCAGTTTCACGTTCATTGGTTGCATCATCATATGAAACTAGGCCTCGTTGTTGACCACGATTCCATATGCCAATTTTATTGCGTTTCAATTGATCTTCGACACCACGTTCTTCGATGGTCATTTTTCCTAAATATTCTATAAAAGATCGCTTTTCCTTCATCTTTGATCGGCCTACCTTTTTCATAATATCATCGTAAGACATATGAATGGCGATTTGATTTTTATTCTCAATATCTAAATAAGATAGCAGTAACATGCAAACACGTTCCTTTAATTCTTCCTTGTTTCCGACTAACACTTGCACTTCATTTATATCTTCTTCTGGCTCATCCAGTTCCTCAGATAGGGTTTGTATCTCCGCGTTCAAATAATTTGCATCATTTTTTTGTTCGTTTATCTTATCACGTCGTAATGATTTAAATTCTTCTATATCCGTATGAATTAACTCTGTGTCGTCGCTGCTTGCAATATATTCATAAATAGCAGAATAAAAACAATATTTTAATAAATAGAATACACCAGATTTATCAAGCAGAGATGGGATCGAATTGTCGGCAGTTACAGGAATGTTTTGTGCAAATGTATTCAAGTCCCTTAATTTCATCTGAACATCTTGGATAAGACGCAATATTACCTTATCGCCTTTGAACGTCTCTAATTTCTCATAGTGATTTACTAAAATAGTGGTTAATCTGTCAGAATCCTTATCCGAAAAACCCCAATGTCCAGGCACACGATAAAATCCAGCTGCATTATTAAAAATAATAGTTGGATAAATCTTCGAAAAATATAAAATGGCATTTTGCAAAAAGAGAGTATTTGTATAAATATCGCTACCTTCATCCATACGCCATTGATGTATTTTTTCTAAGAAATCTAAAATATTATCATAATCCTTCTTTATTACGTTTTTATGATACCGTTGAAAAAAGTCCATAATATATTCATAGAGTCGGTTGTTTGTCACATATAAAGTGTCTTTTAAATTGTCCAATTCCTTATTTATTTCATTAACATCACTCGATGTTGGTTTTGTTTTGAATTTTTCCAATAATTTTGTGAAGCGATTACGCATATTTCGCTCAATAACATTCGAGTCTTTGTAATCCAAATCGTCAATAATATCTTTCAAGACATCCGCTTGTGTAAACAGAGGAGGCACTGATACCTCAATCTGATTATTACGATTTACGAGGGTTAATAAATTACGCAAGTCCTCTACTGTATATTGACGTCCATGTTTCTTTAAAAAAATGATCTTATCACTTACTGTCATATTGGGATTATAACCTGCTGGACAATCACCGCAAACTACTTGGTATTCTTGGGGAACTGGCAATCCTCTGTCGTAATTACCATACTTAATAAAGGCAGAATAAATATTTTCTTCAGAATATCCAGTCGGAATACTGGGATACTGTACACCTGTAATTTTGGGATCATATAAAAAGGGTGCTTTGCTTAATATGTTAACATCATTCAATAGTAATCCAACCTTTTTCGCAGACTGAATATACAATGGTATATTCGAATCATCATTAGAAAAATACCGAATGGGATTTACAGAGAGAGTATTATCATTGCAGCATGCATTCTCAGTAAACGGTACTCTTGAACTTGTTTTAAGCAATAGATTTTGCTTTTTAACGGCATTATTTATGGATTCAATAACTGAAAACCCAAAGAGTGCCGCCTTGCTTTTTAATACATTTAAATATTCATGCTGTTCTCGGTGGCCCTTTTTGATTAATTCCTTGAAATCGGTTTCAAACTCGCCAGTTACGTTTCTAACATTTGAAATACTATAATCAACAACTGGTGGCAAAAAATGAAACCATTTAGAAATACTATGCTCATGTGGAGCTGTTTCATCACGATGTAACAACATATACTCTCGTTTACGTACAAACAATTCGTTTATTTCTGGGCGCGTCACTATGAATTTTTCAATGATTTCTTTCATACGACTCACTAATTTCGGAACAGTTAATTTTTGTATAGCGTTCCACGTAGTAACTGAACTCTTTGTTTTATCAATAACACATGCTATGTATGTTATTCCTGTCAAGTCTTCGGCACCACCAGATAAGGGGTATCCACTGAACGATCGCACACACCCAGGGAAGGTTTTTTTTGTTTTAAATGAGGGGACCGCGGTTTGTATCGCAACCATCAATGAACATGCAACAATAAGGATGAGCATTTCATCATAATATAGTTTGTAAGCACGCATTCCTTTGCCCTTTTGCTCTTTTTGTTTCAATGATTGTTTTTCATAAACCCCCTCAGAATAGATGGCTTTTTGCATAACTTCGTTTGTGGTTCTCATAACAAACTCTTGAATATCCTCCTTTGGAATATCAATATGTTCGCACAATACCTTGAATACATTATATATTGGTTGGTTTGCTTCACTTTCAAATAGCGGATCCTCTTTTTTCGTTAATTTTTCCATTATAACTGTGCTCATATCCTTTTCCATAATAGAATGGGTAGTTATATGGAACCCTGCTGTATCAAATCCCTCTTCGGTACTATACTCGATTTTACGAATGACCCAACCACTATGCATATCAACAATAGAATCGCCATCATCGCTTATTTTTCCAGATTCATGGCATATTCTCGCCATTACGCCCTGATAATCGCCGCCAATCGAAAATTCATTGGCTAGCGTAAATACGAAGGTAGGTAATAATTTTGTATTTGTGGCTTTGCAAAATAACCAATTGGGGTCTTCATCTGAATTTTTTGTATCAGGTGAACGGCAAAACATCTCTACAAATTGAATAATATCATTCTGTTTTTTGGGGAAATCTTCTTGTGCCAAAATCATATTTAATAATGGCTCATTCGGTGATCTTAGCAACTCTGGCTTTACTGATTGTTTTCCTAATTGGTAAGCGACATTATTTGCACGATGCGTTTTTATTTCATCTAGGACCATGGTTTTCTTCAATATTTTTGCGAAATACGTCATTGTATCTTCCAGACCCTTTTCCAATTCTTCTAGTGATACCTCGACACGTTTATCGAATTCATCGCGCATTCTTAATTGTGTTTCATGTTCCATTCGGTTTTTGCTAGTTGTTTCCATAGTTTCACATAAATTATTTTTTATATTCTTATAGCATTGGTCGCTTATGTTGCAAAAGAGAGTATTGGTATCTAAAAATGCTTCCTCATCAATTGAGTCGTCGTGAACCCAGTTATTTTTTACGCGGCGGTAATATCGAAGTTTTTTGCGTATTTCTGCCTCTTGTTCAATAGAGTCCTTTTCCGTTTCAGATAACTTGCTTTCATCCACCGATTTCGGCAATTGGGGGCGTATTTCCAATATAGCATACTCTCCGTCTTGAACACGTTTTTTACCCAAAATAAGCGTGGTTGCCATTTCCGGAGCTAGATTGATAGGACAATCATGTTTTTGCACCAAAATTTCCTTTAAAAATTCAAAAAACAGATCCGGTAGCATCTTCTTTTGTTCATCTTTGTATTTTTTCAAAATATCATAGGGTGTGTCATCAAATTCTTTGTCATAAAAAACCTCATCGGTATTTTGGTCCTTCTGCAATTCTTTTACGCTTGTATAACGATTGGTTAAATAACGTCGAATGCAGTCGGTGGGCAATATTTTTTCAATATCCGTCATTTCTTCCAAATTGGCTTTATCGGTTAAAATATTAGTAAGATTACTAGGCGTTTTCAGTGACAATAAAATAGAGGATAAAATACTAGTATAGAGGTTTCCTTGATCCGACAACAATATTTTGTTTAACACTTCACATGAAGAGACTGGAAGGGTTTCGATGGTTTTTTCTACAAAATGATAATTCTTCAAAAATGCATCACCCAAATGTTTTTTTTCACTCAATGTTCGCAAAATGCTATTCATAACAAACGAAACATAATAATTAGTATCACGAATGGGTGCAAGTTCACGCGATCTTTCTACGTATTCCTTCTTTAATGATGAAATTCGCTCATTAATAATACTAATAATAGCCTGGTACTGTTTATAGGTTATATCCGATGGATAAATATGGAATGGCTCTAGTGTTTGAACAACATCCACAATAGACAATTTGTATTTTATATTATCTCTGACCAATCGTAGCAAGGTTCTCGTTTTTGGAATTATGGTTTCCAAAAATCGGTTAAATTTTTCATTTTGCTCTATTTCACTTGAATTCAAATCTTCTGATAAAACGAATTCTTGTATGCCTTTTAAAAACGTAAGTTTCGACTCTTTATCAACCGAATCACCATAATCAAACTCATGTTCCAAATCTTCAATTACATTCGTGAGCAAATTCGTATTTTTTCGTAATATTTTAAATAAATAAAAAGGGGTTTGACTATAATTTGTTTTATCCAATATAGTGGTGGTAGGCAAATACATCTTGGACGAACGCATAACCGGTTCAGGTAACATAATAAACGATTTAATGGTCATCGTATCATTCGGCGTCATCTGTGTTTTCTTATAATTCTTTTTGCCAGATTTTGTAATTTGTTCTTGCATTTTATTCATTCCTAGGTTGTATTTTTCAATAACATATCTACGTCTAGAAACCTGGGAACGATTTTCGATTTCAGATCTTGCGTAAACAGTAGTGTAAAAATCGCCCAAATTATCAATGATCGATTCCAAATTAGTGTTTACTTGTTTTGAAACCAAATATTTATCGACAGCAAGAGGTGTGTCTGATGTAGCCATATCATTTGAAATAGAATTGTTCATTGCAGAATAGGTAAGATTGCGATCGCTGCCATTTTTAAATGTCATTTGTGTTTTTTCTATGCGACGCAATAATGTTTCTGCCTTTTCTTCCACCACTGTTTCCGATTCGTCATCATATTCCACATTATAAAGATGTTTGCGATTTACGATGACTGGTAATAACCATTGAAGACGTGTATCTAATTTCTGTATTCTCTCAATGAGAGGTTTATGTAAAGCGCCAGAGGTTTTTACATCACTTATGTTATAATTATCGTCAAAAACCGAATATTGATTTCGCAATTGTTTAAAACGTTCAATTAATCTATGTATGTTATCCAAAACGGTTTTGGTTCGTTGACTATTCGGAATAGTGGATAACAACTCGTCCATTAAATCATTAATTTGTATCTCTACACCATAACGTTGCTCACCCTCTGGCACTTCAACCATCTGGGTTAATTCTCCCAATTCTTCAAAAACAATCGAATTTGCATCTAAATAAAGATCACGCAATTCTTCACGAATATTTGCATCAGGAACGACGTTTTCAGGAACCCTTATTGTTGCCTCGCCTGTATCTGCCATTTCTAAGTGAGCAACTTCCGCATATTCACTTTCATCATCTTCACCTCGCAAAGAAGCTAAAGAATCAACATCTTTAAAAGTAGCAGGGGGTTTACGAATAACAATTTTCTCTATGGGGATATGTTCAGGGATTCCATTGTATTCAAAATCAATATAAATGACGGTTTGGATGTCCGGATAGGTAGTAATTTCAATCATATCTTCGATTAAATCAGTAATTTGGCCGGTTATTACGGTGGGAACATCTCCGCCAAAATGTATGGTTACCCACTTTGATGGCAAAAGATTATTCTGTCTAGCGTACCCCTTTTTATCATCTCGACTTAGAAGATGAATCTCCTTAATAGACTCATCTGTAAAGAAGCCATGTTCATTAATATTCATTTGGTAACGGCGCTCTGGATTTGCCGTATCAACAACAATGATTTTTGCAGGATTTATGAAACTAATATATCCGACAAGTTCATGAATTTCATTATTTGAAGGAGCCTTTATTTCAATAATATCACCCAATTCTAATGATATAGATGTGCGCGGTTGTTCTAATATAGTTGGAGTACCTGGATTTGGTGTGGGACTTGGATTATTATTAATATTCATTTGTTTCCAATTATTATATTATATTGGTAAATTATATTTTACTTTCTGTCTAAACCTATTTTCTCGATAAATACTATAAAAAACTATAATAAATAATAGTTCTTATTATTTATTATTAACAACATGCATTATAAAATAGACGCATCCATTAATAATGTATTAAAAATAAAACAAAAATATTACCGAAAGTCTCTTTCCCAGTGTGCAGGTTCTGGTACAGGGGGCGTTTCTTATTCTATTTATAATTATATAAAAAACAATATTAGTGGAAATGATTTCGATTATTATCCATATCGGTCTATCATAATGTCAAGTCCAGAAAATAGGGTTCTCGCATTTTCACCAATAAAATCCATTACATTCCAACAATTTTGTAAAGTAAATCCATATTTTAACAACGATATTATCGTGAATGAATGGATTGAGGGGACCATGATCAATTTATTTTTTGATGAGAGAATACAGAGTTGGGAAATTTCGACGAAAAGTTCTGTTGGTGGGGATTATGTTTATAAACCCTATAATACATCTACTATATTATCTAGTGCACCCACTAAATTCAAGACGTATTATAAAATGTTTTTGGAAGCATTATTGGAAGATGTGGAGAAACCGTTAAATGATATAGCGGTTTTCAGTAATTTTTCAAAGAAATATTCCTATAGTTTTGTTCTCCAGCATCCTGATAATCATATATTGTTAAATATAGCAAAACCACGACTATATCTTGTAAATGTATTTGAGATGGAGCATAATACAAATCGCGTCGCTTATATTTCACCCATTGTTTATGAAAATTGGGGTATGTTTTCAGACATACAGGGAGTGATTCTTTTCCCTAAGCGGTACAAATTTAATACATATGATGAAATTGTAGAAAAAATGGGGGTATTACGATCCAAAATTGATAGTGCAGGCATTGTTTTAACAAATAGTTTGTCAGGTGAGAGAACTACGATACGTAATAAGTCATATGATAAGTTATATTCGTTATTAAAGGTGTATCCAGTAAATCAATATCAATATCTTTGTTTAAAAAAGGTGAATAAGGTAGAAGAATTTTTATCGAAATATCCTAGCTATAGAATCGTTTTTGATAGATTTGAACAGGAATATAATCATTTTATTACGAATGTGCATAACAGCTATTATATGTTTTTTGTTAAGAAAAACATACGCAAGGAGGACCTTACTACAAAATATATTTATCATATTTATAAACTGCATCATGAAATATATTTACCGTCGTTATCCAGTGTAGACAAAAGGAAAATAACTAAACCGGTAATTCGTGAATATTTTCAGAATTTTGAACCGCATCAAATCCTGTATTATTTGAATTATGAGCGGCGCGAACATGTTATGGGCTGGGTTTAGTAGGGGGTGTTTTTGGTTGGTAATATTTTTTATCAACCAAAAGGATAAAGGCTGATTCTGATTCATTCGTTTGTATAAAAATTGTGTACAAAAAATACGGATAGTTCGTAAGGTCTATCAATGGATTAATCTCTATCGGTGGATAAATATATTTATCCACCGAAAGGATATAGGCTATTCACTGATTTTAAGCTTTGCAAAAGCCAATTGGCTACAAAACTGCGGATAGACCTTAACTTGGTATGGTTATTCCATAAAGACTAGCTAAGTAGTTTTCAACGATTGTTATATCTGCTTGTGTTAAGTAACTATCATAAATTAAAACATCGGCTACTTGAAAGTCTGATGCCTCACCTCCACCTGCTGAATATCTGCCGTTATTTATTGAAAGCACAGGCATATATGTAAGACCACCTGCTCCACTTCCACGACTAGTTCCATTAGAACGGTATGTCCCATAGCTATCACTCGATAATATCCAGTTATTTCCATAAATATCAGAATAACCAGCTAACCATCCTTCATGATAAGCACAACCGGTGTTTCCATACCAAAACCCAGATAACCAATTATCCGTCGTACCATCAAATATTCGGTTTCTAGAACCTCCTGTATATCTGGCAACTGTAAATAATGTATAATTTGTCATAATGGAATTTGTTATCTGAATTTTCGAACTAGTTGATCCTTGTAATACAGAGAATGCTTTTGTAGCACCATTCGTATTAGCAGTTGTTGTAACAAGAGAAAGTCCTGTATTTGTTATTTGAGATGAAGGTATATTGCGAGCATTTGTTGTTGAATCTGACCAAATATTTGTAGTTGAATTATAATTACTGGCAGTATATCTTGCATAAAGTGTTGCAGTTGTGCTTGGTTGCGATGCAGTATCAGAACTACTAGCAACATATATTGCAAAAATATTACATAAATCAATATTATTCGCATAAATGTTAGTAGCCGCGGCTTTTGTTCCACTCGTATAAGGTGCAAAAACAGCATTTAAATCATAATAAGTTGATCCACTTAATGTATAAATTCCTGTAGCGGTTGCTTGAGTTCCTCCTCCGTATGCAGCAAAAACACCACTTAAATCTTTGTAAACACCTGAAATATTTACAAGATAATTTGTTGGAGGTAGATTTTTTGATACTACAGCTGAAGTAGTAATGGCTGATGCATAAACAGTTGATGACGAAACACTATTTGCTACCGCGGTAATTCCAAAAGTATATCTAGTACTTACTGTAAGTCCGGTTACGCTATATGGGCTACTTGTTGATACAGTACTACCGCCACCAGATAATGTATAACTAATAGTATACGCAGTTCCTTGTGATGCTGCCGTAAATGTAACAGTTGCGGTAGTAGGGCCGGTTGCTGTTGCGGATACCGCAGTTGGTGCAGTTGGAGGGCTTACTACTGCTGAGGAAGGATTTGAAGAGCCGGATGTACCTGCACTATTGGTAGCAGTAACAGTAAATGTATAACTAGTATTTCCAGTTAATCCACTAATTGTTATACCACTACTTGATCCAGTGCCGGTTAAACTGCCAGGGGTACTAGTTGCAGTATAACTTGTAGCACCAGTAGATACACTAAAACTAACGGTTGCTGTTGTTCCATTTATTGAAGCGGTTACACCAGTCGGTGCAGATGGTATAGCAGTTACCGAACTACTAGTTGATGAATTTGTTGAACTTTGACTTCCGCCTCCTACTGCTACTACATAAAACGAATTAGTAGAGCCAGCGGTAACAGTAACTGTCTGTGAAGTTGCCGAAGAAGATACCGATGAAGCTATAAGAGTTCCGTTGCTATAATAAACACTATATGAGCTCACGCCACCAGACGGTGCACTCCAATATACTGTTGCTGTAGTACCACTAATGCTTGGCGTGCCAATAGTGGGTGCATTTGGATAACCATAAGCACCATTACTATTAGCTGAATTACCAGATGTACCTGCACTATTATTAGCTGTAACTGTAAATGAATAACTAGTAGTAGAAGACCCAACAGTGACTACAATTGGACTGGATGTACCTGTATTACTATATGAACCGGTGGTACTTGTAACGGTATATCCTGTGGCACCAGTAGATCCAGTAAATGAAACACTAATTTGCAATGGTGAACCACTACCTACAGCTGTGGCTGTACCAATAGTCGGTGCAGATGGAGTAGTAACTACTACTGATGCAAATTTCCATGCTTGGCAATAATTATTATTACCTACATCACATAAAATAAATGTATTTCCATCTGGTGACAAATTACCACCTTGCCATGTCCATCCTGAAACCAGGTTAATTCCATTATCTGTACCAATCAATGTTTTACTAGAATTAAATGTTCTACTATAAGAACATATAAAATTATCCTGTGCTACTAGTACGGTGTTTCCATCAGCTGATATGTTAACAGAAAAAGGTCTAGTTGGACCAGTTGACCATTGCCTAAGTACAAGACCAATACTACCCCATGAATTGCCACTATCACTGGAATACCATATATTATTAGTATTACGTTTTCCAGCTACTATAACTGTTCCATCTGAACTACAAGATAGTGAATTTGCTTCACCTGACCAAGGAACACTCATTGCACTCCATGATGCACCATAATCTGTAGACTTATACGCACTGCCAGCAGCATTATAAACAATAGAACCACTCGAATTACATGCCATTCTACCAGCACCAGTAAAAGGTGTATCAGTAACAGTAGTCCAGTTAACACCTAGATTTGTTGAATATACATAATAATTAGTATTTACAATTGTAAAAGCCCAATAGCTAAAGTCTCCATTATAATTTGCAATTCCATTGGAAAGATAGCCTACGTATGAATAATCACGGTTAACCCAAGTGGAACCACTATCTGACGAATAATAAATCTGGGAAAATTGTCCAAAAGCAACAATTTTTGTACCATCGCTAGAACAAACCAGACTTATTGCCTGATTAAATGATACCGATGAAGTGGACCAAGTTGCACCATAATCACTAGTTTGGACCATTCCATTACCGTTACGTCCAGTCGAATAGGCTTTACCAACATTTGATACTGCATAATAATCAGAATCAGAATTACCGCTCTTACAACTAGTAGTAGATTTAATCGGATTCGACATTTAGGTTTTCAATACAATATATAATAATTATAATTATATATTATATTATTTTACACCGTTTGACGGATAATTATATTTATGAAATGACATACTTTACATCTCAGAATATAATTTCGACAATTTACTTAAATTTTGAATATATTTTGTTGCATGCACCTTATTTGCATCACTCATTGACTTTACTGGCTGTCTAAATGAATCAATGATACCCATAATCGACTGTGAATTACTTAGATTAGAAAGGTCCGCCGAATAATCCTTATCAAAGAAAAAGGTAATATCGCCTGCATCAATAACCGACGAATATGGCTTATATACAAACAAAAACCATGATTTAATAATGGCCGTTGGATTCGCCTGTTTAATTGTCTGAAATGAAGTTTTGGAAACTTCTAAATCTGAATTTTCTGGAAAAATACGAATAATATCATCTATAAATTCAAAAAAATGGTTATTAAATGCACGTAGAATCGTGGTTTTGTCTGACATAGTATTTGTTGGTATATAAGTGGTGTTTTTTCTATATATTTTATTTCATTGTTTTATTGTTTCATTGTTTCATTGTTTTATTGGTTCACTTTTTCACTATAGCATGTTACTGTACATCATTCCTTGAGTATTAGACCCCCTATTTATTTCGTTGTTACGTTTTTCCTGCAAAGTATCGATCGTAACATTATTCGAAATTTTATCAGGACGATAATTTTCAGGCGGCGTATTTATCGTAATAACATTATCATTCGCTGAAACATAGTTGTACATTTGGCGATTCGACCCCTTACCTTTACTGCTTAACTCGTCAGGTGTCATATCATACATAGTAAAATGCTCTGAAACTATATTCGACCCTCCACTTCCACCATTTAATTGATAGGCCATGGGTTCATCAAAAACCGGCGCCGATAAATTCGCTTCCATTTTTAATTTGGGTTGCAAATACTCTAAAATTTCAGTACCATAAATCACACGATATTGTTGTTTTACTAAAAGCATAGCAGGTACACTATGCAAATTCGGCGGCATAATTACCTTGGAACCATTCTCTAAATCTATGTACATCTGATTTGACTTTGGATCACGACTACGTTTATCAATGCAAATAAACGAGATCTTATCGACAACATTCGTTTTTCCGAGTGTCTGAAGAACTTTTTGTGAATGTTTGCAATAGTTGCTATAATATAAAATATCCATCGCTGGGCGATTTTATATTATCTTTGTAAAAGTGTATCTGGATTTTAACGAACACACCACCAATTATCTCTTACTTGAACACATAGAATACAACAAACGATTTTGGAAATACATAAAGAATATCACTAATCCAAGAATCAATTTGCTAAAATAGTATGAAAATCCCTTGCGTTTAGAAAAACCCACATAAAGGGAAGAAATCGCAAACAACACAAGAGAAATGAAAAAATAAACCTCTAAAAAGTAGAAGTAAATGCAATATTCCGAACCTAACGATCCAAACAAGCTATCAAACATATCCGCCATCTTTTTTATATAGTATATATTTACTAAAGAAGATTTTGACAGAATAATATATTCCACTATTGTAAAATGAAATATTATTTTACAAATACAAAAATATGGTTGTTCAGTATATTTATATTCATCCTTCTTATTTGTATTTTCAGTTTTTATTTTATTGTTAATCTCTATCGGTGGATAAACATATTTATCCATCGAAAGGATATAGGCTATTCACCGATTTGTAGCCATTTGGCTACAAACCTGCGGATAGACCTTAAACCGCCTATATATAGTGAAAATATGGATTCGATATCATCTAATATTTACGAAAATCAGGAAATTGTTATTGCGCGTTACAATGAAGACTTGACATGGATAACGGATGAACCCTTTAATCGACATCCAATAACAATCTACAATAAAGGACCGAATGATAATTTTACAAAAACGGATAATATTCGTAAAATAGTGATTTTGCCCAATGTTGGTAGAGAAGGTCACACAATCCTCTATCATATTATAAATAATTATGACAATTTAGCTGACGTTACCATGTTTCTACATGGTTCATCCAATGACCCTGATAAAAACAAACGCGCAAAAAATATGATTTATGAAGTAGAAAAAACAAACAACACTGTGTTTTCTTGTCTGTTTTTCGATGGAGAAGAACAGCATAGAGTTAATTATGGGTTTCAGATAGACAATTATATGTCATCAAATGCAAATAATAAAGAAATAAATAAAGACAGTAAACTTTTATTAAGTGATACAAGACCTTATGGAAAGTGGTTTGATGCCACTTTTACCAATGGAGAAAAAAATAAATGCATGAGTTTTAATTCTATCATCAGTGTATCAAAAAAACACATTATACAAAAGCCGAAACAATACTATGAAAACTTACTTAAACAATTGGACAATCATCACAACCCAGAAAGTGGGCATTATTTTGAACGCGCCTGGTATTCTGTATTTTATCCATATGGTGAAGGTGAATTTTCACATAGTTGGCTATAGATGGTTGAGTGTAATATTTTTTATTTCATCATATATATATAATCAAATATATATATATGAAATATATAAAGTTAATAATATTTATTCTTACTGTTATTACTGTTATAACTGTAATATCATTTATAAAATTATATTATTTAAATATAAAAGAAGTTATTGAAAAAAAAATAAAAATAATATATTATGCTTATCTTAACGAGGAACGGTGGAGATATATTGTACTGCCACAAATGGTAGATTTGTTGAATTGTGGTTTATTATCTAATTCCGATTTAGTAGTAAATTTATCAGGTAAAAGCGAAGTAATGGAAGAAGCTGAAAGAGAAATTCGTAAAATATTAAGTAATTATAATGAAAATGTTGTATTTACCTATACTTATGAAAATTTATATGAATATCCAGGCATTTTGTCACTATATGAAGAATGTAATAAAAATCCAGAAAAAATATATTTATATTTCCATTCAAAGGGTATGTTTTTTTATCAAAATGATGAAAGATTATTAGATGAAATAATAATATTTAAATTGGTCATAACAAATTGGAAAAATGTCATTAATATATTCAATAATAATAATAAAATAAACAAAGTATCGTTTGGTTGCAGCAAAGAAGGGTTTTGTTGGTATAATTTTTTTTGGGTAAGAGGCGAATACATAACAAAATGTAATAGACCAAAAATAACAGATGATAGATATTACTATGAAAGTTATATTGGAGAAGAAAATGAAAATAGTACATTTTTAGATTGTTACAATTTAGTTGAAAATAACGCAAAAGATTATTATTCAAGTGGAGAAATACATGATGTTTTATCGAGATATAAATATTTTTTTAACCTTTAAGGTCTATCCGCAGTTTTGTAGCCAAATGGCTTTTGCAAAGCTTAAAATCGGTGAATAGCCTATATCCTTTCGGTGGATAAATATATTTATCCACCGATAGAGATTATTCTTTAATCTACAGGCCATTTTATGGTAAATGGTAAGTATATGTTGGATAACTATGGTTAACCAAATGTTTTCATATGTTAGCAGGCGTTCTAATTGTTTTCTTTCGTTTTGTCATTTTTTTCCCTTTTGCCTTTTTTGATTTTCGTTTACGTCCTCCATGCAATCCTTCTTTCAATAAACTGGTCCTCAACAATCGAAGTGTTCGATCGCTTATTCCGCTATCAACTAATTGGGGTATTTCATAATTGCTATCACTATCCATAATATATTCTCCAGTATCTTCATTTATTTGAACCGATCGGTAGTTTGAACATGCTAAATCAAAAATAATAATACGTTTCGCCCCTCTAGTTTTCAAAAAATCAATGATTTGTTCCATATCTATCAAATCGCTTTTTCCGTAATGGCTTTTTTTGCCTTGAATAATCGGAACCAAATCTGGTTGCCCCCTTATATTTGCACCAATAATTTGCCAATCATAGTATTGATGCGATTCCACATTATCACGGAGATAGGTTTTATTTAACATTTTAGAACCACTTTCATATTTCGACACTACTCCCCCTTGTTCATAGGCGTTTAAAAAATCTTCGGATTCATTATCATAGTCGGCTCCTATTTTTTTTTGTATAGAAATATCTTTCCGAATATTAATTGTAAATTCTTCTTGAGAACCCTGATATGTTCTAATAATCGTTCTCATTTCAGACAATAATTCATTATCATTTGTTATCGTATCTAATTTGGGGTTGTGTCCTGCAATTTTCTGCAAAAAATCTTTGGTAGTATCCGTATTGACAAAATTGCATGTTCCTGGGGGGACAGAGGTTGCCTTATATACAGTCATATTTGACGGAATCGTATATTTAGGAATATCGTCCAGCGTATAATTGTAGTCATATTTATGTTGCAATTTAATGATTCCATGTGTAGTAATTACTAAAATAACTGTTTCTGGAATATGTATCGACGGTTGTGATCGAATTAAGTTACCTACCCAACTTATTAATTGAGACATTTGCTTATGAAGTTATATAATAGTTATATAATTATTATTATATAAATATAAACATATTCAATACTATCTAATATATTATTAAGGAATGGATAATTCTATTATATTTAAGATTCTTGATTCCTATTTTCAAGATAATCCACAGCGTTTAGTAACACATCACATCGAATCCTATAATGATTTTTTTAAAAATGGAATTTTTCAAATATTGAAGGAAAAAAATCCGATTCAAATAAATACCCAATATGATAAAACTATCGATGATTACCGTACAAAATGTGTAATGTACATTGGTGGCAAAAATGGTGATCGTGTATATTTTGGAAAACCAGTTATTTACGATGATGATCGAAGTCATTATATGTTTCCAAATGAGGGGCGTTTACGTAATATGACGTATGGAATGACGATACATTATGACGTAGAAGTCGAGTTTATTGATATATTGCGTCCTGGCGAATTACCAGCAATGGTTTCCACTGGCGGTGCAATTATATACGAAGATGATGACGATTTATCAGAAGATGAAGGAGATACAAAAACCAATTGGAAGAAAGGTGATGACCAAGAAATTATAAACCCAGAGGATAGTCGTACCATAGAGAAACAAGAGGAACAACTTCGATCAGACAGATTAACTGCTGAAACAACCAATAGTCAATTAGGTGGTGCTTTAGCTATAGGCAAAGCCATAGGCAAAGGTGATAAACCGAAACGTGGCAGACGCAAGAAGGCATCGGAACTAGCACCATCCGATATTGCCATTTTACGAGAAGCAACCGAGAAATCCATGATTAGTCCCAATACCCAACGCCGCACATTAGTGCTTGAAAAGATATTTTTGGGGAAATTTCCCATAATGGTTCAGTCCGATTTTTGTGTGTTAAGTGGATTGCCAAAGGAGATTCGTCATACCATGGGGGAGTGTCTCAATGATATTGGTGGCTATTTTATTATTGATGGCAAAGAAAAAACAGTAGTCGCACAGGAAAAATTTGCCGATAATATGGTCTACATTCGCGAAGTCAATGACGAACATTTTTTATATTCCGCTGAAATCCGCTCCGTTTCAGAGAATGTGGCCAAGCCCATACGTACTCTTTCTGTGAAAATCGTGGCACCCTCAAAATCATATACGAACAAAAATATTGTGGTGAATATTCCCAATGTTCGAAAACCTGTGCCTCTATTTATCTTATTCCGTGCTCTTGGTGTATTAACCGATAAACAAATAATTAGTATGTGTCTACTCGATATGGATAAATATGAATCTATGGTCGATTTATTTATTCCATCAGTGCACGATGCTGGTGGTATCATGACCCAGCGCGATGCACTCAATTATATTGCGATTTTGACCAAAGGAAAAACCATTATTAATGTTCTCGAAATTTTATCGGATTATTTTTTGCCACACGTTGGTGAAGTGAATTTTTATAAAAAAGCTTATTATTTGGGGTATTTAACATTCCGTCTGTTGTCTGTGTATACAGGTCTTGAAACGCCCACTGATCGCGACAATTTTAAATACAAACGCATAGAATTGGTTGGTTCTCTCATGTCTGACCTATTTCGTGAATATTATAAAATTCAACAGCGTGAAATATATCTTACGTTTGAGGAGCAAATTAACTACAATGCTGGATTATATGAGGCTGATTTGTATAGCCTTGTACAGGATTTCTATAAAAGGGCATTTTCAGAACGAAGTGTGGAATCTGGATTCCGAAAGGCATTCAAGGGAAATTGGGGAGCACAGACCCATACCAAACGCGTTGGAATAGTACAAGATTTGAACCGTTTATCCTTTAATTCCGCATTGAGTCATTTGCGAAAAACTAATTTGCCCCTGGATTCTAGTGTAAAGTTAGTGGGGCCACGTTTATTAAATTGCAGTCAATGGGGATATTTTGACCCAATTGATACCCCAGATGGTGCAAGCATTGGTATTCATAAACATTTATCGATTAGCACCTATGTTTCCCAAGGATTTTCTCGTGAACCCATGATCAAGTGGTTGCGTGAAAAGGTGGATATGAAGTATGTGGAAGAATGCAGTCCCCTTATTTTATCAAGAATGACCAAGGTAATAGTGAATGGATTATGGGCTGGTTCGGTAACAAAACCATTGGAAGCGGTAGAAAAAATCAAATTATTTCGCAGAAATGCCTTGTTGCCGATATATACAAGTGTCACATTTGAAATAAAACAGAATACGATTTATATTTACACTGATGCTGGGCGCTTATGTCGTCCCATATTCTATTGGGATACCCATACGGAACAATTTTCCTTTTTCAATGGTGATGTTATGGAGAAGATAGAGGCAGATAAATTCACATGGCGTGATTTAACAACCGGATTTAACAAAAAAATGATAGAGAACTTTGATCCGAATGCCTATAAAATATATGAATTAAGTGAATTATATAACGCGGATAGCGCAGAGCCCTCAAAATTAAAGCGATTTTTGGAAGAAAAGGCCGTTATTGATTTCATGGATTGCAGCGAAAGTGAGAACGCAATGATTGCATTAAATAAGGAGATTTTAGAACGAAATAAAACGAAAAAATACACCCATCTAGAACTCCATGATTCAGTCATTCTTGGTATGATGGGCAATCTCATTATTTATCCTGAAAACAACCCTGTGGTCCGTAACTCATTTTCTTGTGGTCAAAGTAAACAAGCCGTTTCTATGTATCATACCAACCATCGTGTTCGAATGGATAAAACCGCTGTTGTATTGAATTATGGTCAAACGCCGTTGGTGAAATCACGCTACCTAGAATATATTAACCATGAAGGTAATCCATATGGTGAAAATGCGATTGTGGCAATTATGTGTTATACTGGATATAATGTGGAAGATGCGATTTTAATAAACGAAGGTTCTCTAAAACGCGGTTTGTTTCGAACTACTTATTATAGCACATATGAAACACATGAGGAAAAATCCATGAATAATGATTCTACCGTTGAGAAATTATTTACTAACATTGAAAATGAATCAAACGTTGTTGGTACAAAGCCTGGTTATGATTACAGTAAACTGGATAAATATGGTCTAATAAAGGAGGGCACAGACATTGATGATAAAACTATACTCATTGGCATAACTGCTACCGCTAGTGGTAGCAACGGCACGAAGGATGCACGCATTGATATGTCAAAAACTCCCAAAAAAGGGCAATTGGGAACGGTTGATAAGACATTTATTACAGATAGTGAAGAGGGAAAACGAATTGCCAAGGTACGAATTAGAGAACAGAGAATACCGAATTTGGGTGATAAAATGGCCTCTAGATCTGGACAAAAAGGAACGATTGGATTGGTGATTCCAGAAGAAGATATGCCATTTACAAAGGATGGTATTCGCCCTGATCTTATCATTAATCCACACGCTTTACCAACACGCATGACGATTGGGCAATTAGTCGAGACCCTCATTGGTAAGGCATGTGTAAATTATGGTGGGTTTGGTGATTGTACCGCATTTATAAACAAGGGGTCAAAAATAAAGGTTTTTGGAGAACTTTTACCAAAAATAGGTTTTCATTCGAGTGGAAATGAAATATTATATAATGGAATGACTGGAGAACAATTGGAAACTGAAATATTTATGGGACCCACCTACTATATGCGTTTAAAACATATGGTGAAAGATAAGATCAATTATCGCGCTAGAGGACCAAATACTGCACTTACCAAGCAGCCAGTTCAGGGCAGAGCAAATGATGGTGGTCTGCGTATTGGTGAAATGGAACGTGATTCGGTGATATCACATGGAACCAGTGAATTTTTACGCGAATCGATGATGGAGCGTTCAGACAACTATTTTATGGCCATTTGTAACACCACTGGAATGATGGCGATTTATAATCCGGCGAAAAATATATTTATGAGTCCTATGGCGGATGGACCTTTGCGGTTTGTGGGTTCGTTAGATGGTAAGGATATGCATATCGAAAATGTCACTCGGTTTGGACGCGATTTTAGCATTGTGAAAGTGCCATATACATTAAAATTATTAATGCAAGAATTGCAAACGATAAATATTCAAATGCGATTTATTACAGAAGATAATATTGAACAATTAGAGAACATGACCTATTCAAAAAATATTGATAAATTGATGTTTACCGACAAATTTTCAGCCAAGTCTGTCATCAATAACGTAAGAAGAGAGCTCGATGAAACTGCTAAGAAAATGAACATTGCGAACTTGAGTGGTCCTACCGATAATATTACATTAGTAACAACAGGTTCTCCTGAATATGCAGAAGGGTCTCCAGCATTTTTCCCTAATGAGGGTGATATCACCAGTCCATATACCGGCGAGTTTAATCCAAATACACCCTCACCATCTCCACTTATTTATTATCCGAATAGTCCGGATATGCCACCTCCGGATAGTCCTGATATGTCACTCAGTCAAGGTGCGGAGACTCCAATCTTAAACTATTCTCCCCATAGTCCGGATGAACCGGCACCACCATTGCATGAACAACCAAAAAAATCCGACGAGAAATCTATTGTAGATTGGATATTTAAAGGAGGAAAGGCGCATTTGCGCGGCGATACCATACCAGTTCGCACTTGGACAATTAAAAACGTAGGCGATAGATTTGTAACGATAGGCGCTGATAACATGGATGGATTAGATTTAAATGATAATATTAAAGTAGTTATGCCACACGACTTGTATGAAGTTGGAAATTATTCGTTTATGCAACAGCCAATGCTCAATATGGGTCAAGACCAACCGATGATGAATATGAATAATAATGGTTTTGGCATAGGTTTACAAAATACTATGATGCCAGATTATTATCATCCAGCTATTAATATCGCCCCTGTTATCAAGGTTCTCAATAACTCAAGTGATAATTCTACTGATCCTACACCCTCTACACCAAATCATACTCCGAGCAGTGAAATCATTAACAATGGTTTCGAGACATCCTCTTCACAAAATCAAAATAAAAATCAAAGTGAATCGAATGATAAAATCGACCTTTCCAAAATAGGCGGCTCTGAAAGTAAAGGTCTTATTGTTAAGAAATTGGGATAAAAAAATTGATTCAAAAACAAAATAAAGAATAATGAATATATATAAAAGATTCAATGTCGACAACTAGTAACCGTATTGTTAGTCTTTATAAATCTAGATCCAACATCTTGGAGCATCTAGAATATTTAGATTATGATACCAGTGATTATTTAGGGTTTAGTATCAATGAAATCGATGCAATGTGTACAAATAATCAATTAGATATGTTGGTGACTAACAAAATGGGCAGAAAAGCGTATGTGAAATATTATTTAACTGCAAAACAGATAAGAAACCAAATGTTAGATGAAATTATTGAAGACCTATACACAATTGATTCTGTATTGACGAAGGATGATACTCTTATTATCATCATTGATGATGAACCCAATGATACAATTATTACAAAACTAAAATATATTTATGAACAAGACGGTATTTTTGTGGTAATTCATAACATAAAACGTCTCCTATTTAATATTTTGAAACATAAATTGGTTCCCAAATGTAGTATTTTGACTGATGTTGAAGTAAAAGATCTGTTTCAAAAGTATAATATAAAGGATTTAAAGCAGCTACCAGAAATTTCTCGATTCGATCCACAAGCCCTAGTTATTTGTCTTCGGCCAGGGCAAGTTTGTAAATTTGAACGTGACAGCCAAACTGCTTTGAAATATGACTATTATCGTGTTTGTGTATAAAAATAATATTTTTATAATATATATTACTATGAAAATATCCAGTTTGTCCATATTTCTTATATTTTTTATTATTTGTTGTCTTGTTTTTTTATTTTTTCATTATTGGCCATCATCAAAAATATCAAACGAGAAGGGGGCGTCATCCGAGATATATGTTAGCCCTGATAGAATAGCAAAACATACAGTGGATGGATATACCGTATTTGAGATAAAAAATTTACTATCACATGAAGAATGTGACCATTTAATCGAGGTCGCAAATAAAAAGGGTTATATGGATTCAGAAGTTTATAATGATAATGCTATTAAAAATAATAAACTTGGTGATTTAGACACAGAATTTCGTCTGAGTAAAACGTGCTGGATTGAAAATCATGAGGAACCATTGGCTGATAAGATATCAGATTATAGTGTATTTTTAACACACATACCAAAAGAAAACAATGAAGCCCTTCAAGTTGCGAGATATAACATCAACGGAAAATTCGATAGTCATTATGATTGCTGTGTTTATGATGATGAAGAAAAGTGCCGCATTATGAATGGGAATGCTGGACAACGTAGATCAACACTTATGGTATACTTAAACGATGATTTCGAGGGCGGTGAGACCGAATTTGTGAATATAGGGATAACAATTAAGCCTGAAAAGGGAAAGGCTATATTATTTTGGTCAACTTATGAAAATGGTATGCCCATTGAAAATTCGATGCACCGTGGAAAAAAAGTTACAAAAGGAATGAAAATAATTTGCACAAAGTGGTCACATATGAACAAATGGGAAAATATGTCGCCTACACTCGCCCATCATAAGTAGATTATCTGCAAAATAATACAACTATTTTCGCAATAATAAAATAGACATATATAGTAAATGTCAAACAATAATCGTCTCATCGGATATAATAATGAATCTTTAGATTCAACCAATTTTTTGATTAGTTATAATAAAAATGATTTCTGGTATAATAGCACGGATGCTGCTATCATAAACAATTTACCCACATTGGCTGATTGTTCATTAAATAATATAGACGATAAATCATGGGATGATGTTAAATGCAGCAAAAATAATGTCTCCAGCAATAATCAGGATTGTGTTCGACGTGAACTTTGTTTAAACCGTCGGTATGGAGAACAATTAATGACCCTGCAAAACAACCATGTTGGAGCCGACCAAAATTATTTAGATACAAAAAACAAATATTATTATCAGTATTTACAATCCATAAATTTAGGAGTTGGCATTATTGGGGGTATTTATATTATTTATACTTTATACAAAAATAGAAATATAGTATAATAATATACTATAATGCCAAAATATGAGGGGTTTTCTATGTATAATTCACAACCCAAAACAGTAGAAGGGTTAACTACCAATTATCAAAATTTGATTAAATTGCGAAATAATTTGGATACCAAATTAAAGAATCTTTCACAAACAAAACAGGGTGTATTTGCTGAAGAAAAACTTCGAAAAGATTCAAATGTTTACACTGGTTTATTGTTAACGGTTTTAGCATCGTCGCTAGTTGTTTATATTTTTTTGAAATTGGATTGAAAATAGATTATTATATATTATTATTTTATCAAGGAAATAATATTATGTCATTTATTACGATTACTCCTACGAGTATTCCATTTACAAAGAATTCATTATATTTAAATGATAAAACTGACAAGGATTTATTGATTATGAATGGAGAATATTACGCATCAGCATCATCCCAATTATCCGATAAATATCAACCGTATAATGTATTTAACGGTACGACCAAAAAACCATGGATATCTGCAAGGTCCAAATCGTTTAACTATACACGAGATCCATATGATAATAAGCATCGAATATCAAAATATGTTGGCGGTGGCGATGGCGATACACATTGGCATACTAAAGTAGGACATATTAATGTTGAAGGTGAATGGTTACAAATCACCTTGCCAAATCCTATTATTTTAATACAATACAGCATATTAACCTATTCATCCCCAAAATATGAAAATGGAAGAAATTTCCCCAAAGTATTTTTTGTATTGGGATCAAATGATGAAACAACATGGCATGTGGTGGATCAACAATCTTTGCAATCGATGCCAGAAGATGTATCTTCGCCTGTAGAATTTAAAGTGTATAGTTCTAACAAATTTAAAACATTTCGATTTATTTTTCATCAACTATTTAGCGGAAGTGCAGTTAGTATATCACAAATAAATATGTTTGGTTCCAATCGAATTGTTGTAAACAAAGAACCCTTTAGTACGTTGGGCAACACTATTATTTCTCCAAGTAATTTAAGAAATATGTCTATTCCAAATACTGATTACACCCCTTATAATAAATATGAAGATTTATACACAACAACTAGTAAAACGATCGAAACGTTTGATACGACGACTGGAAATATAAATATATCACAAGATTTAAACACTTATGGAAATATTTATAACGAATTAACCACCAACACTAAGTATGTCAATGAATATACCGGCAACTATAGAAGTGATAAAAATCTTTCCTACAAGGATGGCATAGAGGGCGATTCACGAACATTATTAATTCAACAAAACAATATGTTCCTTTTAGCAACAATTACGGTTGCAATATTAACATTAGGGGCCATTGTTTTATCAAAATAAATAATTTTATTATAATATTATTATAATAATATTAGTATAATCTATAGTATATAATTTTATAATATGTCTACACCCACACCTACACAATCATATTCAGCGGATCAAATTGTTGCAAATGAATTAACTAGAATACAACAAAAAAAGCAGGGTATCGAAGATGCATACAACACCCAACTTCGTTTATTGGGATTTAATAACAGTTTCAATAGCCGCTATTCTTATTATTTAAGAATGTTATACGTATTTATTGGCGCTTTAGTCATTTTTGGCCTATTGTCCTTTATCGGAAATATGTTTCCTATACCATCGATTATTATTGATGTATTGGTTATCATTTTGGCATGTGGAACGATCGCCATATTAAGCAGTTATTATTATGACATGAGTCGACGAAGCAATATGGATTTTAATGAATTAGCTTTAGCACCACCAAGTGATATGTCTGGCTCAATCGTTGTGGGTGGAACTACATTAGTTTCTGATGTCCAAGGAAATTTATCTATATTCGGACAATGTATTGGTTCGGACTGTTGCGGAGTAGATACCTCTTGGAATCCAATTACTTATTCGTGCGAATACGTGAATGATTTTAACAATAGTTCAACGTCAACCACCCCTACTCCGGTGACTGTTACACACAGTTCTATGGCTATAAACCAACCAATCATAAATGGGTTTACTACAATGACTCCATCCGTTGGTGGTGTTATTCCTAATTCTGCATATGAATTTAGTGAATATTCAAAAATTTAACCTAGTTATATAGTAAATAGTATTGCATTATTATTTAGTATGCCAAATAAAATTAATGAATCATTTAATATAAAAAATATAATTAAACCTCTAGAAAAGAGAGTTGCTCCTACACCTGCAAAACCTGCCGTTCGAAACCAGGTTTTAAACAACCAGGTTCCGGTTAAACAAGTGCAACAAAATACAGCTTCTGAAAATAAACCAGTCGTTGAAAATAAGAAACCGGTAGCACTAGCGGTGGCAGGAGGAGCAGCAGCCGGATCGGTAGCGGCCTTGGCAGCGACAGAAAACAGCAAACCAACTGTATCAAAGCAAACTACTAGTAATGAAAAAACAGAAATAAATGATTTAAATAACAATATAATTCAACTTCGTAAGACAATTAATGAAAATAACACTAAAATCGAGGCCATATCTGCTATGTTGCATGAAGCAAATTCATCTCTACAATTAACGCGAAAACAACTAAACGACGCTCTCATTATTGTAGCAAAATATAACGAATTATATCCAAAATACCTACAATTATTAAAAGAATACGAATCGTTGCAAAAACTCTATAAGAAAACAAAGGAAGAGTTGGATGAGGCCAAATATTTACTCAAACTAAATTCTGAAACCACACATCTCACAAATGAAATAAGCCAATATAATAATTATATGAAAACTTTAGAAAAGACAACGATAGAGGGATTTGTCGAATCATGGACTGTTGGTTCGGATAATAAAAATGTACAGTATACATTACCACCTAATACAACCGGTGTAAATAATGCAACAACCACGTTTAATAGTATAAAACACCAAAACGATATTTTAGAAAATCAAATCAATAAAATAAAGGATATTTATTCCACTGATAATCAGCGTGTTATTTATCAAACAGTAAATCTAGATCGTCTATCCTTGACAAACACGTATTTATTTATTTTTTATTATATTTTAGTACTAACATTAATTATTGGGCTACTTTTTTTTATTAAAAATGTACCTTTGATTTCAAAAATCATACTGATTCTTTTGGTGAGTTTATATCCGATTGTTATTTATCAATTGGAGAAATTTATTTATTTTATTTTTATGTATTTCTTTAGTTTTTTTCACGGAAATGTATATTTTAACGATTACTAGAAAAAATGGTGGCGAGGGAGAGAGGCAAAAAATATTAGTGAAATCGCCAATATTTTTATACATTTTTATCCATTGGATCACAATTTTTATTATTGAAAATCCAATCATTTAACTCAATGCTTGGTTTTATCTTTTCATATCCAAAAATAATAGCATATATTATTTCTTCTGGCAATCCATTACGGTACCAAGTTTTAATATTCCATTTTGATATATTATTAAGTATATTTTCTACATGTAAATTTACCATCTCTTTTAACCGATTTTTATTATAGACAATGAGAGTTCCACTTATTTGTGGGATATTAACACCCACCTTTTCTATAACTTCATCAATTGTACCCCAATGCCAAGAGGAAGGTGATTTATTGTTTTCGTCACTTACTCCTGCATACAAAACTAAATCCGGACTTTTATAATATTCTTCCCATATAAATATAAAATCTTTTTTAAACCACATGTCTACATCTAAATACATAGTGGTTTCAAATGGAGTGTAATATGAATGATACAACTTAGGTATTAATCCATATTTATTCCAATCATTACTTGTGTCTATATTTTCATGAATATGATTATTATAATCAAAATGTGAAACCATAAGTTTATATCCATCGAGATATTCATCAAAAAAAGATACATTATCCGTTAAAATTATGATGTAACGGTTTGGGTCATAATCTCGTAACATTTTAATTGTTCTCAGCGTCAATTTAAAATATTTAATATCATTAAAACAGCACAATAAATATCCTTCTTTGCTCATATTAATTAATGCCTATATTCATTATAGTAATAAAAAAATATTTTGCAATTATGTATATTGACTCTTTATCCGAATCACAATTCATTTTCACTGACATCGCTTATGTCGCTGTTTGAAATCGGTATATTCAAATCGTCGCGCTCATACCGCATGCGAACGCCTGTCCATGTTGCATTCTTATGCGATCCAAACCGCTTATCCATATATTCATGAACATCCTTTGGACTCACTGAACATCTACCATATGTGCTCTCATACCATATCTTAAACTGACTATTGAGTTCTGTCTTCTTAATCTTACCATTTGTGTCGACAGCAATATTGTCACGGATAAATTCCGAAATATAATCTTGGCTCTCGCGATATTTATTGCTAGCCGCCATAACAATATCACAATCTTTGACAATTCCTCCTGTCTTAAATGCACGCTTCACTAGCATTGCAGCAAAGACCTCTTTCCAATCATCGAATTTATCTGTAATTTTGTAGTCGATCTTGTATTGATACGGTTTCTCCGCATCATTTTGTACAGGATTTTCTGTAAATAGCGATTTGTAATTCACGACACGAATACGTCTCCAGGTACCATGATCATTGGTTTTCACTTCCAACATAATATTGGAACAAACAACCAATTTCATCTGAGGAATAAAGGATTCGGATGTTCCATACAATTGACGACCAGAAATAGTATCAATGCCGCTAGTAAATAGTTTCATAGTACCATCATTAATCTTATCACCCTTGGTCGGCTCTTGCATTACCACATACCGCTTTCCTTTTAATGCCATCAATTCTGGAGTTGCTGAACCAGCCTTGGGGGGTGGTCCTGTTAGCAAACTCACTGCAGCATCCTCCTTGTAATCACCCAAAATTTTCGACATTAGATTTACCAAAACAGATTTTCCATTTTGACCAATTCCAATATACATATTAAATGTCTGTGCACTTGTGTATCCTGTAAGCGTTGATGCCAAATGATCCCACATATACTCACATAACTCCTTCTCAGGAAATAGTTGATTCATAAATGTATTGATTTCATCCACGGTTTTTGCATATTTTTCTGGCTCCTTATCAATATCTAGGTAGTTGATGTTTGTGCACATTGATAAATAATCCTCTGGTAATCCACTGCGGAAAATCCTGTTCTTGAAATCTACAACACCATTCTTAAAGCAAATTAGATCTGGGTTTGTATCTAGCTTCTTTGTAAATTCAGTATCCCAGAACTTTTCCTTCGCTTGTGTCATAATATTCTTCTTCTCTGCTGTCATTCCCAGCTTGTCGGCGATTGTAACAAGCTGCTGTAGTCTCATACGAATGGGATTCTGTTTATCTTTTTTGTCCTTCTTATCAATAACATCCTCATTGTCAGGAGTAAAATCAATATGGGACTGCATTTGTCTGAATGTCTCCTCGCGTTTTTTAATATACAAATCCTTGAGTTCTGTAGAAATAGCAATACTTAAAGACACACCTGAATCATTGAACGTCCAACGATTTCCGCTATACATATACCACTTGTTTTCCTTGAAACTGGAACACACGTAACTATCCTTATATAATTGATATAGGATTTCTGCTACATCATTATCTACGAGTGATTTTGAATTTGATAAGATTCCGCTATATTTTGAGTTTAGTGATAGTTCTACAAAATGATCAATGCTGTTTTCACGGATTTTCTTGAATTCTTCATAAGCATCTTCCTTTGCCCAATACATAAGGGAACGTTTTGTTAATCCTGCATTTGTATAGTTCATACTGCGCCATCGATCAATCAATGATGGAATTTCTGTCATATAATTAAACGACTTGGCGCGCGCACTAAACGCTAACCATACAACTAGAAGAATATCAATATCACCGCGTTTATCTTTACTCCAATAATAACTAATATTTTTCAATGCCCACCCAACACGAATCCATTTTTCATAAGAGCCGGTATCGTAGTATTTTGGTGGCAATGCCATCGCGTAATAATAGGATTCTTTCAATTCATAGTCAATTGACTTGATTGAATCCAAAAAGACATCTGTTACATATTGCATATCTTGTGCATTTTTTATTGTCAACAATGTTTTTAAATGAGTATCTCCAAATGCTGGATTGATCGGCCTAGAAACGACCATTGAATTTGTCAGTTTTCCGCCACCACCTGACTGTCTGAGCTGTTTGTATTCATTGTATGTTTTTGTAAATTCATTTCTAACAAAATAGGATGGAAAATCCTTATAACGAACCGACAATTTCTCAATATTTTTAGAAATGTCGAATTTTGATAGTTCAATAGATGCTCGCTGAAATTCATTGTCTGTTGTATCAAACTGAATATCATAAATATAGGTTAATTGATACTGCTGATTATCTGGCTTTCTAGATCCATACAACTGCCAATTCACTGAACCAGTTGAAATTTGCTTATCTAGAACACTCTCCCAATCATTGGTGAGTGGTAACCTACCCTCCCAATTTTCCGAAACAACCCCAATCACCTTATCGCGCAATATTGTCTGAATGATACGATCCGCTTGGATACCAAAAATGAGGTGAATGCCGTCTTTTGTGATTTTTTTAGATTCTAGGCGATTTACGTCCGGCTTTTCCATCACAAAAATTTGAAATTGGGTTTCATCATCAAATTGAAATATATTTTTTAATTCATCTAAATATATATCCACCAAATCTTCTATTACCTCTTTATCGTGTTGTCGTGTTGTAATATCGTCGTAATTGTAACGGAAATCCAAGTCAACCGCAATAGGACCATCCTTTTCACGTTGTTTTTCCGTTAAATACTCAGGATTACCTTTCGCAATAACGTCGCGATAATAAAGTTGTAAAAACAAGGGTAATTCATCATCATTAATATGATAACTACCACCCTTAATGTCTTTATTGTCACCTATACGCGTATGCGTAATCTCGGTTGTGTCCCCAGATTTTCGAATGTGCTTAATCATAAAATCTTTTATGCCAGTATAAGGCGATGAATTTGTAGATTTTGATTTCATTTTTAGCGAGGTTGACGTCGCCATTTGTTAATAGATATTATAATCTTATATTTTTAATTCGGTTTTAATTTCAGTTTTTTAACACAGACACTATTCAATTTTCTATCCATGCATAGAAGTTATATATCACTATTTTAGGTAGAATGTTGTATATATGGATCAGTGTATTTTTATTTACCGTCATTGATGTTTTTGACTGCATGTTTCTAGTTGATTCGTCCATGTATAAACCTGATAAAATTGAAATGAAGTTTTCACCCATGTACAAGTTTAACGAACACGCCCATTTATTTGATACAACAATGACTCGCTATTTATACTATGCAAATTTTACTATACGTAATAACTATCTTCGACCAACCATAGATGATGTGATAAATCGTGTTATGCATATTAAAAATAAACCCTATATATTGCCGAAAACATCAAATAAAGGAGGTCCTGGAAATTATCTTGAATGTTTAACTGGAATTCCAACGAGTTCCGACTGCCTAGATTGCATGGATGGTGAATTAAAGGTATTTCCATTAAAAAAATTAAAGAATGGCGTATTTACTCCAAAAGAAAACGTTGCGATTACTATGGTAAACAAACAGCGATTATTTCGAGACACATTTAATCATTCCAAATGTTTTACAAAAATACAGAAGATACTTTTTGTTCCCTACTATCGAGATGATCATGATGTTGACATAGTTACATATATGCGCCCAATATTATTCGACATTCATCATATTACAAATATAAATATGAAAAATCAATTGCACATGGACTATGATGCTATACAGAATTATTTGTTAGAAAATGATAGCTTAGTCGGTAGTTCTAAAATTGGGACCTATCTACAAACTAGAACAAAGGGTCCTGGAAAAAATAAGGATAATAAATCGCGTGCCTTTTATTTTCGAGCCAAATTTTTGAAAGATTTCATGATGTTTACGTATTAGTGTCTTCGTCTAGAAGCATCAATGCCATCGCAGCATAGTTATGCAAATCCAATAATGTATCTCTAATTCCTTCATCATTTACCAAGTTTACACCATTTTTTGTTATAGATAACGAGCGCTGTATTTTATCTTCAATTCGCATCAATACTCCGATCACCCCATATTTAGCAAACGCATCACCGTAGTCGACATTTTTTTTGGTAAATAGTTCCAACCCCCTGGATTGTATGGTTTTCATTTGCTCCACACGATTCATTTTTGATAGAACTCATAAAATATTATTTTTATACCCTTTTTTCACAGTTACATTCAGAATTTTCGAAACGTATTAGTCTACGACAATAGAAAAATTGATCGAAATATATTTAATAATAAAAAAAGATAAATAATACTATTATATCTATATTTATCAACAATGAAGTTTTGTGAAAAATGCGACAATATGTATTATATTGGGTTGAATGCAAATGATACAAATAAACTAACTTACTACTGTCGTTATTGTGGAAATGTGGATGAAACCATTGCTGAATCAGGCGAGTGCGTAATAAATACCCAACTTAAAAAGACGGAAAACAAATTTAACCATATTATTAATGAATATACAAAGTTGGATCCTAGTCTTCCGCGCATGCATAATATTCAGTGCCCAAACACCGATTGTAAATCAAATAAAAATGCGTCGTCTTCTGAAAAGACGCCTTCTGAAGTGATCTATGTAAGATATGATGATGATAATATGAAATATCTATATTTATGCGCAGTTTGTGATACAAAATGGACAACCAGTGATTCAGCCAAAGGGTGAAAAAATTGATCTTACAATTAACATATTTAGAAATATAATACTATACTATACATATTTAACATGGCAGACATTGACGATGATACATTTGATGTTGAAGTTGATGAAAATGAAATCGCAGACGATAATGATGATGTTGAATTGAGACCTCGAGTGCAAACAGGTTCTAATAAAAAAAAAGATGATGATCCAGATTATGATGATGATGATGATAGCGAGGCTGAAGAAGATGACGATGTCGACGGCGATGATGATGATGATGATTTTGATGTAGAACAGGAAGATGAGATTTTTGGTGATGCAAAAACAAATCTTGATAAACAAACTATGAAAATGGGTATTCAACAAAACTTTCCACAGTTTAGTGACGACGACGATGATGATAGTGAGGGTGAAAATGAAGATGATAAATATCTACAAAAATTTGAGAGTGAAATTTCTAAAAATATTATTGCGGACTGGCATCCAGAGCTGAAAAATTGCAATTATGATGAGATTGATATTTTGTCACGCGTGGTTCGCGATGCAACAGGAACAATCATCGATCCTTTGCACCGCACATTGCCGTTTATTACGCGTTATGAAAAGGCGCGTATCCTTGGTGAGCGCGCAAAACAATTAAATTCCGGTGCGCGACCGTTTGTTGAAGTGGATGAAAGCATTATTGATGGTTATTTGATTGCATTAAAAGAATTTGAGGAAAAGAAAATTCCAATGATTATTAAGCGTCCCTTGCCGAATGGAGGTTGTGAGTATTGGAAGTGTAAAGATCTAGAGGTTATTTAATCAGTCATCCCAATTTTGCGTCTATAAAAAATAACAAAAAATATTGTTTGTTATTTTTTATTGGAATTTCTATATACATATATAGTTTACGTCTTCCAGTTCTTACCACAATCCAAACAGGTAACAAAAATAGTAGCCGGCTCATCCGCACTTCGTGTTTGCAATTCATAATATGTGCATTTCTTCGATCGGCACTTCTTGCAAGTAAACATATCAGTAGATGCTTGAATGTTCATAGTAAACTTATTAGCATCGCGCTTGATCTTCTTATCAATCAATTCCTTCCAATGTTCCGGATTTAATTCTTGATGAGTCATAAAAGCAACTGTTTGGGGCGTTATTTCTTTTGTTTTAATAAGTTGCAACAATTCTTCATTCTTTATATTAAAATAAATACTGCGCAATCTGTCAATATATAGAATCGAAAAATACGGATTTTCCCACTTTTTAATAATTTTTCTTGATCCTGCTTCTTTTATTGCATAGTTATAAATACCTTTTTCCATATTTGTTGCCAGTGTTTTATCTTCCAAAATTACATTTAATCTATCGCATACCTTTTCTCGGAAACTTGTTGGGTTTGATATGTCCATTTTACAAATATAAAAATTATTGTTTATGCTCTTTTTCTTATATTGTTAACTATTCAATTTTTTCTTCAAATATATTCCTCCTCACTTAGCTCGCTCGTGCAATCCAAATAATTTGCCGTTTCCAATTTTTCAAATACAGTTTTCGGCTGAACTGGCGCCGCCACCTTTTTACCTTCCGTCTTTTTGGTTGACTTATTAACAAGTCTGGTAGTTTTCTTAGCACGTGGTGTTTCTACAATTTCATCATACACATCATCATCGTCACAATCGTCATCGTCGTCCTCATCGTCATCATCATCCTCACTATCGTCATCTTCGATTTCATTATCATCTACAATAAAACCATCCTTTACATACCCCTCTTTTGTTCGTGGAACATTTTCATCCAAGCTATCCTCAGATGAAATCTCCGAATCATCATCATCCAAATCTTCAAACCCACCATACAAATAATTATAAATATTTTTCCATTCCGGAATCGTAAGATTCGATGGTTTTCCGTTTATTTTATTGACTAGAACACACGAACCGAAAAAAAGGGTTGTATCGATCGGAGGTGGGAATTCGTATTTATTCTCTTGACCAGCACGACCATCGGTTTTGCCATAAACAGTAATGCTATACTTATTTTCATTTATATTTGCACCCCATTCCGTTTGCAGTTTAAATCCGTCATTTGTCTTAAAACCTGCTTTTTTATATAGATTCTTTTCATCAAAGGTCTTTAGGGTTAATTCTTTCAAACTTCCAGATTTTTCTACAATAATTATATTCATTACAAGGATATAGTAATACGCAAAATATCTCTAATTTCTTTTTTGAATATAATTTTTATTTCATCAATCGTATGGAGACAACAATTTTATTTATCATTATATTATAGACCATAATGAAAAATAAAAATAGAGGTGGAAACATATTTGGAAAACTATTTGCAAATGTAACTAAAAAATTAAAAGAAAAAGGATTGTCTAGTGCAAAAAATATTAGTAGGAAAATAAAAGATGATGTAAGTAGTAAAATGCAAGAAAATATAAATTCAATGATTGAACAAAAACAGGATGAAAGAGAACCTGATAACATGGAGGGGAAAAATACAACAGAAATGGCAAATAAAATAGATGAATCCCAAAATAAAGTGGAAGAACCTAATAGGATAGAAATAGCAAAGAATATGCCAGAAGAAACAAAGGATTCGGAAACACCCATAGAACGCCTTAAAAATATGATCATAACCAAGGCGATGGACGGTTTATTAAAAGACATAAAGGAACAGATTAAAATACATAAACCAAGCGAGGAAGAATTAAAAGATAAAATTTCAAACTATGTTTATAAAATATCATTTTTCCCACCCATTGCTGTAGCAATAAAGGGTGCCAAATTATCTAGAGCTGCTGCGTCATTGCCATCTAAACTAAGTGGAATTGAGAACCCTGTTCCCAACATCGATGAAATTATCGATGATGTAGAAACAATTATTTCTAAAAAAATAATGGAACAAATCAATACTATTGAAACCATGCAGTCTGAAGAAAATGTAATAGCCACTCCTTTGTCAAATGAACCCAAATCTGAAACAACATCTGCACCTGTAACTGAAGTAGAACCTGAAATGCCAGTAACATCGGCACCTTTGGTAGAACCTGCAACTGAAGTAGAACCTGCAACTGAAGTATCACCTGCAACTGAAGTATCACCTGCAACTGAAGTATCACCTGCAACTGAAGTATCACCTGCAACTGAAGTAGAACCTGCAACTGAAATAACGCCTGCAACTGAAGTAGAACCTGTAACTGAAGTAGAACCTGCACCTTTGGCAGAACCTCAGGTAAATTCAGAACCAAATAATGCTGAAATAAGCGAAGATGCGAATAAAAACCAATGTGGTGTTGTTATTAAGTTTTTAGATAAATTTAACAAACAACATTTATGTGAAGAAAATAATCCGTTAAATCAAGAATAAAAATATATCTAAAAACAATAATATGTTCTCAAACTCGATTTATATAAATATTTTTTCAACCATTGTATTTTCATTACTTATTATTTTATTGTGTCAACATCTTTGGAATTATATGTTAGATTCATTTTCTAATAAAAAAACCAAGGATTTAGTAAATGGCCAGATGGAAAAATATAAAAAACTTATGGGAATCATTAAAAATAAAGAGGATGAGGCAGCAACTTATATTAGTAAAATTGAAAAACAACAAATGGAAAATGATCTTGAGAATTTCGTAAACGGTGAATTAGACTTATTGAAAAATATATAGATAGATTTTGATTATATTCATTATACAATATAATCAAGATGCAAGAATTATCCCAGGCTGATTTCGATAACATTATGGATCGATATCCATCATTTGAACTTTCCTATGAAACCATATCGCATAAGAAAGTTTCTCCGTCTTATAATATTTGTTTAGCTATCCCTCATGGAAAAAAATTCGTATTGTGGTATACGTTTTATGGAACCGAAAATGTATGCCTACTTTTGCACATTAACAAGGATAAAAAAATATCTAAAATCGTAAATACTGGAATAAATACAAATCAAAAACTATGTCTCGGCACTATTTTGTACGGCTCAATGATAGAGGAAACTGGTGGCGATAACTCGAAAAATATATTCGTAATAGAAGATGCTTATTATTATGCTGGAATATCCCTTAAAAAATGTAATTTTAGAGAACGTTGGGATTTTATTTATCAATTCATGACTCTTTATAAACGTCATAATAATATTGCCATTACATTGCCGCTTATGTGGGAAAATAAAGTAGAGGGTGAATTTGAATGTTCTCCTATTCTTCCAAATTCGATTCAAGAAAAATTGGGTTACATCGTTCACCATATTCAATATAGATCATTTAAAGAAGTTATGCCATATCTAAACATTTTGGTAACACGAAAGGTAAATTTGGCGCAAGTTGTAAAATCACAACCGATTAAAACTGTCGGACCTATATTTGACACAGAGACCTTTATTTATGATTATTCACGCCCACAATACCGTTATCCGACCGTTTTTCAAGTTTCGGCTGATCTACAATTTGATATTTATCATCTATTTGCATTTGGTAAAAATGGGAAGCCAGTTTATTACGGTGTTGCAGGGATACCTAATTATAAAATAAGTATTTTTATGAATTCACTGTTTCGTAAAATAAGAGAAAACGCCAATCTAGATGCGATTGAAGAAAGTGATGACGAAGAAGACTTTCAGGATATTTCAGAAGACAAATATGTAGACTTAAATAAGGTTGTATTAATGGAATGTACATTTCATACGAAATTTAAAAAATGGGTTCCTCTGCGTATTGTTGATAATTATACAAAAATTGTACATATTACGCGCCTTATAAAGGACGAACGAGACGAAATGCATAATAATAGTAGTAGAGACCATTTGCATTATGATAATAATCGTAATCGAGTCCATAATAATAATAATAAAAATGGATATTCACACCATGAAAGGAATAATAATAGAAACCCCCAATATCAAAATCGGCGTCCTTCCCAAAATTTTATTCGTAAGTAAAAAACATAAAAAATATCTAGTTAGATTGTATAATATATTTTTTTATAATGTCGGCATTTAGTAATAGCGATATAGTAGGAGTAGATATAAATGATAATTCAACTGTTTTACCGAAAGATACATTCGCTGATACTGGTGGTATTACAATGATTTATGAATCTAAGGGTGGGCGTAAAAGTAAGGATAAGAAAAGTGCGCGAAAAAAAAAGAGTAAGGCCATAGAGATCATGGAAAACCAACGAGAAGATGTCAGAGTTTGCAACAATACTTCTAGTGGAGGCAAAAAATCTAAGAAAACAAAGTCGAAGAGATCCAAATCATGCAAACAAAAAATTATTAATATCTACATGTAATAATAATAATAATAATACATGCATTGTGAATATTTTGTAAACGAGAATGGAATAGACTATGACTTTGGGTTTATTTGTAAAAACGGTTCCATATTATGTAAAGTAAATCCAGGATTGGAAGAGGTTAGCATAAAACATATATCATTTCACAAAAATTCAACGGATGGAAAAACCCTTATAGAATTGGTTACACAAAAGGCTGTAGAAATGAATTACAAATACTTATCCGCATTAGTAATTGGCGATTCAAAATTGGTTAACCTATATAAAAGAGAGGGGTTTGAAGTTATTTCAGAAATGATCTATCTATATGATAAAGAAAACAAAACACGTAACCTGAAGAAACGGTTATAGATTGAGCCCACCGATATTTATTAAACATTTTCCTGCTGGTTTCTTTATACTTTCATCAATATCGTCATCATCCTCATCAGAAGCTGTGTTTTCTATAGTTGCAGTATTGTTTGAACAAGTTGTATTCGCCGTTTTTTTCGGTTCAAATACGCGTTTCCAAGTAATGTCTGTTTCCCAATCTATCATCATATTGGTATATGTTTTACTGCCAATATGTCGAATTCGATAATTGCATTTTTTATAGTATCGCCTGCGTTGCACCCATTGATTCTGAAAAATATCATGGGAATCTACAATATCTACTACAATCGGTCGTTCATGCTTGACGCGTAGAATACGCCCAACTGATTGAACAATATCGGTTTTGGGGGTTACCATTACCAGAGTTGAAAGCGTTTTAATATCTAATGCTTCTGCTGCCATTGCATATGTTGCCAAAACAATGAGTTTTGATTCTGTATCCTGCAATGCGGTCTGTTTCATTCCTCCCACATAATAACCAATTGTTGCAAAATTGTAATGGACCACCGCATCATAAATATAGGTTAATAGTGACCGATTATGTGACAAAACCATGATTTGCTTACTTGGTTGCTCTTGAATTAGATCTCGCAATACACGAACAATAAAGTCGCTACGTCGATTATAACTACATAACTTGGTAATCATTGTGCTGAATTTCGGATTTCCTCGAAAATCTACTTCAGTTTCATTAAATTCTGCATCATCTACCTCATATTTTATTGCGCGAACACAAACGTCATGTTCTTCATCACGACTCCCTTTGTAGACTACGTCGCCAAGGAACATTTTAAATACATACGTTGTTCCATCCTTTCTCTCCATAGTAGCCGACAACCCCAACATATATTTGGTTACAATTTTAAACAGTGCCCTTGAAAATACCTCACTTGATATGTGGTGTGCCTCATCTATAATAGTGAGTCCAAATGATTCAAACGTTGATTCTGAATATTCTTTCATAGAAAGGGATTGCAACATGCCAATGACAATATCTTTGTTTTCTATATCTAATACTGTCCCCTGAATTCGCCCAACACGCGCAGAAGGAAGAAACTGATTAATACGTTCTACCCACTGATTTAATAGAAACTCTTTGTGAACAATCACCAGCGTCTTCTTTTTCAAACGAGATATAATATTTAAACTGATTGTTGTGTTATGGGTTACGGTAAAATCGCCTAATACGAATCTGTTGTTGCCATCAATTTGGAAGCCATAATAATCATCCTCCTCCAACTTTTCAACCACGATTTTATATTTTAAATCAGTCGGAAACGAGGGGGTTTTCTTATTGTTTACAAAACAATTCACTAATTGCTTTACTGGTATTTCATGTAAATTATTGCCTTTTATATGAATATAATAATGCGTTTTGTCTACATAGTGTTCTTTATCATTATCGTCTATATCTGCAACGTCACAATAATTTAATTTTATTTTCTGTTTTGTTCCAGAAAATCCTAGTGATCTAACTAGAAATAGTATATCATCAATAAGCTTATATTTTTCAGAAAACAACAATACATATGTTTTGTTTGGCCCATCGCAGTATCCGTTTGCATCGATTATTCCTGCAAGCAATGATAACTGCATACTTCTAGAATTACATTTGTAATGGTGAGGAATTGATTTCTTATTTATTATGTCATACTTTTCCAAAAATGTATCCCATAATCGTTTTTGATGAATCGCTGCATATGTTTTTTTATCATTATTGCTATCATTATCACTATCACCGTTTTCGTTGTAAACAAATTTCATATTGTCATTTTTAGTAATAAACTGATAATAAATTAACCGTGTAATGTTTATATATTCCTCGAAAATGGTGTCTTCTGAGAACCTGGTTGTGCCCAACCAATATCCAAATAAATAGGGGTCAATTTCAACCGTTTTTTGTTCAAATACAATTGGGACACGATATCCCATTAATCTCTTATACATATATGGGTTTTTCGATTTCATATCCAAATAATTCATTAATGATACGTCCTTCACAATATCTTTATATTTACGTTTATTGAATCTTACAGCATATTGCTTATGTGGATTCTTATATTTAAGAGATAAAATGTGGCTTTCGTTTACTATATAATTCTCTCCAGTGGGCGATTTTATTTTATACATCGTTTCACGCCCCCTTGCCAATGACAATATATTTCTAGGCATTGAATCATCTCCCATAATTACGTCACCCACATTTATATCCTGGACAAATTTTATACTACCATCATACATTAGTATCTTTGTGTTTCGTCCTAAGCATTTTCCGTAAGCACATGGCAATTCCAACAATCCGCCCCCTTCTTCACGAGTATCGAGATAATTTATATAGGTTTCCACAACTGGTTTTTGATTTTCCCTCAATGTTCCTGAGAATTCTACGGCAATATCATCGCCAGGATGAAGTGCGATGGATTTTGCCGCACCAAAATGGGTTTCCCCAAAATATCTAGGCATATATATTTTTTTACCAGATTCGCGATAAATCGGAAAACTGGGTTCCTTCCCTCCGCCGCCACAAAATACATTTCCCATAATAACTGGTTTTACTAATAGTAATTTTTTTAAAGCATCTTGCTGTGTATCCGTTAATTCTGTTTTTAGAACATTATATCCTCGTTGTCCAAGAGATGTGGTAAGTGTTTTAGGAAATTCTATCTGTTGATTTTTTTCTTGGTTGGCCGCTAGGTTCTTTTTTGCATTTATGTGTCGGTATTTATGATTCATTCTCGATTTATTGATTTTTAATTTGACAATTATTTTATTCAATTTTATGTAAATATATAATATAGCGTTAACGTATACATATATAAAATGGCAGATTTATTCAAATCAATCCCTAAAATAGAAAAAATGACAAAACTTGAAATATTGTTATTAATCATATTTATTATTTATTTAATCTTTCCTATTGGAACTCCTGAACCAATAAAAAGCTTTATTATTTCTCCAATGGGATATGTAACCATATTTATCATTACACTTGGGTTATTCTTCTATTCCCATCCTATTTTAGCAATTTTATATATTTTTGTTGCCTACGAATTATTGAACCGAAGCAATGTGATTGAAAATAAACGAATAAACCGCGAAATAAAAAAACAGATTCATGCCGCTGAGACCGCTACCAATCTCCCAAGCAAGGAACAAGAATCGAAAGACGCTGAAATGGTTTCCATGAATCCCCCTGCCAACCTAACGTTGGAAGAGGAAGTTGTTAACAAATTAGCCCCCATCGGCGTTTCGCATGAAACTAACTTTGTGATTACTGGTTTCCAGCCAGTTACTGACAATATTGGTTCTGCTGCCAACTTTATGTAATTATTATATCTACTGCAAAAATAGATATAGTATCATTATTATTATGATGTTCCAGGAATCTTTGAAATTGCGCTACCCAATCGATTGAATACATTCGTGCCATGTTTTCTTCCAAATTCTGTTCCATAATCGAACAATAAACAAAACCATACTATTATTGGTATGAGTATCCCAAATGGCAATATTCCAAAAAAGAATTTGTCATCCAACGTCGCCAAAGACAATACTTTTATCATACCGATTATAAACAAATAAAATCCGATTATTCCAAACCATGCTATTGGTACCTGAGGTGGTTGTTTTTTACTAATATCTTCGGCTCCGAACATAAATTTAAATCCATCAACAATAAACATTCCAAAATCAAATATACTCACATTTTTAAAATAGTCGATTTTATCATCATCTGAAATTTTGTATATAGTAGATACAGCTTTGCGTGGCGATTTACCAGGAAAAATAGTTGTCATGAATGAATCCTCCTTTTTCTTACCATCAATCACTACCATACTTAAGACATATACAACTGTTAGTATAACACACGTATAAATTGACCATAAACCTTGACTAAACGATAATGCTAAGAAATAAAAGATAATTGCTAACATCCAGAAAGAGAGAATAATGTCAACTGTGGTTATTCTATGCAAACGGTTATTATATTCACCAGTCTCATCTTCAAACATCTTATTAATAACATCTACCACACCATACTTATAAAATATGGGGACAGTAAAATAGGTAATGATCATAAATATGATAACCAGACAGAGGTTCACCAATGTTTTGTATATATCTAACCTAGCTGCGTCCTGTGTATATACACTATTAATCGGTACATTATACGTTTGTATTTCATCCGCACTTGCACCAGTGGGTTGACAATCTAAAAAATAATTATTGTCGCTATTTGTCAGTTGATTGAATACATCATTTGGTAGAGTACCGTCTGTTATTTTATGTAAAATATCGTTTTCGATTCCACCTTGCAGTGCTTTTTCTATATCGATTTTATCTTGTTTTGATAACGCCATTTTATATTTATGATATTTTTATACACTATATATTGTTAAGATATAGTTTATTTGCATATTTTCCTATTATAGTATAGATAAATTATGTATAATTCAGAATTTTATCAAAAGGGTATATAACTAAACAATGAATTTTCATAAACAGTTGCCTTAAATGTATCATTGTATCCCTCTACATATACTATATCGCCGTTGTATATTTCATCACACCCATATTCGCTTGTGCAGCTCTTACCGTTTGAGCTAACAGGCAACTTCGTATTTAAGTTACCAGTATTGGACATAGTATAATATTGCCATCTATCATTGCGTCGCATGTTTTTTCGACCCATAAGCGGCAATATCATTTCGCTTCCATTGGTTCGTGTTAATATTCCGATTTGTGAATAATTACGATTATACCCACTGGTTCTTACATTGATTGGTATTCCGCGCTCGTCTGAAGTATTCGTTTGGAAATAGATGGATGTATCTTTTAAAGGTGGAACATATGGATCATTCATTGAATTTGTTGTTAAACGTGTTGCTAAATCCATAATGGATGTTGGTAAAATGGATATTGTTGGTTGTGCTTGTGCTTTCGCTTGCGCTTGCGCTTGTGCTTGCATTGGAACAATAGAAGAGTTTAATTTAGTTTGATCACTCGGTGATGCTGGTGAAATTATGTAATTTGAAGGAGATGGCTGATTTGCAATTTTATTCGAAACGCTTCTAGCATATTGAAAATAAAAAAGTATTATGAATAAGCATAGAAAAACTAACAAAAATAGTGTCATGTTCTCTAAACATATGATCCCTGGTATACATTTTTTGCCCATGTTTACATTATTCATAGATTTTTGTTGCTGTCTATCTATTATGGTGAAAATACATTCAAAAAATCGTCCCTGGCTGATTTTAACTTATCCTTTCCTGCTTGCATTCTATCTGCAATTCCATGTCTGAAATCGTAATCCACAATACCAGCCTCACGTTTTAATGCGGACACTTTCAATCGTTTACAATTGTAACATAAATCTCGCACAGATTTTGGCCATTTTAATATATTAAACTTGGCAAATGAATAAACAAACCCATTTATTTTCCACATATATCCCCAAAATGCATTTTCTATATAATATAGATCCTTTCCAGTAAATGATTTTACTACCCACAAAGCGATAGTGATGGGTAAATAGACAAATTTTAATAAGGCATCTATTAAATAATAGATAATGCAACTGGATAAATTTTTAATATATTTTACACCACAAGCTAAATAGGTTTCAATCAATATTCCAAAATACTTAAACAAAATACCAATATCATCAAAACCTTGGCCAATTCCTTTGAAAATACCAACAATTTCCATGTCAATTCCCTCAAATATTTTTTTAAAAGCCTTCCCAAACAGATTGAATCGCCTTGGAATTTCTTCAAACGCGGTCTTTACTTTATCACCGAAATCCGTTAGTTTATTTACCATTCCATTCAAAGGGTCTTTTTTCAATAAATCTTTTGCTGCTTCTGGTATTTTATTCATTGCATTTTTAGTGTCATCTGCAAATTTATTAATACCGTCTTTCATCTGATTAAATGGACGCTCAAACGCATTTTTGATTGAATCACCAATGCTATCTAATCCTTCTATAATTTTATCCTCATCTAGGTTCTCCATATTCTCATAAATATTTATAATTCCGCTATCATCATATGTTTTACTTTCATTTACCTGAATATTTTTTCCCTTGCAACATGGCATAATGTATAGTTCGGTTAATATATGCCGAGTTAAAAAATTGTTTTGGTTTTACTAATAATATAATACTATTAGTAAATTGTTGCTGCCTACTCTTCGCTTTCAACGCTATTCGAAGGGGGATATTTCGATTCCATCTTTTCTATAAAGTTCTCGGCTTTATCCATAAGAGGAGAAATATCACTTAATCCCTTTAATATTTTCTTTTGTAAATTATCAAATTCAGTCATTTCCTCATTAATCTCAGTCAATACCTTCTTTTTTTCTAAATAATCATTTTTATTATCACTCATAACATTGTCATTTTCATCATCATCTTCTTCATCGTCATACTTAGTTTTCAAGCCATCCTTATTCTTCATACCTTCATTTAATGTAGCCTTTATTCCAAATCTTAACATATGCATGACAGATAACCCAATAACCATAATAACAATCATATTCGTGTTAAAATAAGATACCAATACTCCAGTAATAATGAAAAGAGCCACTGACGAAAAATCATTGGTGACTGATAAATAATATAAATCGAGTACTGTGATAATTAAAAAGAAGTAGAGAACACTGCGATTATATAATAAATTCGATGTAAAAAACTTGGTTGATTTGGGTGATAACAATGCATTTATTTTTTGTAATACATTTGCCATTTTAAATTTATATATTCTATATATTTGGATTATATTTTTTACTGTCCCCAGAACCATGTATAGTATATATCTTTTCCTAAATGGATACTAGAGAATCCCCCCTTTATTTTATTCCTTATTATCATCAATAAACTCTTTATATTCATCAGGAATGACTTCCCTACTATAAATGTCGAGAACTTCACGAACCACATCTTCACGTTGAATATCGCTACGTTGAAATTCATAACTGGTAATACTGCTCGATCGTTTGCCTTTGAATTTGCTTAAAAAATCCTCTAATCCATTTTGTTCATTGGTTCTATCAAATTGCTCTAAATCGCCGGTAATGACCAATCTACTGTTTTCACCTAAACGCGTTAGTAACATTTTCATCTGAGATGTCGTAGAATTTTGCATCTCATCTGCTACTATCCAACTATTTTTAAATGTTCTCCCTCGCATAAATCCTAGAGGTGCTATTTCTATTACCTTTTCTTCCATTAACTGCTCAACCTCCTTGGGTAGTATAAAATTATACAAAACATCATAGATTGGTCTAACCCAGGGTGCCATTTTTTCTTCCAGTGTTCCAGGCAAATACCCCAAATCTTCATCCACTGATACTGATGGGCGTGTAAATATTAGCTTTTCACAATTACCTGATAAATAATTTTTCACTGCAAATTCAGTTGCAAATAGTGTTTTTCCTGTTCCAGCTGGCCCAGTTGCAACCACTATTTTTTTTTCTCGATTTCGTAAAATATTTACATATTCTTCCTGGTGCGGATTTTTGGGTTTGGTGAATTTATTTTCAAAATGCTGTTTTTCATTGCCAGATAAATGTGCCATGTTCTCATATATTCGGCGTTGGTTTGCATTGGATTTATCGCGTTCTCGCTCAATCTCTTGATTATAATCCAATAACAATTCTTTTTCATTCTTTTTCCTATTTTTTTTATTTCGTTTTTTTTCATCCGCAGGAAGTGGGAATTCACCAATTTCTTCCAAATATTTTAATGCATGGTCTCCGGATTTCTTCATTTCGGTAAATCTTATATTACTAGAGTATTAAATTTTTCCGATTTTTCATATTTGTATTTGTATTACTACATACTACTCTATATATCAGTAATTTTGTATTCTATCAGACGATACTATCGATTGATATAAAAAATTATGATAGACTAGTCTTTATGGCTCGATGTATGGTCGTATCTACACAAAATAACCAGTGTAAATATATGCCCAATAAAAACAATGTCGCTAAAACATAGACATAGCTATATTTTGTAAAATATGAAATAATCCATGCAACCAAAAACGTTAGTACAACGTCTACAATTGCTACGTTCATAAAACGGTAGGAATGTGCTCCCTTTCCAGGTTCTCCAAATATATTCTTATATTTGCAAAAATCAAACGTTTGCATTCTATATAGCTATCATAGAATAGAAATATTTGCAAACTACTTTATATTCATAGATATAAATGACACAACCAAAAATCGAAAAAAAAATAAAAACACCAAAGCATAACCAATATCAGAATGTAAATAATACATTTATTAATTTTTATTCATGGATGATTGGTTGCATTAAGGGTATTACTGTGGGTGCAACTTATGAATTTTTCCATAACAATGATGAAACGATTAATCTTGTTAAAGTGGAGGAGGGGTTCTCGTTTGGGTATAAAGAATCTATATGGTGTTGCGATATTCTATGATAGATTGTTTTATACTGCATTATGCAAACAATCAGTTAATACCAATGTGAATAAATAGTTATTAAAAAGGAAATAAAAATATGTCGATAGTTATATTTAGAAAAATGGCAGACATCACAACTCAACCCACGTTTGTAGAACCTCTTCTTGCTCCTGATGATAGCCGCTATGTAATGTTTCCAATTAAATATAATGATGTTTGGGATATGTATAAGAAGCAAATTGACCTCTTTTGGCATGTAGGTGAGTTGAACCTTGCGCAAGATTTGACAGATTGGGAAAAATTAACAGTTGATGAAAAACATTTTATTTCTATGGTTCTTGCATTTTTCAGTAGTAGTGACGCCATTGTTACCGATAATTTGGCGGTCAGATTTATGAATGAAGTACAGGTTTCCGAGGTTCGTGCATTTTATGGATTTCAAATTGCTATGGAGACGATTCATAGCGAGACCTATAGTTTATTAATCGATACTTATATACGTGACAAAGAGGAAAAAGACCGTCTTTTTAATGCAGTTACAAATTTTCCATGCATCGCAAAAAAAACGTCTTGGGCACAACGATGGTTGAATGATCGCCGTAGCTCTTTTGCTAGTCGTTTGGTAGCATTCGCTGCTATTGAGGGTATCTTTTTCTCATCTTCTTTCGCTGCTATTTACTGGATTAAAAAACGCGGATTGATGCCTGGACTTACCTTTTCTAATGAATTGATTTCGCGTGACGAAGGTCTACATTGTGAATTTGCTGTTCTATTGTTTTCAAAAATTGTGAAAAAACCCACCAAAAAGCGTATTTATGAGATTATTAAGGAGGCAGTTGATATTGAAAAAGAATTTATTTTAGAATCTATCCCATGCAGAATGATTGGTATGAATTCCAATCTAATGTCGAACTACATTGAATTTGTAGCGGATCGTCTATGTCTACAACTGGGTTATGACAAAATTTTTGGAACCACAAATCCGTTTGATTTTATGGAATTGATTAGTGTTGAAACCAAGGTGAATTTCTTTGAACGAACCAATTCTGAATATTCTCTTGCCAATAAAACGGTTGATAAAGATGTATTCGAATTTACTGCTGACTTTTAGACAAAAATAAAAATAGAATTATAATATATATGACAAATTACTCTGTTTACGAAGGTGAAGGCAAATCGGTCCAATCTGAATTGGAAACAAATGATAAAATAGTAGTTGGTGACACCATATCATACCTTACCAATAATCAAATGGGTTATGAATCATATAGGGTTGTATTGGATGATAATGGCAATAAGGCACTTAAACTAATCGATAGCTATGACCATCAAATGGGCGTTATCGATTATGATGATGATGATGATGAACAAAACGGTGGAAAAAAGAAGGCAAAGAAAACAAATAAGAAAAAGAGAACCGCCAATAAAAAGAGAAATAGCAAACGAAAGAGAACCGCCAAGAAAAAGATAAATAGCAAACGACGATAGACGGTTTTGTTTTTATTTTTATTATTGTTGTAAAAATAATAAAAATTTAATAAACATATGTAAAAACAATGCTCTACTATTCACTATAAACAAAAAGAAATAATGTCCATTTACTTTTTGGAACTTTTATCGGAAGAAGAAGTCTATAATTTTATAGATGAAATACCACCAGAAAAAGTTGTTACATCATTAACAATAAAACAACCGAATAATGGGTTTTTTATGGAAATCATACCTGATATTTTGTCATTTCGTAATATTATTACTATTTATTGCAATGGATTAAGTATAGCATCATTATTTACTCTTCCTGAAACATTGAAACAATTGCACTGCAGAAATAATGAATTGATACTTTTGCCAGATTTGCCGCCCAATTTAGCCGTATTAAATTGTGACTACAATAATTTAATAAAACTTCCCACATTACCATCAACGTTACGTGAATTATATTGCAATTTTAACTTCATTAAAGATTTTCCTGATTTGCCAGAGAACCTCGAAGTTTTGGAATGCAATATGAATATTTTTACAGAACTTCCTGATAAATTACCTTATAAATTATTACGATTTGTTTGTAACAATAATGATATTTATCGATTCCCCACAGTACTACCACCCTATTTGGAAATATTAGAAATGGACATGAATCATATTTCAGCTCTTCCGAGTCATCTACCGAGCACGTTGAAACTCTTAAATTGCAATTATAATGATTTAACTGAATTACCTTCAGAATTACCATATTGCTTAACAAAACTTTACTGTTGCTATAATCGGATAGTTCAGTTGCCTGAGTTGCCATGTATGTTAAAAGAATTAAAATGTTCATTCAATAAATTAACCACCTTGCCGGTCTTACCTAAGGGTCTTAGACGTTTGAATTGTGGAAAAAACAATTTGATTGTACTACCAGAATTACCAGGTGATCTAAAATATTTGGATTGTGGGCGAAATCAGATATCATACATTGATTATTTGCCAGAGAAATTGACGATTCTAAAAATAAATGATAATTCATTTACGGAATTGCCAATGCTTCCAAAAGTAGGAGGTTCTGGTGGATATGGACAACTATTAACATTAACTTTCGCATACAATAAAATTACGAACATTGATAAATATGCGATTCCACAATCAGTAAAATCCCTGAATACTAGTTTCAACATGATTGACAAATTACCTATATTGCCAAACTCATTGCAAATACTTTATTGTGACTCTAATAATTTGAATACATTACCTGTATTGCCCAAACATCTAAAACATATATCTTGTATGTATAATCCATTTTCGGATTTACCGGCCTTACCAAATTGTACACGAAAAATAAAACGGATCTTGTTAAAACTTCGGAATTTTCGTGAATTCTATTATTTGATGAAATTTCGAACCCCATTGCGAAATTGGTTATGGCGAATGCGAGAACGCAAAATCCAGATTGCAATGCATCCTAGTAAAATTATGGAATTATTAGAAGACGATTGTAATAAACGTGTGGATTTATTTGATCGGTTAGAAAAAATAATTGAGACAATTTGTAGCAAAGAGCATTATTAGGTATAGGGGATCATTATTATATAGAATCGAAATAAAATATAGAAAAATAAATATATTAGTACTTTATACCAGGAAATAGATAAACAATGACGACTACGTGGAGAATCAAGATATTTTCTGATTATTGTACACCAAAAGCTGCACGTGATGATTTTTCATCTTCGTGTTTTGCCGAAAATCAGCCATTCTACGGCGAAGGAAAAGATTTTGTATTTACTATTTTAGATGATTATACACATGCTATTATTTTAAACAAGGCAATGCCAAAATTGAACATTCCCAAAGAACGCGTTATTGGATTGGCGCAAGAACCTATTCCCTTTCTTAGATTAAATGACGAGTTTATCAGTTATGCACAGCAATATATCGGAAAATATTATGTGAGCGATAAGGGAAATTTGCCAGATCCATTCATAGAAGGAAATGCATTTATTTATTATTATCGTCCATTTCCGGATGTGAAAAAGCCGAATTTAATATCCATTATGGTAAGCAATAAGGCATTTTCATCTGGCCATACTTACCGCCATCATTTGGTTCAACGTATTTTACAGACGAATTTGCCAATTGATATTTGGGGGCGTGGGTGTTTTATTTATGAACGCACAAAGGATCCGCGGTTGAAGGGTAATTTTAAGATGTATGAACCCTATACTGGTTATAAATACCATATTGCCATTGAAAATTTTGAAACCAACTATTATTTTTCAGAGAAAATAATCAATCCATTATTGCTGGGGACAGTACCTATTTATCTTGGCTGCAAAAACATTGATAAGTTTTTTCCGAACCAGTACGTGAAGCTAACTGGGAACCTGGATATAGATATGAATATCCTAGAATTATTATGCATTATGCCAGAACATTATATGAAAACAATCGATATCCCTGGTGTGGAGAATAAAGTAAACCTTTTGAAAAATATGAAATCATTGTTTTCATAGAAACGTATTATCGTGCTAATTCGGTGATGTTTCGAAAATTATTAGGGGGGGGGGTATATTATATGTCGTGATAGTTCCCATGTTTTTCAAAAATACATTTTCCTTTGTTATTATTTCAAATTTTACATCAAATTCTATTTCTTCTAATTGTTCGTAAATATGTCTGCTCATTTGAATTGTATCTATGTCCGCGGTGGATTGCAATCTTGCAGCCATATTTACGGAATTTCCAACAACACATAATCTTGGTATTTCATTTCCTAATATTCCAATACTCACATTTCCAATATTTATTCCAACACGAATACACAACGGAATATTATCAGGCGTTTTTATTGTTTTTATTTCTTTCACAATATCCAATGCGAATAATATCATTTCTTTTACCACAACTTTATAATTAGTAGTAGAGTTTCTAAAAATATCCCCTACTACCATATACGCATCGCCAATTGTTTCTATTTTTTGTAAATGCGAATACTTTTTTATTATATTATCAAATGCAATATAGATATTGTAAAGTAATTGAAAAATGATTTTATCATCGTATTTTTTTGCAAGTTCTGTATAATTTACTATATCCGTAAAAAGAATACAAATCATATTAAATTGTTTTGCGTTTGCGTTTGCGTTTGCGTTTGCGTTTGCGTTTGCGATATATTCTTTATCAAAATCAAAAGGTAATATTTTCTTTAATAATTCTTGTTCTAATATGGTTTTATTTTCAGGTATTTTTACTAAAAATCGTTGTGTTGTAAAATCAATAAACTGATTACATTGAGGAGTTATAATAGCATTTTCATTTTTATAAATTTTTATATTTTTAATCATATAGGATACAAATTGAACAGATTGTAAATCCATGTTATTCAATTGTGTTAATTCTTTCTCATTATAATCATTTACTATTATACATGTCATCATTTTGCTTACCATATCAGCAAACGAATAATATAAATTAATATTATATTGGTTTGTTAATTTAAACAGATCAAATATATTCAAAACCATAAATATGCTCCATATAAACAGATAAATATTTGTAAATGTTAAATTACGCTTTGTGTATAATGTTTTCATAAAATATAGAAGCAATACCCATGAAAATCCTGTAAAATAATAATAAATTACAGTGTTTTTGTATGGATAAATAAACACATTTATTGCCACAGGAATAATATGACAATGAATATTTATATCTTGTAATTTAATAGTATTTACATAACAATACATTTTAAGCATTAATGGTGTAGCGAATAACAACATAACATTTCTACTAAATTCGAGTTGATAAATCATCATATTGTCACTCAAAAGTATGTGTAGAATATATTTTATATACACCAATGCTAGTGCATTGGAAGTTTTGTTAATTGAATTGAAATAAATAAAATTTATGATAGTATAAATGGAATAAACCGTTAATGCAAATACATTTAGATTTGTAATTGAATAATAAAAATCGCTATTGGTTTGAATCAATTCGTTATTTAATATGGTAGAATATTTGGATAAATATAATTTATTCAAAATACTATCCGCATTACAATATAAGAAAACATACAACAGTAAATATATCATATATACTAGCAATATTTCTTTTTATACTATAATTCTAATTTTGTAATTACAATTGTATTTTACTTGACCATTTATCATTATATGAAAAATGAATAAAATAATAATAAAAAAAAGTATTTTATTATTATATATGGAATGTTCTGTTTGTCAAAACCCATTTGTTTTGACAAGAACGAATAAAGAATATTTCGAAAAATATAATGAATTTGATAAGAAGGCAAATAAAATATTGGATAAATTAGATCAAACTGAATTTGATAATAATTTTTATTCATTTTGGGTGAAAATATTATGGCATGAATCCTTACTTTTGAAACCTGGCGAATTACCGAGTATTTGTTGCATGAAATATTGTAATTTATTTATCTGTAAATATTGTCATAAACAAAATAAAATGTGCATTGACTGCATTACTCAAAAAAATACGACTGCTAATTCAAAGCTGTAGTCGTTACATATATTTTGATTTACATTTATTCAGTAAATCAAAAAGGGTGGGTCCTGGAATAAAACCGATTATTGACTCTCTTTTATTAGATGCATTATTATGGCAGGATTTGTAATATCAGTTACTGTAATAAGTGTATTCTCTAATGGTTTCTGAGAACATTTCTTTTTGTGATTCCATAAACCACTCCTTGATGTGTAATTTTTATTACAAATATTGCATTTTATTTCGGAAAAGGGGTTGGGGTTTTTTTCGTTACTTTCGTTAACATTTGTGAACTTATTATGTTTAGCAGACAATAAATGTCGTTTATAATCTTTTTTGTTAGCAGTTATGAATTTACAACAAACACAATTATATTTAGGGGTTTTTGGGGTATTCATTTGTTCTATAAATTAGAACAAGAAAAACCCCTCGGATATTTTCCATAAAAATTTTATTAAAAAATTATGCAGTGGTAATTTTTTAATTTTTCTTGGTTTCTTACCATTATGGTAATAATCGTCTTTTTTGAAAAAATTCATTTTTAAGGTCTATCCGCAGTTTTGTAGCCAAATGGCTTTTGCAAAGCTTAAAATCGGTGAATAGCCTATATCCTTTCGATGGATAAATATATTTATCCACCGATAGAGATTAAGAGTTTTCCCAGAATTCTATTTTGGACCGATTTTTGAAAATCCAAAAATGTCCAATTTCAAAAATCGGTCCTACTTTTATTTTGAAAAAAATGTAAATTATTCAATTTCAAATTTCTAAGCAACATTATTCGAGTCAGAATTATAAAGTTGCAATGTCCTAGCACTTGCATCCTTTGCATCAACGTATTTTGGCATCCAAAAATAGGGGACAATAGTAGCCAATCCTGGATATGCCTCATCAAATATACGACGGTAATATTTTTGTTCAGATGTGGTTGGGATTAAATGACCACCATAATTATTGCCGACATCCACATTCATTGCATTCAAATCCGTATATTCCTGAATGATCTCATAGAGTGATCGAGTTGTCTTGGAAACACCATCACTGAATGCCTCCTTACGTCTCCACAATATTTCATCCGGCAATAATGCTTCACCTCGATAGGTGGTGTAATGTTCATATGAAAATGCATTTCGGACCAAATATTTTTCGCCCATATTATTGAATTTGTGATTTCGTATATCTGGGTGAATTGACAAGAAATATTGCACCCAGCTTCGATCTAAAAAGGGTGTGCGTGGCTCTAACCCATGACTTGATATTGACTTATCTGAACGTAACACATCAAATGCATGAATGTCACTTAGTAGGCGTTTTGATTCCCTGTCAAATTCAATCGAATCTGGGCACGCATTCATGTATAAATATCCACCCATTAATTCATCTGATCCATCTCCATTAAATATGACCTTTGCATTGCTGTTTTCTGAAATATATTTGCCAAGCAACCAATTACCAATACTTGCGCGAACGGTTGTTGTATCATATGATTCAATGGATCGGATAACGTTTGGAATCGCGTCCAAGAAATCCTGCTCTGACAATATAATTTCAGTATGTTTCGTTCCCAAATAATCAGCCACAATTCGAGCATAATGCAAATCTTCTGAACCGACCAACCCAATACTATACGTCTCTACTGGCGGAAATCCATTTATGTTATGATAATCCTGAACCAACGCTGTGATCAAACTACTATCTAGACCACCGGATAATAAGCATGCAATTGGACGTTCAGTCGTAACACAACGCTTTCTAACAGCATTTACTAAATAATATTGAATATTTTTAATAATATATTGTATGCCACCTTCATATTCAAGTGAACACATAATGCTTTGGAATCCAGTTGAGTGATAACGAATATTTTCGGTTAGTGGTTCCCAATTGCTTGAAACTTTGGGCAACAATTCATATGTGGAATAGGTCCCAGGTTGAAATTGAACAATTGAATAGTATTTTGTTATTCCATTGTATGAAATATCACTCTTAATAAATCGATTAAAAAAACCCCCAGTGTTTCCTGAACCTGCTCCAGATGTATTCATCAACCCATTTTGCTGGTTATTCAGCGTTCCACAAATTTCAGACAATACCTTTAATTCAGATGCAAATCCATAAATATTATTGGGTGAAGAATATTTGGTTGTTGGCTTCATATAATATAGTGGACGCACACCATAGGGGTCTCTAGCTATATATAATTTGGTACTGGGATTAGTAATTCGTGTATCAATTAGAGCAAATGAGAATACACCATCTAACATTTGCAACGCTTGTTCGATGCCATACAATTTATATAGATGAATAATAACCTCACAATCAGAATCCGTTGTTGGCATTACCGTCATAAGGGAATATAATTCCTTATAATTATAAATCTCGCCATTGCAAATTAATGATATTCCATCGATTACAATGGGTTGGTTCGATTCAGAATTTAATCCATTAATCGCCAATCGATGAAATCCAAAATCTGCCTTCACGCTACTTTTTGTTAATATGGAAAATTCTGGACCACGTTTGCTTCCTTTTTTAAATTCTGTTTCAATAAAATCTTGAGACAATTCACCATCATTGTTTAGCAATGCAAAAATACCACACATTTTATTTTTATTCCCTGTATATAACTAAGCTATATACTTTTAATTTCTTTTTTTTCATAAATATATTTGTCAACCGAAATGATATAGACTATTTGATTATTACTACATATTACTATAACCATACGCGCGGCATAATATCTTTTCTTTCATAAATATGTTTTTATGAAAGAAAAAAACAAAAAATATTATATTATTTCTGGTACAAACTCCGTAGTATCTATTTGCGATGTATACGTTTGATCCACTAATATATTTGAATTTTTCTTCATGTCATTTAAAATAGCCAACGTATTAGTTAGTTGATTTGTAGAAGACGGCGATACTGTATTGCCAGCCACGTTTTGTGAACCTACACTTTTAATTAATTTTGATATAGTGGTATCGATCGATTTAGAAACCCCATAAAACTGTGCATTTGCATTTGATTGTGCGATTTGACTATTTAAAATTGTCGCCACTGATGTTTTTAACTGTACGATTGGATCAGTTCTATACAATTTATTATTTACATATTCTATGCTATTTTTATTGACTAGATTACCGTTTTGATCATTCATATTAATAGAAGTCCAAATAGACGAGGCGGCTGAGATAAAGGTGGTTGCATCAAATCCCTCATTTACTTTTGTTTGCCCCAATGAATTATTTGAATTCGATATGATGTAGAGTAAAACAATAAAAAAGATTATTACTAAAGTTATCCATAATATATTTTTTAGTTTCATTCCTAATTATACTACAATTATATATATTTGTATTATATTTATTTTTCCCTTTTTCTCATTCATCGCCAACCGATTGGGTAAACGCGCGGATTGTATTCATCCGATTTGAAGTTGCATATGGACTTGTTGTTAGTCGATTAATTAGTTCATCTTCATCTAATTCTTCACTATCAGAATCTGGGTGCGAATAAATAAAGTTTTCAATATCGTCAACTCCATCGTTGTTATTATCAACATCATCATCATGATTGACTTCTTCTTCGAATTCGTCAGATGCAACACTATTCTCACTAGAAGTTGTATCTTTTGTTGCTGTTATTATATTCCTCAAGAAAGACGAAGCTTTAATGTTCCCTAGAATTTTTGCAATGACACCCTCGTCCACGTCATTATCGCTATCATTATCGGTACTAATGGTGTGTAAATTGTTACGTCTAAGCTTGGGTGGTCTCATATTATAATTTATTTTCTTGAAGGTCGGCGTGTACAAATATTGCTTTCCTTGTGAAATTTGTCTAGCTGAATTATAAACGTGGGTCATATTCCTTCCAAAATAATGATAAGCTACTACCAAATCTTCACATAGAATAGACATAAGTGGATCATCTAGTAAATTATTTTCGCGCATATATATGCGCATCTTTTTGAAAAATAGCGCAATAGATGTCTTTTCACTATTTTTTACCCTTTCAGAATTCCTAGATAAATATAGATATTCCATCACTTTTTGTCGGAATACATATTTCATCAAATTTTCATAACAACTATCATCCACCGTAATGATACTATCATGACTATCATATACAATAAGTGCTGGTAGAGGAATAACAACATCCAAAACGGATTGGCTTTCTGCGTAGTTTGCGAAAATATTAACTGTTGGTTTCTTGCCACGAATTATAACGTGCACATTTTGTAGATCATCCGTATTTGGAGTATACGTGTCTGATGCTGGTATGCGAACATGATATATTTTTTTAGCCTGGCTGTCAATCAAATCCTCATATATCGTATCTACCCAAGTATTGGTTTGCCAGTCATACAGTTCGCCGCCATTTGTTATAACAATAGATACTTCTTCAATGGCTGGTCGCAAAATTCGTGACAATACCTCTCCGTAAACAACGCCAGATTTTTCTCCATTATCAATAAACCGGTATTCGCCCCTTTTTGTTTCACCCAATCTATTCAATAAACGATAATTATGCATATCACCAAATCCAATAAATACGCTACGCTGGTTTATTTCGGATGTTTCTACTATATTGCATAGTGTATCGAAACATGTGCAACCGCTCGTAATATCGCCGTCGGTTAGAAATATATGGGTATTTCGATGTTCTGGATAAAGCCGTGTATGTTCTGTGATATTCTCATTCGACACCAATAATGCATTTTCAATATTTGTGCTTCCTGTGGGTTTAATATTTTTAATTTTTTTGATCAAATAATCTACATTTTCTGGTAAAACCTGGATTGTGTCAATAATTGTTTGAACATTCTCATTAAATGTTACCACTTTAATGTATACCTCTGCGTCCGGCGTATTACTTATAAACAACAACATTTTACGAAACGTTTGCTGAACAAACCACAATTTACTTTTCCCATTTTTACATAAATCTAACATAGACCCTGACTCATCTACTGTGAAATAAAGAAATACTGGCTTATTAATAACCGGAACATCTTTCATTTCAACTTCGACGATTCCAAAGAGTCCAGTGTTTTTACAATCTGTTTCTCTGGATGGGCCGGATGGGCCGGATGGGCCGGATGGTACTGAAATTCCCAAAATATCATGAGAATTATAAATGCTTTCATCATGGTATGTAATAAATGAAGATTTAATGGGAGAATATTCTTTAATGGAAACCCCATTTTCAAAACACGATTGAAAATATTCTTCGAGATGAGACATTTCTACTGGTATTATTATTTTTAGAATTTATTATGTTTCTTTCAATTTTTTATGTTTGTGTATGGAAAAATTTAATAGCAATAGTAATATATATCAACATGGATGTGCCGAGTTTACAATATAATTCATATAGCGATATTGATATTATTAACGGATTACTGAACAAAGGTCTAACCCAACAACAATATCATGGTGAAAATAATCATTTAGGAAATACGATAGTCAAGCCAACAGTAATTAATAATCATATTCTTCCGTTTAATAATAGTCAAGACGATGTTGTCGGCGATTATGGTCAAATAATACCGATTGATGAACCTGAGAAACAATCGACACCAATTGATAAACTATTAGATTCCAATAAAAAAAAATATGTGAATTCTAACGGAACAAATGGAACCATAGAGATGAATGAATTTAATTCTTTTGTTGAAGTTCTAACAAATGATTATATTGGCTCATTCTACTTTGCATCATTGACTGTCATTGGTCTCTACATTCTTTTTAAAATGATTAAAAAATAGATCATGTTATTATTACAATAATAATATGATAACGCTCATCTATAGTTGATAACGTTTATACAACTCTAATGCAACCAACGCACCAAACACCTGAGCTAAACAATAAGGTACCAAATGTTTTACTTCAAGTTGATTCGCCGATACAAGGGCAATTGTAACCGCAGGGTTAATGTGCCCACCAGATATTGGGTTTGTTATTAAATAAACCAATGCAAGTGCTGCTCCGATGGCGATTGGATTTCCAGTAGCCAAAATAATATAAACAAAAAAGGCGGTTCCTAAAAATTCTACTAAATAACTATACATAGTTGTAGGGTATATAATTATATTGAGTAAAAATTTGGGTTACCATGGTGTTTTTCTAATATAAATGATGCTGCGGTTTTTGGTGCATTATATTATTGATATGACATCATATTATCATATAAAAATATATAGGTTGTATATGGGAATTTACTGCATAATAAAAATTATAAAAAAACTCATTTTAAAAGTCAAATGGATTTTTGAAAATGGACATTTTTGGATTTTAAAAATGTCCAAAAATGAAAACCTGGAGGACTTTCCACGGAGCAAAAAATGGGTCCTTAGCATAATGCTAACAAACCTAAAAAAATCATTCAAATATTGTTAGCATAATATTTTTTTGAAAATTTCGCGCGACTTTTTGTGTAAGTATTGAATACTTACATTTGACTTACAAAATACTTACAAAATACTTACAAAATACTTACAAAAAAAGTCGCAACTTTTTGTGACAAACCGACGTTTGTCTGCCAAAAAAATATGTCAAAAAATGACAAGTTATGCAGCCAAAAAAAGCGACTTTTTGCGACTTTTTTGTCGCAAAAAGTCGCCATATGTTAATTGCTTTCAAAAATTCAAAAAATTCAAATAAAAATTGTGAGCATATTTTTTACGCGTTTTTTTCTTTAGCGACATTTTGTGTAAGTATATTAGCACTTACACATGACTGACAAAAAGTCGCAAAAAGTCGCACAAATATTTTCTTGCGAAAAATGCAATTATATTACGAGCAAAAGATGTGATTATAATAAACATATTACCACACGTAAACATTTAGGCACTGACGGCGACTTACAAACGTCGTCGCTTGATGACTCACAAAACTATGTTTGCGAATGTGGTAAATTATATAAACATCGTCAAAGCTTATATAGTCACAAAAAAACATGCACTTCGGTTCCTGTTGATTCGGCACATACATTTACAACTACAACAACTACGGCATCGGCGATAAACACTGCGCCTACTAAGCAACCTGTGCAAACGAATTCATCAACCCCATCCACCGAATTGGTATTAGAATTAATAAAACAGAATAAGGAATTGCAAAATGTTGTATTGGAGCAGAATCAGATGATGCTTGAATTATCCAAGACGAATAGTTTAGTAATGAATAATAGTAATAATAATACGACGAATAATACAACCAATAACCAATTTAATTTAAATTTTTTCTTGAATGAAACATGCAAAGATGCTATTAATTTATCCGAATTTATGAAGTCTATTAAGTTGCAATTGGTGGATTTAGAGAACACCGCACGCCTTGGTTATGTTGAGGGCATATCGCGAATATTGATACGTGCATTAAATGATATGGATGTGGATAAACGGCCTATACATTGCACTGATGTAAAACGTGAAACTGTATACGTAAAAGAGCAAGATAATTGGGAAAAAGAGAACTCTGATAAGGATAATTTAAAACGAGCGGTTACGTTTATTGCGGATCAGAATCTAAATCAAATACATGAATGGAAACAGCAAAACCCAAAATGGGATGATAATAAGAGTCATGAAAGTGAGGTGTTGAATAAAATTTATATTAGTGCATTGGGTGGAGAGAACCCAGATGAAGAGCGTAAATTTATGAATAAAATCATAAAAAATGTTATACAGGAAGTAGTGGTAGATAAAACCGATGGGGTTGCAAAATTGGAAATAAAATAATTATTTGTTATATCAAAAATACAAATAATTATTAGTTAATATCTGAAATAGATGTGGTGGAAACTGGAGGTTTGACCTCTAACATCGCAACCTTTTCTTCAATGGTATTCTTTTTTGAAACTTCATCTTCAACTATTTCGCCTCCACTAACATCAACAATAATGGGAATTGTTTTGGTAACCTTTTTTTTGATATTTTGTTGTTGAATAAAATAACGTGCCATATCTGGTATATTAGATACACAATTCATTACCGATTGATAATTAAACCCACTTAACAATGTGTTGTCTTCTACATATTTAATACTATAATACCAATACGGTGGGACATACAATACAAAGCCTGGGGTCACATCAAATTCTAGAAATCGAACTTTTTCAAGTTCTCCATTCTTAGTATTCCAAACGTTGACAGTCGAACGAAACTCATATAACTCATAATCTTTAATGGTTCGCATATACTTTCGAGATTTGAATGGCGTCATTTTTACACGTATTTTTCCACTGTTTACGCAATAGAATTGGCGATAATAATTATGATATCGTAGTGGGGTGTAACAGTTTTTTGAACCAGTACATACATCATATTTAGTAATAGCAGTCATAGTTGGTTTTAAAAATGCGTCATTCAGCTCGAATTCGGAATGTAGATTTGCCTCTTCAATAAAATCCTGGTTGTTTTCAGAAAAATACACACCCACACTGTCAGTATTCATAAGTGTTTTTACTGACTGATATGGTAATAATAATGAATCGATTTGTCCAGTTTCATTTGCATAATAGTCTTGAATGTCTTTTACATAGATATCATTGCGATTCGTCTCTTCAATGGAAAACAAATCAAAAAATTCAGGATTTACGTCTTTATATTGAAACAAAAGGGGTTGTTTTATATCACATACCTCTTGCAATTCTTTATTTGTTGTATAATCCATTTCATATATTTCTAAATCTTCACTTGTTTTGTATTGTGCAGTGATATGTAAATAAAGAAAAACCACTAATAAAAAAATAAAAATGCTAATTAATGAGTTCATAATATATACAGTGCGGTCATTCTTTGTTTCTCGATTTAACGCAAAAAGTTGGAAAAAAAAATACACTGTACTATTATATATATGGAACAACAATGTGATCAATTAGTTTTGGAACAATTTTATAGTGTACAAGAAAAACTGGATAAAATATTAGAAGATTATATTGTGAATATATTTACATTGTACGATATCAATGGAGAAGGAGAACTTACTTTTCAAAACTTTTCATTGTTTATTGGCGATTTGTTATATATTTCAGTATTAATGAAGCGAATGGACAAATCAGAATACACTGAAGAAAATATCATAAAATATGTACGTTGGGCAGGTGGAAACTTTCCGAGTAATCTAATATCAGGAACGATGGGAAGTATATCTTACTATATTTTTACAAAGGGAATATTGTTTGCATTAAATGGATATCAATATAAACCAATAACGACAGTTGAAAATAGCATGCACATGTCACTATTACCTGAATTTTATAATTATTTTAATCACTATAATGATGTAGCAATAAGACGAGGATGGCCACTTTATCGACGAATGTCACAAACACGACAACAGCAACAGCAGCAGCAACATCCTCAACCTCAACCTCAACCTCAACCAATAATAAGAACAGTAACGATTGAGGGTTCCTTGCACGTTACTGGTGATGTCGTAATTGAGGGTGACTTAAGTGTCGGAAATTCGAATGAAACTCCTAGTGTACAGGAACCACCGTCTTCACAAGAACAACCAGAACCACCTTCTGAAAAAGAACAAGAAGAAACATCTGATATTTCTAATAATGTAAATGTAAGGCCATTATCTCGTGCAGCATTGGCGGCGATAGCAAGGGCAAATGGAACAGCTGTAACTCACACAGAACAACCAGTGGAAAATGTACCAGTTATACCAAGTGGAGAACAACCGCAATCAGAACCAACGCCTGAACATGCAATGATTGATCAACAACTACATTTTGATGAACCGCCAAAACACGATAATCCTGAGTATAAATTGATAGATGCTGGTATATTCGATTTATGTAATAATGAAATGGGGTTTGATGCAATTGAAGGGGACATTAATGTCGTGGATTATATAGAATCTGATAAAAATGATAATTTGGCATTCAAAATAGGACATGCATATTATTTATCGAAAAAAAGTCAGATAATGACCATGGTGAATCGAGGACATCCTGGCAACTCCATATTTTATGCGTGTTCATGTGTAATATTAGGCGATTGGACCGGACCAGAAGCGTGGGGGTTATTGGATACGGCAGTGAGTTACAAAGAATCTTTTTTCAATATACAACATTTAGGGTTACCAGTTCGTTATGTAAGATTAAATGATATTGGCTGCATATTAGGTGGTGCGGATAATTACTTTATAATAGAAAAACCGCTAGACGCAAAACCATTTCCAGCCTTTGCTAGTGACAATGTGCTAAATCATGGAATTGGGTCTATGTCAGGAAACCACTGCCAAGATGGTCAGGAAGATATTATTTATGACATAAAAACGTACACCCCAAATATTATTATTGTTTCTGAACCCAAAAAAGAAGAAACCGACGAATTCCCACTGCCTAGTGCCGAGTAAATAGTTTGTTTAGTATAAATATCATATAATCTTTCTAATAAAAAATAATAGTTTTTATTTTTTATTATTGTAAAATACACACCTAATCATCATCATTAATTCTAGGCGCCAAATAAAAGGTAAGATTTGCATTGTTTGTTTCGTCAGCACCCAACACATATTTTGCCTTCAATGGAAACCCATCCGTCAATTGAATCTCAATTTCCTTGGCAATTTTATGGTACAAGCAAATATTATGCAAGAATGTTAGACTGAATGATAGATGCAATTCCTGTCCATCATTGATTGCAAATGAATTCAAATCATCAATCTGAATATTCACGTTCATTTTGCCAGACTCTTCACTGGATGAAGACAATACAATGTTCTCCTCTGTACATTCAATATTTAGATTGTCGCCAAACATTTTAAGCTGTCCAATAATGTTTGAAAAGTTAGCAGAACACATAGTAAAATCAGCGTTGCTCTCATATTCAGGAATTTGCATTAATTCACTATCTATTTCCATAAGTGGGACCTCAAAATGTTTGTCAAACACTGCCTTGTTTTCCGAATGAAACTGAATAAATAGTTTATCATTGTTCTCTAAATCGTACTGGATCGAGATATTTTGGCTAGTTTCTCTAGAATTCAGGATTTTAAACAAAATATTTGTATTAATTCCGATACATTGATTTGCCCCAATTTCATATGTTTGAAACCATGACGCAGGCAAATTTATTTCAATAATAGAAATTTTAGATGAATCCATGGTTTGAATATACATATGGGTATCTGAAAACATAATATTTACATTCGTACTAAACACCTTTAGGTGTTGAAATAGATTGCAAAAGCATGCGCAGTTTTCCTTGTTATCAATGTTAATATTCATTTTCTAAGATTTGACGTTTCGTTTCTAAGTGGGTTTTATCAAAAATCAAAGAGGGTTCTCTAAATCAATTTTTTACGAATTCTGCGAAAACAATTGGGATAACAATTCCGGACTATGTTGTTTATCATGCAAAACGATATTTTTTCGCAAATCCGGAAAAATAAAGGGTTGTAACATATTTGAAATATTTGAAATACTAGATGGCGTATTGTAAATATAGAGTTTACCAATTTTTTCTGAAAAGGCAGTATTGTAGTAGGCGCATTTTTCTAGAAATAGACGAATGATGGGAAGAAAGCGTTGACACGCTGTTACAGAAAACGTATTAATATTAATATGTATATTAAAGATATCATATGTGACAATATTCGCATTAATATTGCTAATAATATTATCTACTATCAATGGATAGTTGTTAGGATTTGCAAATAATTTCAAGATGGGATAATCAATAAAAATATGATTGGTAGTTGGTATATTATAAATGCTTGATTGTAATAATCGTTCAAAATGAATTTTTTCTTGGATCATTTGTCGTTGCTTATCTTTCGAGTAAAAAGAAAGATAATTTTCTGTTCCTACAGTATTTTTAATATTATTTATTTCGTCCAACACTTCGAATCTGTTTTCCATTTATTGATTTATTATTATCTACTTATAAAATGAATTTACGTTTATACCGTTATTACTATAATTATTTATGTCAATCTCAATTTGGCATAAATATATGGTTAGTCTCTAGTTGTCAGACGTATTGCTATTGCTAATCATCTCGTCTGCCAATTCAAAGCTAGACACCGACATCTCCTCTAGCTTAATGTTCTCTCTAAGAGTAATGTTTGAAGATGGCTGATTATCGATATCAGATAAAATTTGGATACGCTCATCAACAAGCATCTTATTGACATCCATAGTGTATGTCTGAAGCTTTAATACAATATCCTTCAAATTACCAATCTCTTCGGCTAAAATATCAAATCGCGCACTAAATTCCTGAATAATAGTCTGAATAGTATTATCATCAATGACTGACACAGAATCATTGCTAACAATAGGACCTACAGTATTGGATTCCTTAACAAATGTTTCTAAAGCAATAAGGCGCTTATCGATGACATTAATCACTTGTGGGAGAGTGAGAGCATTTTGTGGTGCCGATCCACCAGGGGAATTGGGATTTTGTCTGGTCTGTTGGGGTGGGGGCAATTCATTTATAGAGGGTGGGGCACGTCTCTTTCTAGCAGCAGCATTCGCGTTCATTATAACTGATTTAATTATATATGGTATATCCTAAATTTCTCTAAATCATTATAACGCATATTATTTTTTTCAGGCCTTCATTTTCATTTTCAATGTTTCGTGGAATTCATAGGGCGTTTTCCAAAGAATATCCGAAATCGTATAATCTTCGATATTTTCTTTTTTTCCCTGAATTTCGAGTGTTGGAAACTGAAAAGGGGGTCTTAAAATCTGTTGTTGGAGAACCTCGATATGTTCTTCGTAAATATGTGCGTTTCCTAGGAATAAAATGAATTCATCAGCAATCAATCCACAGTGATTTGCTAAAAGATGGGTTAAAAATGAATAAGAGGCAATATTAAACGGCACACCCAATCCAACATCTCCACTTCGCTGATATAGGCTGCATGATAGATATTTTCCATCTCTAACATTGAATTGTGCGAGAACATGACAAGGAGGCAATGCCATTTCGTTGATTTGACAGGGGTTCCATGCCGACATTACGAGTCGGCGTGAAGAACGTGCCTCCGGATTTTTCAATTCATTAATAATATATTCAAGTTGATCAATTCCTTTGCCGCTATAGTCTGTGTCGCAATTAATATAGGGTGCATTAAAGTGGCGCCATTGATGGCCATAAACAGGACCCAAATCGCCCTCGGCGTTATTATAAAGTCCACGGCTATCTAAGAATTGGCGTGTTGAATTGGCATCCCATATATGCACACCTTCTGAAACCAATTCTTTATTATTTGTTGAACCACGTATAAACCAGATAAGTTCATTGAAACACGTTTTCCATGCTAGACGCTTCGTGGTAAGGAGAGGCATTTTTCCATCACTTAACGAAAAACGCATCGAGTATCCAAAGATGGATCGCGTAATGCCATTTCTAGAATGTTCGACAGAGCCATTATTTAAGATATTTTTAATCAAATCAATATACTGGTTCTCTTCTTTATTTTCCATAATACGATTTGTAATATTTTACAAAATGATTGTTTATGTTTTTTACGATAAATATATTTGTAACCGAGATTAATTTCTAGTTAAAATCTATACGTAAATGGATATTTTACAAGAAACAGACCATACATCAAAAAAAACATTTTTATCACATGTATTTTCAACCACAGAGGAAGGAAAGGCTGAAATATTGAATGTAGTTCAGTACTCCATCATGGGCGTGATTCCAATTATTATTTTGAATAAATTGATTCAGAGATTCATACCTGAGGCTGATTCTGATAAATCTACTTTAGAACTTTTAGTAGAAATATTTATTCAATTAATCGTGATGTTTTGTGGTATCATTGTTGTTCATCGTGTAATTACCTATTTCCCTACCTATAGCGGATTTAAATATGAGCATTTGACTCTTACCAATGTTATTTTAGCATTTTTGGTTTTGGTTCTCAGTATTCAGACGAAATTGGGAATAAAGGTCAATGTTTTAGTTGATCGCGCATATGAGTTGTGGAATGGGCCTGAATATGATTATCAGACATCGAATGGTGCCAAGAATTCGATGCGACCCATGGCACGCCAACAACAGCAGCATATTCCCAGTCAGGCAGATTATTTAGATAGCGGAGCAACTCAGACTAGCATATTCCCCCCAGCCCCTATGGCAAGTACGAAACCTGTGAAACAGTCTGGGTATGACTACATGATGGGTTCTTATGGAGGAGGCGCTGGACACAGTGGAGGAATGCAACAAGATTTTGGCCCAATGGCAGCAAATGGTGTATTGGGTAGTTCTTTTGGTGCGTCATTTTAGAGAATATTCGTAAATGAAAATAAATATCACCAACTACTCCATAACATGTTTATAAGAGAATTTTCGTTTAGACAATTCTATAGCATAATACCCATTCGAATTTTTACATTTTTCCGTATTTATGTCAGGAAAAATGTCATTCCATGTTTTTGAAAGTTTTAATGCATATGGCGGTTTTTCAAAAAATATATCTTTTATTTTTTGCGTATTGTTTTGAATTCCATGATGGTAAAGTGTATGACTTTGTCCATCTAATTCGCAATATAAATACGGAGTTTGTAACCATAATCGTTTAAACTCTTCATCGTTTTCAAACAATTTTTTGAATAGCCCATCCATCCAATAATAATTGTTGGCTGATCGATTGGCATTCCAATAATTATCACACTCTTCTTTCCATTTAGTTATCATATACCCATCCTTTTCTGATATAATAAACCAACTGGCTGGTCCGAATTCTTTGCTCATCCCACCACCAAGTCCATGATACATCCATAATCCTGCAGGCGCAATAGCTTCATCTATCCAATGTTGTAATGGCTGCATACATAACATTGTTGCGTCTGCCCATACACCACCGTGATTTTTCAATAAACTTAATCGTATAATATCACTTTTGGCTTGTGGCGAAATATCCTTGGTTTTATCATATATGTAATTAATATCATTCACATAATCTTTTACATTTTCTAAATCAATGTAGTGAATTTTCCAATCAGAATTATTATTTAGTTCCCATGATTCAGCTACTTGTTTGTTCAACCATGACGCATGTTCCCAACCCTGTAGCCATAATAAAAAAATATTTTTTTGCATATTGTGTATATAATTATATACACAATATTATATATATGAAAAAGGGGGGTGTTATTAAAATATTGTTTTTGGTATTCACTGTTGTAATTTTTGTATATTATACGATGTTTAATGGTCGATATTTAGAAGGAGCTCAGAATAATAACTCATCTGCGCCAACGGTTCCAAATCCATCTTCCACTGTAAATCCGAGACCAAATTGCGGCGGAAAAGAAAGCAAAAAAACAAAATTGGTAAGTAAAGAATATATTTATCCGGATGAATTAACTGGTCCTCTAGAAAGCAACAACAATGCATGGTGGCCTTCGGATAAGATAAACGATCCAAATGTTTATTGTATTACAAAAGAGGAGGGTTATCCTAAAAAAGAGGGTGGTTCTAATTCTTATAAATGTAAACCCACGAACACTGGCAAAACCGTTTATGTAACCAAAGACGAAAAAAACTGTGTCTCACTTGACAATAACAATTTATGTTCGCCTGGCTATAAGTTTGATAAAACAAAGAAAGGATGCGTAAAAATATAATCTATCTACCTCGATAACCCAAAGGTATCCAGCGAATTAACCATATCCAACCGTCGCATAGATTCTTCCAACGTATTTTTTTTCTCCAAATTGCTATAAAGATAATCCGTATTTGGTGACACCTCGTTTTTTTTAATCTGTTTGTAAACGTTATCTATTTGTTCGATAACGTTTTGCACTAGCTGCTTGTTTTCAACCAATTCAATGTGGGTGGGGACAGTATCACATAAAATAGATACTGCAAAATAAAACAAATAGCGGCGTTTTTTGCACGAAGCGGTGGTATATTTTATAGAAAAAATATCAATCAGGTTCGAAATAAGTTTTATGATAAATTCATTGTTTGTTTTATTTGCTGATTTCAAAATTCCATCCCATAAAATCCACATGATATCACATGAAAATTGTTTTTCCACATTGACAAAGGGTCGTCTCTGACAATATAAAAGGGTTTTTCGTTTTTTACAAATGGCATTAAAATCAATGACCCATTCAATCCAGTAACATGCGGATCGTATATTTTTAATAGAAATATGATACATAAACTCATTCACGGCTATAAATAATTCTTTAGGGTCCTCTTTCAGTATAATATCGTCTGCATATTCAGTCGTTGGTGCCTTGAGTCTCTCTGTTAATTGTGTCATATCGAATTCTTCTTCGCGATTAATTTTGATGGATTCAAAGCTGTTTTTTTTATTAGATAGCGTAACAGTTGTTATGATTTCTGCGAACAACTGTCGCAATTTGCGATGATTACGAAAATCGATTTCAGTCGCATAGACGCCGGACGTCATAATTTGTTTAAATAATTCAAACCGTAATTTTAAATAAATGATGATTTTTGGATTGCCTAAATGGATATGTTTTCCTACATAATGTAAAATGTTTTCCCAAAGTTCTCCATAATGTCCTGCACAAATAAGTTCAGCCGACCAATAGCATGCTGGTTCTACCTTTCCGCTTAACATATTGTTAAGTAACTGTTTGGTAACGTCGGCTTTCTTATATTTGGAGAACCCAATTCCTTTAAAATCAGCGGAGCTTCTTATATCATTAATATCATTGCTATTCATTTTTATTTGATTATATATGTTTAGAATCGAATAAAAAAACACGATTTTACCCAACACAAACCCACAAATGTATGTTTATTCGTAATGGTCATAATCAATATCCATACCCCAGTCATTGAATTTCGGAATATTATCAGGGTGCCATACCACCGACATCAGTTCTACAAAAACGGTGTCACGCATATGGTTACGCTGGATTAAATAGTAATGGCAAAGAGGGAAAATAGACAATAGTGGTCTTTCCTCGGTGTTAAAATGATAATACATGAGTTCACCATCATCGCTAAATTGACTACACAAACTCTGATAAATATGAAATAATTCAATATATTTTTTGTACATAGTGGGATAGGTATGAAAGAAGATGGGTAAATTTGGACCATAATTTGGTTTACGAATAGGGGGTAGAATATAGTTTCTACAATTTATTTTCGGAACACCATAATACTCTCTCCTGTAGTATTTTCGAAAGCGCTCCTTCTCATTTTGTTTATACGGTTGATACGAATTTATGTATTGTGTGAATACTTGAAATTGAAAATTATTCAGTTTCAAGTTAGCGTTAGCATTGACGTTATCATTCATAGTTTCTATTGGTTATATCTATTTTTTTCAAATATAAAACATATCAATTTTTTAACCGAAATCGCATCTGCTTATTGAGTTTCATAGTTCGCTTGGTTTTGTATGCGCGACTACGCTTGCTCCCTCCATTTATTCTCTTTCGTTTCTTTGACATATTTAATCTTGCGATTGTCTTCTGTCTTTCTTCTTCTTGTCTTCTCTCCATAATGTCTTGTTCTATATCTTGTTGTAATTCTTGAATGGGTTTATCAAGGTACTTTAATACGATAGTACGCCCATTTTCATATTGTCTAGAAAGTAATTTATGGAATGTAAAATCATATTCTGGCGTTCTATCATAAAATGCAAACAATGCTGAAATCATATTTTTTTTTTTTTGTCGGCAGCAACGTCCAATGTTACATTTACGCCTTTGTGACTATATAAAACATAAGCGATATGGTATGGGCTTTTATTTTCATCGACACCCTTTTCATAATTATCTCTAACAATTGCGTATAATTCGCCCTCACTAGGTACAGCATTATTATCCTTTTTATTTTCAGGAATATGTGATAAAATTTCTATGTTTTTTTCATCAGATTCTTCACCAAATAATGCAGTAAACTCAGGATAAGCATCTCGTGGTTTTAATACAGGTGGACCTTCGCTCTGCTCGATTTGTTTATTAAAAAAAGATATGTCATTTGTATAATTTGCAACCGTTAAACACTCACCGAATTTTAAACAATCATTCTCGTTTTTTTCATTTTCAGTAGCCTCGGTAATGTCATATTCACCTTCTTCATTCTTAACATATCTCAAATCATATATCATACGATGAAATTTATATCTATCATATTGATTGGTCACTAAACGATTTCTCAAAACACCAAGCACTTTTTTTTTAATTACTCGTTTTATTGTTTCTTCTCCATCTTTTATAATAAATTGACTCTTTATTAAATTAAATAAGGGTGATTCTTCACGAATATCAAAATTTTGTTTAATATATATATATTCAGAATCTTCATATAAACCGTCAGCTACTTTTTGTGGCTTAACTGCAATATTATAGTCACTTGTAAATACATATTCTGGGTCAACTACTATAGCAGTTGACATTTATAAAAATAAATAAAAAATTATATATATATTATAAATACAAAATATATACACGAGTAATCTCTAAATTATTTACTCAGTAATGATTCTTGGAACAACATTGATTGTTTGCAATTCTTGATTCATTAGTTTCAACGCATAGGGAATTTCTACGCGCGCAAAATCGGTGGTGTTGTTGCAAATCTTGCACAAATGAATAACGAAATCATTCTTCGCATACATGCGGTTTTTATTGCCATCATTATAGGAGGCAATGACACCGCATTTCTTACATACGTGTACACTGTATTTGTCAGATACATCGTAGAGACGTTCACGGCAAAACTTCGACATGCCATGGGCAATCATAACATCACGTTCCATTTCTCCAATTCTGAAACCACCATCGCGACTGCGACCTTCTGCTGGCTGGCGTGTCAAATTAACCATTGGGCCAATGGAGCGACTATGTTGTTTATCGTTTACCATGTGCTTCAGCCTTTGATAAAAGACTGGACCAAAGAAGATATTTGTCTCTAGCTGCTCACCAGTAAGTCCATTATATAACAACTCGTTTCCATAGCATTCATAGCCAAGATTCATGAGTGACTCAGAGATGGTTTTTACATCAAGGTTGCCAAAACCGGTTCCGTCGCCAAACATGCCTAGTTCCAACAATACCTTGCCGAGCAAGGTCTCCTTAAGTTGACCAATGGTCATTCTGGAAGGAATGGCATGAGGATTAATAATAATATCAGGACGAATTCCATCTTTGGTAAATGGCATATCACATTCTGGAATGATATTACCAATCGTACCCTTTTGTCCGTGACGACTTGAGAATTTATCACCAAGTACTGGCTTTCTAAGTGTTCTGACACGGACCTTTGCGAAATTATAACCGTCGCCGTTTCGCCCAGTAAAGTTCTTGTCGATATAGGTTTCTTCCATGGTTCGGAATGTCTTGCTTTGGTCTTCGTACTTAATTGTCTTGGTTGGATCATTGCGATTTTCCTTAATTGGAACAATTTTCGCAATAATGATATCACGATTTTCAACTTGCGAATTTTCTGGGATAAATCCTTGTGAATCCAATTTATCATAATTTCCGAATTTAATACCTTTGGTTTTTGTCGAATCAGGTTTGCAGCGAATAATTTCGTCGCGAATAATATTTTTGTCTTCGTCCTTTTCTGTATGATAAATTGTTGCTAAGAATAGACCACGATCGAGTGATCCCTTATTAATAAGGACACTGTCTTCTTGATTGTAGCCAGTGTGTGACATGATGGCTACATGAATTTGCGTGCCGGATGGAATTTTGTTTAGTTTGATCATGTTCATTAGACGTGTGTCTACGAGTGGGCGCGTTGGATAATTTAACACATAGGCGGTTTTATCCATACGCTTATCGTAGTTGGTTGCGTAGATTCCCATAGCTTGCTTAGCCATCGCGCATTGGTAAGTATTTCTAGGTGCCTGATTGTGGTCAGGGTAAGGAATACATGATGCTAGAACCCCAAATATAGTACTTGGATGAATCTCGCAATGTGTATAGTTAAATGATTGATGAGCATTGTCTTGCAAATAGGAATCTTTACATTTCATTGATATCATTGCGAAATTCTGTTCTTCTGGATCGATATACTCAATGACGGATTCTGAAATTTTGCAATTTGTCAATAGATCATTCCAATGTAGCTCTTTTGATGCGAGCCGTTGAATAATAGTTTTGTCGATTAGTGCCTTATTGTTTCTAACACGGAGCAATGGACGTGTCAATCTACCACCATCGTTGCAAATTCGAATTTCTAATTTTTTTATATCAAACACAATCGATGTGTAAATATTAATAATGCCACGGTGTTTTTTATCTTTCATGTCATGGTATAGGTTGACAGGATCTTTTGCAACACCAACGATGGTTCCATTTACAAATACCTTTGCCTTGTTAAATAATTCTTCAGGCTTTGCAGTTTCAACTGGAATAATATGCGGCGCTACATATTCATAGAGAGAGTTGCTGTTCGCCGGAATCGTAATGTGTCCGAGGTAACTAATGTTTTTTACAATACCAATTGACTGCCCCTCCGGAGTTTCTGCTGGGCAATTATGCGTGACGAAAGATGAAGCGACAAATGAATGATTGTCACTCCTAGTGGTAAAATCATATACCATTTCTGGTTCAATTTCACGAATAGATAATATAGGAACGCTTATGCAGCCATTATTCACAATGTTTTCTTTAATGTATGTTTCGTATATATAGTTATTACTGTTTGTAACATTTTTTTCTTTATTGTATTCTTTGATTTTCAAATGTTCAATTATAGGTGCAGACGCCCTTCGCTTTTCGTCACAGTAGGTATAATTAATAATATCTGAATATCTTGCCAAATTTTCCGAACTATTTTCAAATACTATAGATACTCTTGTTTTATTATCGTCTACATAGTCTATCTTTAATCTAGAAATTATCTCAAATTCATAGAACATATTCTTTATTTGTGTCATATAATTGATAGTGTCTTCCAAATAATCATTTTCTGTGGTTTGACATGTTACGCTAACTCTAGGTGATACAGAAACACTATTGGCAGAACAATTATTGTTTATTTTGTAAGAAAGACGTGATCCATCACCACCCTGGAAAGCTGACAAATATTCACGCTTTATCGATAATTCTGATTGCAATAGCCAGGTTGGAATGGTCCTTTGCATAGTTGTTTTCTTGCCAGCAAATCCACCTAGCAAATATAAGAGATAGGCAAAGGCGCCATTCTTAGCTACTTCCCATGTTCTATGCGTAGTGATTCTACCAGAAAGTTTGTCTTCAAAATTACTTGTTTTATTGTATATTGAAACGTTTCCGAATCCCAAATCAGAAATGTCATTCGCAACTTGGAGTGCATCAGCTTCTTCGCCTAGATAAAACGATGCACAGTAGTATTTTTTATCTTTTTCAATTCGTTCAGCCAAATGTCCATCAGTATTTATCGAACCGACGAGGCGAGCAATGATTTTTAATTTATAAATAGGAATATTAATATTGAGCAAATTCAATTCCAGCAAATCCATTTTATATTGGTCAACCACATCGGAATCATTAATTTTAACAAATGTAGAATTATCATCCATAATGTTTTTAACAACATGACGTATAATAACCTTATCGTTTTTAGACAAGTCTTCTACATTTTTCCAATCATAATTTCCGCCAGTATTAATAAGAAATGGATGATTTGCGGTGGCCTTTATTTTTCTGCCACTGATCGTAGTAATTTCAAAGAGCTTATCTGGCATTTTTCCAAAGAACGAATGTATGTCAGATGGCTCATCGAACAATGTTTCAGGATTTACTGTACAAACTCTATTACCATCCTTGATGTCCTTTATTTTTTTTATATTTAATCTATTTGACATCAGAACCTCAGTTTCACCAGTCAAACACAAAAATCCCCACGTCGTGTTATGCAGTTTACGTGGAGGAATTAATTCACCACTTTTTTCTAGGGGTGTATTAATTCTCCTCAAATGACTAAGACTCGATACGTATGTGAGTCGGTTTAACACCTGTGCAACACCTACCTTGCTGCTGTTCGATTGTTTTATACTAAAATCGCCAGTAGAGAGTGCACGATTGATACCATTTTCAATAGTGGTGGACTTCATAATTTTATAAATATTGGTCATATTGATAATGCTATCATAGTCTTCAGTTGAACGCCATGAGCCAGTGTTAATTTCCTTAACAATTTGCTTTTGCATCTCTTTCACCAATTTATTCAAATAATTTCTAAAAAGATTGTTCAGCAATGTTCCAGTAAGCTCAATGCGCTTATTTAGGTAAGAATCACGGTCATCTACTGGAATCCAACCCAGACTTGTTTGTATTAAACGATTTGCCATATATCCAAGCAAATACAATTTTTGCGGAACACTCTTGCAATGAGGAAATAGGTCGCTGTCTAAGACTTCAACCGTAAATTCGCGTTTCTTCTTTGCGCCAGTTTCTTTATCCATATTCATCGGCGTGTATGCTACTGCCGACGTAATATGACGAAGGGCATCTTCTTGTGACATATATTTATTCGCATCAATAATCGATGCTTGCACGAAATTAGATAGGTCCTTATTTTTATCTGAATCTATGCTCAATAGAATATATTTGCAAATATCCTTGTCGCTAATAATCCCCAATGCGCGAAACAACACAAATAATTCAATTGGCTGTTTAATTCGTGGAATATTTACAAAGATACCATTTCCAAACCCATTATTTTTACTAGAAATCATCATTTCAATTTGCTTCGGTGAAATGCACTTAAAATCAGGGACCGACTTTATTTCAGCATAATAATTCCACTTAGTGGTGTTTTTACCATCAAAACAATAGATTTTATTTTCAGCCGCACGCTCTTGTCCCAACACAGTCTTTTCTGATCCCTTGCTAATAAAATATCCACCACTATCCATCGAACACTCGCCAGTGTATTGACTATTGATATGCCCATTCTGGTTAAGAACACAAATAGACGACTTAATCATGATTGGCATCTTTCCAATATTAATCTTGGGAAGGACCTTTTCAATAATTCGTGGTGAGTCCATATTTTCAGTGTTTCGAATAACATATTTGATATTTACATCAACGGTCATTGTAGATGCATATGTAAAGTTGCGCAATTTTGCCTCGTACGGCAACATGATTTTTGTAGCCCCATTGTTTTCATGAATCTGTGGAGGGTGAAGCTTAAAATTGGTAAAAGAAATGAACACTTCAAGCATGTACTTATCCTTTTCCGCAACATAATCATTATCCGAATGAATGGTAACAGGATTGAACATTTCAATAGTGCGTATAATTTGATAATTGATAAAATGATTGTAGGATTCAATCTGATGTCTCACCAATCGTTCCAAATGTTGCCCCTCAAAATAAGACTCGATAATAGTATAGGGTTCTTCAATGTAATTTCCAAGGTGGGAAAGGATGCCAGCTTCTTCATTGGTAAGTTCGCTATGAATTTTTTTAATAAAATCTTCGGTTTCCTTGTGCGAACCGGTTTCCAACGATTGCTGTTCCCTTTGTTTTTCAACATCAATGATTTTTTTAATTTGTTCTGATTCGTCAGATTGGGTAGATTGGGTAGATTTTTTAATGCGAACACGCTTTATTTTCATTTTTTTATCTTCACCATTCAACTCCACTTCATCAAACTTCACAGAAGACTCAATGTGTTCAACCATAGGAAGCGTCATCGATTTCTTTGCATTGGACATATTTATTGTATCAATTCGCGTAATAGATACAACAATATAGTATTAACTAATAATCAATTTTTTACATTGTTTACAAATTATAATAATATATAAAAATGGGATAAACATAATTATTTTGTATATGGTAAATTGTCAAAATATAATAATAAACGTTCGAAATGGATAGCAGTGGGTCATTTATTGATTATTTGAATAAATACCAAGAGAAAAAGAATATGTCTTACATTGAATGCATACATTTTCTAGATACGGTGAATATTAATTATGGTGAAAATGACTATGGAAATATTTCTTATAGTGGAGAAAGGAAATCAAATAGTAGCGGCACTGTTTCGAAAACGAAAATGGGGGATTATTATGACATTTATTCAAGTTCAATATGGAATATAAACAATACCGAATCATCTTATTCTTTGTGGCAAAAATCCCATGATATTTTAAATACACTAACTCCAAACCTAGATAATAATGCTACAATTTCGGTTACAACACCCAAGTTAGAAAATATTGTAATTGATATTAGTATTAATAAGATAAAGGACATTTTAAAAATAATTGAAGAGTATGAATATAAGGACCACGTAGAATACAACATTGACTTAAAATCATTACACAACATTAAAACGGAATTATATGAATTGGATTCTATGATTGGCATGGAAACATTAAAGCAGTCAATATTAGATCAGCTTCTTTATTTTATACAAGAATTGCACGTCGGAAAAAATACTAGCGAATATAAACATACAGTGTTATATGGTTCACCTGGAACTGGCAAAACAGAGATAGCAAAAATAATCGGTGTTATGTACTCTAAATTGGGTGTATTAAAGAATAATGTTTTCAAAAAGGTTTCGAGAAACGATTTGATCGCAGGATATCTCGGTCAGACAGCATTAAAAACACGCGCAGTAATCGATGAATGTTTAGGTGGTGTTCTCTTTATTGATGAAGCATATTCTTTAGCATCAAGTGATCGAAACGATAGTTTTTCAAAGGAATGTATTGATATTTTGTGTCAGGCTATGAGTGATTATAAGGAAAATTTAATGGTTATTATAGCTGGTTATGAAGATGAACTAAACGAGACATTTTTCCGCGCAAATCGTGGATTAGAATCCAGATTTATTTGGCGATTTAAAATGGATGCTTACACACCAATTGAAATGATGAAGATATTTCAAAAGAAAGTACTAGAACAGGAATGGAGTTTTGAGAAAGAAGATACATTGATGGTAAAGTGGTTTGAAAAACGCAAGGACCAATTTAAACACTTCGGTCGTGATATGGAAATATTACTTTCTTATACAAAAATAGTTCATGGTAGAAGAATTTACGGAAAAGATCGAGAACTTCGCAGAGTGATCACTTTAGATGATATAAATAGTGGATATGAAATGTTTTTGAAAAATAAAGAGTCGAAACAAGAAAATACCAATATTTTGCATACTATTTATATATAAATTGGTTCTCGTATGCAATGTATTTTCTTTTTGTTATGTAAGTTAAAATACATAATAAAAAATGTCAGAAAAACGAACCATTATATTAAAAGAAGAAGATTTACGTATTCCCAAAAGTACCACAAGAAAAAACCGTGAAAAACCATCTGGTGGAATTAAGGTAAAATCTAGCCAAAAAAAGGAAAAATCTACATTAAAAAAACGATCTATTTTACGTATGATTCGAGAACACCAAGAAGATAAATATAGAAAATTATATGACGGTGGAAGTAATAAAACTACAATTGAAAATAAGATGAATGAATCCGATACAGCGAAGTCATATTTGAGCGATTTTGAACAGTCGGCGGATTATTTATCAAAACTGAGTGAAGAGCAGAAAGTGAAAACGAATGTACAATCAACATTAAAAAATTATTCCAATTATAATCCGACCAATCAGTCAATGTTATTTAATAATAATACACCTGACCCACCGCCAATAAGTATAGATTTAAATACAGTTATCCCAAGAGTTACTGAACAAAACGTTGAACCACCAATGAATATAACCCAGCGCCAACAACCATTTTCGAATCCATTATATAGCTCCATGAAAAATGGTACTATGCCAACCTATCGAAATTGGGTAAAAACACAAAAAAATCATCCACAAATGACTTTTTCTTCAAACAATGCAATCAATGGAACTAGTGTAACTAATGTTAATGCCACTATGTCTGGAACTAGTAATAGTAGTAACAGCAATAATATTAACAGGGGTGGTACTACAAATCAAATATTTCAAACTCCAATAACACAATTATCATCTCAAATTGAGCAAACAAATCATTTACAATCAGCACCTAATGAAATGACGTATGGGGGTAGTAAAATAAATGAAATGATTGAAATGAAGAAAACTGCTGAGAAATTAGATTTATTAAAAAAATCTAACAATAAACGTAAAATGAAGCAGAAACGAATTTCCAGAAGAACATTTAAGTTAGGTAAATCAAAAGTATTCCCAAGAATATCGGTACTTGTGTCAAATAAAACAATTCGAAACAACATTTTAACAAAGACACAGTCATTAAAGTCGGTTCCGATTCAGGATATAAAAAAGTTTTTAATAAAAAAGGGGTTTATTAAGATTGGATCAACTGCACCAAATGATGTATTGCGAAAAATGTATGAAAGTGTTGCGTTAATATGCGGCGAAGTAAATAATCATAATCCTGATAACTTATTTTATAATTATTTGAATGGCGGTCTATAATGCCAAGGATAAACCTTATCGAAACACTTCATATAAAGATACAATTGTTAAAAATATAGTTATTGCACCAAATACGTACTGTGCTTTTTTATAAAACCTCTCTTCGTATTCACTGCAACCAGTTTGCTGATAGTTGAAGTGATTAGCTATACCTCCGCGGATAGACCTTAAGGAATATGTTGGTTTTATTTTTGGATCGTCCACCTTTTTAGAATGTTCCTCTACCTCTGGGTCACAGAAAAATCCGTAATCTTCGCAATCCATACATTGGTTTGAATCGTTGGTTGAGTGCATTGCATCAAATTGTCTAGGTTGGGTTATTGTAATTATATATTTTATTTTATCCAATTCAACAAAAAAATCAATTTTTTAGTAATACTAAATTTTTATTGTAACCATAATATAGAAATGAAAATACCAATCAAGAAAGATACTATTTTTATCAGTGTCGCTTCTTATCGCGATGAAGTATGTAATAGTACATTGAAATCGATTTATTCTATGGCAGCCAATCCTAAAAACATATACTGTGGGGTAGTTCAGCAAAATGACGCAGAAAAGGACGATGATTGTTTACTTTCTTCATCTGACTCATCGATCGTCTCTGAAAACATAACTATGATGCGCATTAAACATTATGAAGCAAAGGGGCCTTGTTGGGCCAGATATTTAGCATCAACGCTTTGGTCTGGACAAGAGTTTTTCTTACAAATAGATAGTCATTCGAGATTTGTAAAGGATTGGGATAAGAAATGTATTCGCATGATGCGACGTCTAAAGACTATGGGAGTACCCAAGGCAGTCATTTCCCACTATCCAAAGTCAATTGATTCGTATAACGAAGATATGAATACGGATAAACCAATTGAGGTTACAAAGATGTGTCAATCGTTCTTTAATGGTCGTGATATGATATCTTTCTTAGGAGCTGGAAGCGAACAGACAAACGATGAATTTTATGAAACTCCTTATGCTGCAGCTGGATTTTTGCTATCCAGTTACACTTTATTAGATGATGTTCCGTTTGATCCAAATCTAGACTTTTTATTTGTTGGTGAAGAAATTGGGCATAGTATACGTATATGGACAGCTGGATATAATATTTATACTCCCTCTGAAAACATAGTGTACCATGAATATGAGCGAAAAGGAAAGCCAAAAGTATGGGATGATAATCATTACTCGGATATGGATGCCTTTGAAAAAATAAAACAGATTATTGGACTAGATTCTGATCACACATTACCTGGAAATATTAAATATAATTTAGATAAGTATGGTTTAGGAAAAGAGAGAACTCTTGAAGATTACTATGCATTTGCTGGTATTGATTTAAAAAACAAGCGCGTTTATAAGAACTTTTGTAGAAAAAATAACATTGCAACAGAAGATGATATTAAGCAGAGTAATGAAATCGATCATCCGAAACCAGAGACAGAAAAACCAATTGAGGGGTTTGGTGCTATGTATAATGAGCCATCGAAATGGTGGAAAATATATATGGATTGGTTGTTTTATTTGTTTTTATTCATATTCGTTACATTATTTGTTTACTTTTTTGTTTACGTAATGTTCTTTCTTAAGTTGAATAAATTGGAAAGACGATCTAGATAATTGCTAGAGATATATTGTAAGAAGAGTATAAATCACATATAGTTATTAGAAAACAAATACAAAAATATACTTAATTATATACGTATATTTTTCCCCCACTATTCTATCCATAGACTCTAATATATAGATGTGTGGAATCGTAGGTTACCTAGGAAATTCATCCGTAAAAGAATTTATTTTAACAGGTTTACGATTATTACAGAACCGTGGTTATGATTCTGTTGGTATAGGGTTTATTTTTGAGAATAAATTAACAACTATTAAATATGCGTCGACTGAAACCAACGATTCACTCAAGACTCTTGAAACCAATCTTAATGACACCAACTTTGATAGTCAAATGGTGGCCATTGGCCATACTCGATGGGCAACACATGGTGGTAAAACCGATTTAAATGCACATCCTCATCATGATAATAATGATCGCATTTCAATTGTTCATAATGGAATTATCGAGAACTTTAAGGAGTTGAAAAAACAGCTCATCTGCGATGGATATTTTTTTCGTTCTCAAACAGATACAGAAATAATATCGGTTCTCATCGGAAAACATCTTGATAATGATAACACAATGGAAGATGCGATACGATTAGCCATAGGGGAATTGTCTGGAACATGGGCATTGGTAATTATTCATCGCGATTATCCGAATAAAATATGGGTAACTCGTAATGGATCCCCTCTTCTTCTTGGAATGGATGATACATTTATAATGATTGCGTCAGAACAAATAGCTTTTTCAAATTATATACAAAAATATATTTCAATTGAGAACCACGATATCATTGAAATAACGAAAACAGATGATTCGATTGTCTATAATAAAAGTCTCCATAGTTATTCAGTAAAACAAAAACAGGATGTTAATATTGAAACAACGCCAACAGGGTATGATCATTGGATGTTAAAAGAAATATTTGAGCAACCTGAATCGATTCAACGTGCATTGAATAATGGTGGTCGTATCGAATCTAATATTACTGTGAAATTGGGTGGACTTGATCAATGTCGTCAACGTCTATTGGAATTGAATCATATTATTTTATTGGGTTGTGGAACATCTTTTCATGCAGGATTATGGTCATTGGAATTATTTAAAAAATTGGATATTTTTGATACGGTTTCTATATATGACGGTGCTGATTTTAGTGATTATGATATTCCCAAAAAAGGAAAAACTGGATTGATTTTATTATCCCAATCCGGTGAAACACGTGATCTGCATAGATGTTTACAAATAGCAAATGATTATAGTCTTATTACGATTGGTGTAGTAAATGTACAAGATTCATTAATAGCAAGAGAAACCGATTGCGGAGTGTATTTAAATGCTGGAAGAGAAGTTGCAGTTGCGTCTACAAAATCTTTCACCAATCAGTGCATTATTTTGACACTTATATCGATTTGGTTCTCGCAAAATCGTGGAACTGCTATGGTTATGCGGCAAAAAATAATAAAGGATATTCGTAAATTGTTTTTCAATATACAATCCATATTTGATAATATTGAATTATTGGATCCACTAATAGATATATTATCGGCACGCCCATCTATGTTTTTGTTGGGAAAGGGGCAAGCAGAAGCAATTGCCAAGGAAGGTGCCTTGAAATTAAAAGAAATTGCGTATATTAATGCAGAAGGGTATTCAGCGTCAGCGTTAAAACATGGTCCATTTGCTATGATTACTGACGGATTGCCCATTTTTCTTTTTGATATTAATGAACAACATCGTGAAAAAATATATAATACATATCAGGAAATTGCTGCACGTGGCGCATATGCAATAACGATAACAGATAATCCAACGAATTCATTTGATGGACATATTATTTCTATTGAGAAAAACCAAACATTTGGTGGGATTTTGGCAAATATATACATACAAATAATAAGTTATTTAGTTTCAATTAAAAAAGGAAACAATCCAGACTATCCGCGCAATCTGGCGAAAGTGGTCACCGTAGAGTAAGTATGGATATATCTAGAGCCCATAAAGAATATATTGAAAAAACATAAAAACAATATGTGTTAGTATGTTTAACTGTATACGATCATAATAAAATGTCAGACGTAACTTCATCTGCGAATATCATGGATGATTATTTAAAAATCACGAAGGAATATGAAGAAAAATATGGTGAAAACACAATTTTAATGATGCAAGTGGGTGCATTTTACGAGGTTTATGGATTAAAAAATATAGAAACAAATGAAATTATCGGATCAAAAATTGTAGAGTTTATTCAAATTTGCCAATTAAATATTGCTGATAAGAAGTTAATTTATAAAGGATTTCAAGTGCTAATGGCAGGAGTTCGCGATTATTCTTTGGAGAAATACATAAAACTAATGATTAACGCTGGTTATACTGTGGTTATATTCTCACAAGAAGATGATGAAGTAAAAAAAAATAAAAAGAAGCGAGTTTTGCAGGGAGTTTATTCAAGTGGTAGCTTTATATCATACGATACCGACGTTTCGCCACAAATGTCCAATAATACTGTTTGTATTTGGTTAGAGTTATATTCACCTATGCGAAAACACAGTGGAATCGGTTCTAATAATAAAAATATTATTTATGGCGCATCAGTTATTAACACATTCACAGGAAAGTCATCATTGATTGAGTATGAAGTGCCGTTTATAATGAATCCCACGACATTTGATGAATTGGAACGTTTCATAACCAGTTACCCACCTAGTGAATTATTATTTTTATCACCATTCGATGAAAAAATAAATCAACAAATAAAACAATTTATTGGTGTGAATTGCAAAACAGTCCATGATATATCAACCAATAATACCAACGAAATTGTTACAAATTGTTCCACTCAGACATATATTCATCATATATTATCAAAATTTTTTGGAGAGGATTCATATAATGTATGCAGCGAATTCAATAATAATATTATAGCTACCCAATCATTTTGTTATTTATTGCATTTTTTGCAAGAGCATAATACGAATTTGATACGTAATATCTCAATACCTGGATTTAATACTGCTGGCAATCGCATGGTTCTCGCAAACCATACTCTAAAGCAATTAAACATAATTGATGATAATTCGAATGATAACTGGCATATCTCAAAAAAATTAACGAGTGTTCTTTCATTCTTAAATAAATGTTGCACCTCTATGGGTAGTCGACAATTTTCTGCACAATTATTGAACCCAACTACAAATGAAGGATGGTTAAATACGGAATATGAAATGACAGAATTGCTATTAGATAATGAACATAATCATTTTGTTGATTTATGTCGAAAAGAATTAGTAAAACTGCGCGATATGGAAAAAATTTGTCGACAGATTGTTATGAGACGCATTTATCCAAGTACTCTCTATTATTTGGCTGATGCTGTTAAAATAATAAAACAATTAAATACATGTTTTCATGAACTGCCAATTCTAGTAGATTATTTATGCAAGGAAATAACTTTTTCAAACTCTTCTGACAAATCGCCTTACGAATATATTGATACCACTTGTGAAGAATTTTTGAAATATATGAACAAAATGTTTTTATTGGAAAAGTGTAAATCACAAACATCCATCCATCAGTTTGATGAGAACATAATTCAACCAGGCGTTTCTGAACCATTGGATCGAAAAATTGCGGAATATACTGAAAAAATCCAGATATTTCATCATGTTCGAAACCATTTGAATAAAGTAATGGGTGGAGACGCTGACAAAGAGTATATAAAGATTCATGATACTGAAAAATCTGGAATGTCGTTACAAATTACAAAGGTCCGTGGTGAAAACCTAAAGAAATTAATAAAGGATATTGTTGATAAAAATTCCCCAAATAAGCAGATTTCGATAAAGTTAACAACGGCTTCTTTCGAGTGTTGTTTGTCAGATATTAAATTTTCTACTGCAAATTCGAATACATATGATATTGATATTCCTATTTTAAACAAATTATGCAAGGATCTATTGTATCATAAAGATCAAATAACTAGTCTAATTCTTTATGTTTATAATGATATTATTGAAACCCTAGATAAAGAATGGTTCCAACAGATTGAGAACATAGCGAAATATGCGATTCGGCTTGATATATTGCAATGCAAATCATATTTGGCAAAAACGTACCACTATTGTCGTCCAAAAATTTCAATTCATGAATCGAGTAAAAAATCATTTGTTGTTGCAAAACAGTTGCGTCATTGTCTAATTGAACAATTATTGAGAAATGAAATATATGAACCCAATGATGTTTCATTGGGATTGGATGAAACCGATGGTATATTATTGTATGGAACCAACGCTGTTGGAAAGACTAGTATTATTCGAGCATTGGGAATTTCAATTATAATGGCGCAATCCGGAATATTTGTTCCTTGTTCTGAATTTATATATTGCCCTTATCATTCTATATTTACACGCATTTTAGGTAATGATAATTTATTCAAAGGCTTGTCTACATTTGCAGTAGAAATGAGCGAATTGCGAATTATATTGAAAATGGCGAATGAAAATAGTTTAATTTTGGGCGATGAATTATGCTCAGGCACTGAAACCGAGTCGGCCCTAAGTATTTTCGTAACCGGTATAATGGAATTACATGAGAAGCAGAGTAGCTTTATTTTTGCAACCCATTTTCATGAGATTTTGGGTTATGACGAAATACAAAATTTGAAAAAACTATCCATTAATCATATGTCTGTATTATACGATAAAGAAAAGGATGCTCTTATTTATGATCGTAAGTTAAAATCAGGATCTGGCATACGCACCTATGGGCTAGAAGTATGTAAATCACTATATTTGGAATCATCGTTTTTAGAAAAGGCATATTCGATAAGGAATAAATATTTTCCTGAAACAAGAGGCGAAATGGAAATGAAAACAACCAGATATAATGCAAAAAAAATCCGCGGAATGTGTGAACTATGTAAAAACGAATTATCAGAAGAGGTGCATCATTTACAACCACAGCAATTAGCGGATAAAAATGGGTTTATAGGGACATTTCATAAAAACCATGTTGCTAATTTATTGGCTGTCTGTGAAAAGTGTCATTTGTTAGTTCATAAGAATCCAACAGATGACCATACTAAAAAGGTACCAACACGACGTAAGAAAACAACGGATGGTTATACAGTCTGTTGAAATTGATTTCCTATAGAGTTGTTTAGACTGGAATCCTTTACTAAAAGTATCCCTTTTGTAATTATCGGTGCAGCAGTAGTTACTGGTGGAAATGTAACGCCATACACAATTGGTTCACTTTTAAGATTAGCTGCGATAGAATATTTCCCAACCTCGGTATTGGCAAAATAAGATGTGGGAAATGATTGAATATGATACTTAGGTAATATTACTTTGTTTCCTTTTGGAATCGGTATAAAATCCGAGTATTTTTCGGAAAATTCGTCATAATCAATTCGTTCAACATAATTTTGTGGTGGTGTATTTGCAAATGAACCTGATCTGCTTAAATAAGTTGCACTGTAATAATCAGGTACGTAATTGCTAAGACTATAAACATAATTAGCAGGATTGTTATAAAGTATATTTGCTTGTGCCCCTACCGTTTCAATTGCAACTAAATTGCCTGTAATAACATTGCTCCCAGGAATGTGTTCTGGAAAGAAGGTTTTATTTATGTTAATAGTGTCCAGAGTATTGTTTTTTAAAATATTTTCAACTGTATCATGATATTGCACTTCGATATTGGTATTGTTATATTTGGCATTTTGAGAATTGCTTTCAAAACCTTCTATATTATAATGTATAAAAATACTGGTTACTACTATTAAAATAATAATTAGGATGAATAATAATATGTTTCGATTTAATTTATTCATTTTACTATAGATATATATTTTTGATATAGCAAGTAAAAAATTGAAATAAAAACTATCTATATAGATATAGATATAAATATATTTGAAAATGATTATACCCATTAAGTGCTTTACGTGTGGAAATGTTCTTGCAGATAAATACCGTTATTATCAGCAAGAAGTAAGACGTCTAAAAATTGCAAAAAATATGAAGGTGGATAAAGTGATCTATTTAACGAAAGAAAATGTGGAAAAAACACCAGAGGGGGTAGTTTTAGACAATCTTGGATTAAAAAACGCATGCTGTAGACGTCACATATTGACGCATGTTGACATAGAGTAATGCGTTTATATATCGTAAATAATCAATTTACTTTTTGGATAAATAAAAAATATTACTACAATATATATGGCTACTAGAAGAAAAACTAGAAAAAATAATACGTTAAAACGTAAACACCGAGGTGGCTGGAAATATAACAAATCATCTACTGGAAAACGTAATTCAAAACGTGGCCCATCTCCAGTATTAACTGTAGATAGTAAGATTACTGGTGGCGAATGTCCTTGCAGTAAATTTTTTTCTAAGGTTTCTGGCGGTGATGCGAACGTGCAAGATGCAAAAAACGTAATACCTTATAATGATTATAGTGTTGATCCTCAACGAATGGTAATAACTGGCAATCTACCACAAACTGGCGGAAAGAGAAAAAGCGTTAGAAGAAGAAAATGCTCGCGTTGTGGTAAAAAATGGTTAGGGGGTGTTACATCTTTGTACGGTGCTCCTGGCGCAGTTTCTAGTTTTGGAACATCACCGGACATGAATAGCGTTTCAAGTTCTCTTTTCTCAGGCAAAGCTATTTCAAATCCATTTGTTTATAACCAAGATTCAGTAAAACAATCCACGATTGTATAGAATTATTTAGTAATAATTTTATTTGCGTATATATTATTTGTTATAATAATATATATTTTAAAAAATATAATATGGTAAAACTATGTGCACCAGCAATGGTTTATTTGGGATTATCGTTATTGGCCCTATTTTTAATGGTTTTTCAAAATTTTGGAAATTATAACACATATTGCATTGGTTATTATAAATGTGACGAAATAAACACTACTTTCGTGTTTATAATAAAGATATTTTATATTCTATTTTGGACTTGGATATTGAACATTATATGCAAAAGTGGCTATTCCCAGTTATCTTGGTTTTTGGTTTTGTTGCCTATACTTTTGTTTTTTGTTTTGATTGCTTATTTTGTTATGAATAAGATATCTTTGTCTCTATAAATTTTGTAATATCCTAAAAAATTGATAAAAGATGACAAATAAAATATATAGAAATACTATTATATATTTTATACATAAAGCATGAACCCAACTATTTCGAATATTTCTGAAGATGGACCTGTTTATAAATTTACGTTGAGTGGACTCAATGTTAGTTTAGCAAACGCATTGCGACGTATTATTCTTTCAGAAATACCAGTGAATGCAATTATTACAGAAGTAAGTACCGAAAATAAATGTAATATTTTGATTAATACCACTCGTCTACATAATGAAATTCTAAAACATAGATTGTCTTGCATTCCAATTCATATGAAGGAATTGGATGTATTGCCAGAAAAATATCAGTTGGAAATTGATGAAAAAAATGATACTGATCAAATAAAATTTGTAACAACTGAGCATTTCAAAATACGCAATAAGGCAAATGGAAACTATTTGACAAAGGATGAAATGAAAAGAATCTTTCCACCATGCGAAAAAACAAATTATTATATTGATTTTGCACGACTTCGTCCTAAGATTGGTGATACTATTCCAGGTGAACAATTGAAATTGGTAGCGGATTTCTCCGTTTCGAATGCGAAGTCCAATTCTATGTTTAATGTGGTTTCTTTATGCGCATATGGAAATACACTCGACCTAACTAAAATTGAGTCAAAATGGGATTCTATTTATGATAAATTGGTGTCTGAAGGAGCTACGAAGGAGGAAATTGATGTAGAAAAACAAAATTATCGCATTTTAGATGCTCAGCGCCAATATGTTGAGAATTCTTTCGATTTTATTATACAATCGATCGGAATATACGAGAACAAAGAAATTGTAAAATTGGCCTGTCAAATTTTGAACGAGAAATTATTGGGCTTGGTATCGGCGATAGAATCAAGAATTGTCCCCATTAATTTGAGTGAAAGTACTATGGATAATTGCTATGACATTACTTTGGAAAATGAGGATTATACAATTGGGAAAATTATCGAGTATTTTATCTACGAAAAGCATTTCGTGGAAGATAAAACCGTGTCTTATATTGGATTTAAGAAATTTCACCCACATTCGCCAGATTCAGTTGTAAGAATTGCATTTTTAAAGCCGGCCGATGAGGATTTTGTTTCGAGTTATTTGCGCGAAGCATGCATCGATGGATCCAATATATTTAAAAAAATTTATGCTATGTTTTAGATATAGATATTTGTAAATCTTTACACCTTTTTTCATTTCAAACGCCGATTTTCACAGCAAAAAAATAATAAAAAGTGTAAAATCAATAGTAGGAATTTCACCTACGATGGTCTTACTTTTTCCTCTTCTTTTTTTGTATTTGAAGAGGTGAAAGACGAAATATGGAAACATAATGGTCGTTCTTGTTTTTCTATCCAAGTCCTTGTTAGATTCATTATGTTTATTGAGGAATTAGCATCTCTTGTTCTAAATACGATTTTTTTGTTTTCGCAACTCACGCAGTTAGAACAAACTAAAAGACGAAATACCTTCTTTCCTTCTTTATCCTTATAATATTCTAGGTCTTTATTACAATCACAGCATTTCTTACTTGTATTACATTCATTTATAGTGATTGTATCATATTTCTTATGGATTAATTTTCTTAACCCTTTATTCATTGTTGGCATAAAATGTTTCATTTGTGTGCTTCTACTCCAATTTCCATAACCAATTAAAATATTTTCACCAAAAGTTTCTCTAATTTTATTCAAAAATTTATCAATACTTTTCTTACCATAACTATATTGACGAAATTTCATTTTTCTCCATGTTTCTCTTTGATAAAAATCTGCCGTTTCTTTATTGAGTTTGTTTTTCTCAACCAAATATGTTTTGAATTTTTCATAATCAACAGATTTACTATTTTGTAATGATAATTCGGTTTCTTTTT